AAGTAACACCGTGATGGAATTGAATGAAGACCGGATTGGTGCAGTGCATGAACTCCTTCAATGCCTTATGGCTTTTATGGTCCAAGCGAACTACTGCATGAACGGTGTCGGCATCGAGAACGGTTTTAAGGTTTACTTGGAGTGTCATGATTCTCTTTTCCTTTTCATAGGGAAGTTTTGGAGGTTACTGCTTTTTATGTTACTGCTTTTTATTTACTACTGGGCGGATTGTATTTCTATCTACTTGTACAAATGAATGCGATCCATACAGGATTTTTACCAACCATTCGACCTTCTATTTCCATCTTTACTACAGTGGTTCGCGTAGCACGCAGTAATTGCTCGCGCACCTTGGATTGAATCAGAGCGCGAATGATGGGTTCCCACTCATCGCGATGGAATGATCCCCATACGAGTTCACGACAGGTAGCAGGTCGATTACCAGTCAGTTCATGAACTCCGAGCTTAGCGTCATACGCAGGATCCGATTGATAAATCCTGTTGATGGAATCCAGGTTCTCGTCGTAGAGAAAGCGAAACTGACCTTGGAATGGAATATACAGATAACCTTCAATCTTCATTGTGAGTCCTTCGATAAATTTACGAGCCTCGTTAAACGCAACGGCGAACTCTCCTTTCGAATGCAAATCAAGTTCTGCTCGGAGCTCCTCAGGAGATAATGTTTCCATTTCAGACAGAACTTGATTTAAATCGTCTTGCAAGCTCATACGCAAACCTTGGAAACAAAGAGTGCGTCGATTGCATCTTGGTTGCGCTGGTAGTGGTTGGCGAACCGCATCAGCACCTCGTCTTCGGACAGGCCGAGCACCTCAGCCAAGCGGCCGATAAATTCCCGGGTTTCACTGCGGTTAGGCAGTTCTTTGGATGGTATGAGAACCCGCATCTCATCGACTGCCATGGCAATTTCGTCGTTGGTTGGTTTCATCTTATTATATTTCCTTGTTTTATTTTAGAATTCGTCCTTAATGCTACGATTCAGCCTGCTGATGGCCACCTCAATCAGTTTCTTATATTCGCGATGAATCTCTGGATTCTTTTTACTATGATCATTCAGGCTAGCCTGAATGAACTCAGCAGTCGTACCCACGAAGCATCCGCGAGTACAGTGGAAAATTGGTTTACCTTTGATCGGATCATAGTTGGCCCGGAAGACTGTTAAGGTTCCGCCTTCACTGCCGACGTTGTTGAACGTCACAAAATGGTCAAGGGATTCAATGAAGGCACTGTTGACCCGCGTACGGCCTTCGATCCTCACTCGCCCACGGATTCGGCTGTTCCCGTCCACGAGGACGCAATCGGAGATTAAAACATTTCCGAGGACCTCGCTAGAGCCAGTGACCCTCGCATTGCCTTGAATCCGACAGGCGCCACCAACGTAGGCATCCATCCACAAATTAGCTGCGTCACAGATGACCGCAGACCCTGCTGCTTTGGACTCGTTAAACATCTTTGCACGATCTTTCAGGACTGCGAAACCAAACAGCTGGGAGTTGTGCGTCATGACGGCATCGTCAATTACCTGCGCATTTTCGTATGCCATGGCGTCATCTTCGATCCAGCATGAGCCGTAGTGAGACAGATTGCGAGCGTGTTCAATCCAGCCGCCGAGATCACCTTCATCTACGCGATTTCCGACACGGCGTAAAGCACGGATGCGCCTCAACTTACGACCTTCGTGAACTTTGATTTCACCAGTGAATGCGTATTTTCTTTTACTCATTTTCCATCCTCGTAGACATAATCGACTGTTACGTGAGTGAAGTCCAGTTGCTTGTACGGTGTCTTAGACTTCAGGAGTTTTTTGCATTTGTCTTGGTCCAAGACCAAGCGGTGTCTGCTGCGAACACTCACCTGCTTCTGATAAAGGGCGCCATTGAACTGCCACGACTTACCCTTATTTACTTTCAGCAGAAAGGCTTCCAGCTGTTCGGCCTCCTTCTCCAGTTCGCGTAGTGCGGCCTTGCGTTTGGTGATTTCCTGGGACAGCTTTTGGAAGCGCTCAGCCCAGTCCTTGGGTTGTTTGTCGGATACGAACTTCATGGTAGTTCTCCTTTAGTGTTTGTCAGATACATCCAGCTCTACGCTTTCCAAGGAAGCCCTGAAGTAGTTAGCGCCAGCTGTGAATCCTTCAGCAAGGAGTGTGGCCACAACGTTATCGTTGATATCTGCGAGAAGATCAGGATGATCTCGTTTTGCGTTGTCCATTAGTTGCTTCAAAATCTCATCAGACTTCTTGGTAGTCTTTTTGCTCATTTTTTACTCCTAGAAATTTATCTGAATCTTCCAGTAACTCGTCCAGCCATTATGCCACGACCAGTATTCGGCGCTGAACTTTCGGTATGGATTCTCGTTCAGACCTTTACCGTCCTCGCCTGCCTTGTAGCCTTCGACGGCTGCTTCCTTTTTAAATGGAGGATTCAACACCTCCACCTTGGTGATGATCAACTCGCATGACGAGTTCATGTTAGGGATACTCCATGCTGTAGCCATTTCTATCTCCTTCTTACACGTAAAGAGGAAGGCCTTTGTAGAGCGGCCCTTCGTGAACACTGAAGTACTGCTCTTCCTTCCAGTAGTCGAGCCAGCCGCTGCGCCACGCAAAGTATGCGGCTTGGTAATCACGCTGGGACCACGGATTGTTCTCCAGCTTTTTGCCCTCTGCGCAAGCACGGTAGCCTTCGTTGGAGATTTCTTTGAGATCGGCCATTTGATTTTTCCTTTAGTGGGTGTTGTGTGGCACCTTGAAGAGGGGATTGAGCACGCGCTCGGTGAACTCGCTAGGAGCACTATCCGGCCAGTCCAGCAGGACTTGATTGGCGTGTCCAGTTACGACAAACATATGTGACCGTACAGGATCGCACGCCTCCTTCTGGATCAAATAATTGTCGTTGTCGATGTGTTCAAAATCCCAGCCGGCGTCGACCAGGTCAGCACGATTGAATTCGAGTTGCATGATCGTTCCAATCAGAGAAGAAATTCTTCGTCGGAAGAATCGTTGACGTTATGGAAGCGTTCGACATCAACGTGTTCGCCGCATTTTTCCCATTTCGTTACAGATATGGAATAACCTTCTTCCTTCGGGAAGGCTTTGAAAAACACAAGCAAGATTTTCTTGAGTTGAAGGGGATTGGTGACGCTGCGTTCCGCGGTAGCAAAGAAATGCTTACCATCCAGGGCAACATTGATTTCGTAATACATGATGGCTCCTTTTCATAGGGAGTGGAAACGGTATAAATCGTTTCAGTGGAAGTGCCTAAAAATCAGGCACTTTTGGACAGGTACTGCTGTGTACATTATATCACATTCCCGGCGCTCCTTGTAGGGTAGAGTCGGAAAAACAACACCTAAAACTGCCTGATTTTTAGGCAGTTCATTGTCTACCAGTGAGATAGGCCAAGCTGAATACTGCGAACATTTTGTGCCTTTGCCAATTCTGTAGTCTGTGGGCTTCTACCTGCGCAGCGTGCTGCGACGTGTGCCTATAGGGGTCGGTAGAGAACTGCACACGTTGGTCTGACCTTATCTTCCCAACTATGTGATAGTTGGAGAACGCTGTTGGAAAATCTCCTATTCGCTGAGCGTCAATAACCGCTGCCTCGATTTCAGGGCTACTCAATCCACGTTCACGTAGTAATGCCAATGTAACCAATACTTCACGCGCTACGGTTGGGTAGTCTTTCAACACACCTGCCACGTGTTTAAGGTCCACGTTCATTTCGATGCCTCTCGACTTGGATTGAATGACGATACTTGTTGGTAGACTGCGCATATAGCGCCGGTCTTCAAAGCTTGATCACGTTGCGCTGCGCGTGCCTCATCCTTGAATGCGAACGTTCCTACTTCAGGTGGAAAACATGGATTGCCATTATGAATTTCTGCGATCACGAATGTACCGCGAGACGGCGTGTAGTTGGTACCTGCTTTAAACGCCGCCCATAGTTTCTGCGTCATGGGATTAATATAATGACCATGACGATCCGTAATACATTGATCTGTGGTTAGACGCAATGCGTGTTCGAATGCTAGGCGAGTAAAGCTTTTCATTTTGAACCTTTGAAAGATTTGAGAGACGGGAGTCCGAGTATTGCTTTGATGGTATGAATTGGAATACCTGACATCTCGTGGAATCGAATGATCAGAGCAGGCCCCATGTTTTGAACATTGTGTCTCAGATGGGATACGTATGCAGGAGAGGTACCCATAGTACGGGCAAGTTCGCTGTCAGAATCGATATCAAGGCGTTCCTTAACAAGGTCGATAATGTCGGCTTGCGCTGTAGGGCGTGGCGTGGAGGAGGGAGGAGGGAATTGTATGGGGTTCATGTCAGGTCTTCCTATTGAAACGTTCCCACATATACTGGACATGCGGGTTTTTGTATTGATAGTTGCTGTCAATTTCCAGCGTACCGTCTCCAGTAGTGCAGTGGGTTATTTCTCTGATGAGTTTTTCAAAAGAGACTCGCACAAAGACCTTACGGTCAGGAGCGTCACGTAAAAATTTCAAATAATTTAGTGAACTCGTGTTCGTGTTCTTTTTAATCATGTGCCTTCCTATTGAAACATTAGCGACGCATCCTCGCAATCTCTTCTGCTGTTCGTTGGTCGAACACAGGAGCATAATTACTCTTGTGAAGTAACGCCACGCCCAATACCTTATCCCCAGTATAGTGCTGTTGCTGCTTTGGCGCCGTTGAAGTGTATCCTGTATCCAGGGAACGTTCTTTGTTGACACGTGTTGATTCAAGCAACGGAGTACCACGCTTTGATACAGGTACTGCATTCGAGGCAACTGCTTTAGCTTTCGCACCTCGTTCCAAAGGTTTAGCATGTTTCTTCAGTAAAGCTTCGAAATCGGCTTGCAGTTGCCGCTGTTTTACATTGAGCTTCTTTGGCTTTTTCATTTGATGAAGGATCGTCCGAGTTGGCGAAGGATCTTTGCCGTATCGATACTTGGAACATACGCCCAGTAATCGATTTCGTCAACTTCGAACCAGCCTCCGTCCGAGTCGAATGAGTTCGAATGTGGATTGTAGATTGCTACGTGAACGCTATTTGACGGCTGGTCGGAGTCCAGCACGAACACTTGCGAGCCTTCAACAGGTAGTTCAACTTTTGGATCTTTTGCATTGAACAGTGTTCGAAACATCAAACGTTTTACGATTCTCATTTTACCTCCTTGAGTTGGACCTCGATGGTTTGACTGGACGACTATCATAAGTGTACCCGATGGTCACGGAAATGCCGAACAGCGTTATGCCCTTAACAGTGTGACCATCGTAGCGTACGTCTACCTTCTCAAACAAAGGTCGAGAGAAACCGATTCGGAGATTGGATTCCTCTTCGATAAACCACAACTCGTTGTCGAAGTGCTTGTTCAGAAAATGCTGATGGCGTTTCCACCAGGTCAGCACGATTCCACACGAATGGAACTCGATTCGTTTATTCATGACTGTCCTTTCTTTGCTGCCTTTCGGGCGTCTACTTGTTGGTTCCATTCTTTGATGGATAAGACTGGAGGCGGTCCAACAAATTCGACGTTGAGATTGCCGTTGTAGTGTGTGAGATTCCAGTTCATCTTGTTACCGCACGTAGGGCATTGGAAGCCCCAGGGCTTGCGACGTGTGCGACCGCAATTGGTGCCGAAGCAGTACGGCACATACTTGTCGTCGCTCAGTTTGTCCATCATGGATTCGTCAATGCTGTCACCACTACGGATCAATACCTTTGGATGGGGTACGATCTCATCAGGTTCACGATGCTTTTCGGCTAAACGCGCGGCCATGGCCAGAAGTTCTGGAGAGAGATTATCCATTAGTCATCTTCTCCAAAAGCAGAGTTGCCGACTTCAATGACCTTCAATGAATCTTCAGAAAAGCCACAGCACATCGCCCCGTTATAAGAAGCTTTGAGAGAAGCTTTGAGGAAATCATGCCTTGGACTTTCGGGTTGATTTTTCAACTCTTCGTATTTACGACAAATCGATTTATCGAAAGACAACGTGTACAGAGGAGTACCATCGCAGTCTCGCGCATGAGCAACAACCCACAAACGCAATCCTGCGTGATGATTCGACTTGTAATCAGTCGGACTGTTCTCACCAAGCACTTCCACCAAAGACAACAAAGGTATTTTGTGTTGGGTCTCCAGATTGTTTTCCCTTCTGGTTTTACCGTTTGCCTCTACTTCGTTATAAACGATATTGATTTCCATGTTTTGTCCTTTAGTATTCATCATATTGCGCAAAGCTCTGTGATAAATTGTATGGATTATTCATTCGGTCTCCATGTTCAGAACGGTAAGCGCTTGGCGGATTTGGATTTCACTGGCGGCAGGGAACAGCTCCAGTAAGGCTTTGAGTTTCGAACTCAGTCGATCAGTGTCGGTTGATTCCGGACCGTTTGTCTCACGATTCGGAAATTCAAGATATCGATCAACCAGTGCCTTGTGGTCTAAGCGCACCCAATATCCGTCAGGCTTCTGACCACCTCCGGTATTTAATGAACCGAGATAGTTGCGCGCCCACTCATGGAGTAAGGTATACTCGCGTTCATTCTTGATCTTCTTGATGAAGACAGCATCAGGGTTGATGTGATCAGGGCTTTGACGGAAGCTTACGTTTGCTTTGTCAAAAACACTTGTTCCGAACAGGCCGGAGAGGCGATCCATCTTCCACCGCCAATTGTCGTATTCGTCACCCTCTTTTTCGTCCTCGACCTCAGTGTCAGGTTCATCGCCAAAAGTGGGTTCCTGGATTTCGAGAGCCTTACCTACGTGACGTAACAAAGAGTTTGGGATGCCTTCTATTGAAAGAAGCAAGGTAACTGCACGTTGCAACGCTTCGATCTGTGCCTGCTGGGCAATGATAACTTCGCGAGCCGTAGTGTCAACAGCAGTCATGCCCGCGGAGCGGGTTCGTTGTTCTTTGAGCGACACGCACATCCGAGACATATTGCGCATAACGCCTTGATACCAACCTTTAAAATCTTTAAACATAGGTTCTCCTGTTAATTAACACATCATTTCTACTAGTCTTTACTATCTCGGTCGTGCCGGCACGACCGAGCTTTTCAAAGGTCTTCACCTTCGAAGTACTCTTGCTCATTGTAGTCATTGTAGGAATCCGACAAAGGGCCATCCTCGTCTACAGTACCGAGACCTCGATCAATACCCATTGCTTCGTCCATGAGATCGCAGTCCAATTCCCATTCGCGACTGGCCGCCAATATGTTAGGATGGAGGCCATCCATGATTTCCTCGGCGAACTTGTCGGCCTGCTTCTTCTTGGTGAAGTAAGCACCATAGGTCCCGTTCAGATTATGAGCGGCAATGCCTGTGTACTTGTGACGGCGTTTGCCTTTGAATACCTGGCGGTCAGAATAGAATTCCAGACGTTCAGTAGGAGGATTGGTGAAGCGATTAACATGAACATGGCCCCACACACGATAAAGAATGCGGCCGCTCTTGGCGTACTTCAGCGCCTTTTCGTAAGAAAGTCTCATTTAAAATCTCCTTATGAATTCAAGGATAACGGTTAATACAAGAGGCACAGGTAAGAGTAGCCACATGACGGTGTCCCAAAATTGCTCGCGCTCCCTGCGCTTGGCTTCTTTGCGTGCCTCTTCAAGAAGCTCAGCCAATTCAAGGTCTGTCATTTGAGCCTTTCCAGGTCTTGCTTGACCACGGTATCGTACGAGTACCAGAGACTAAGAATTTCCAGTGTCTCCTTTTTCAAAGTAACAGGAGTGTCACCTTCCTCATAATCTTCGAGAGCCTCTGCCCACCATTCTGGTTTTAAGTCTTCGAGTTGTTTGACCAAGATTTTTAACGACTTTCTGGACATGGTGAATTTACTCAGATCATTTCCGTCACCTAACATGACAGGAAGTTTATCGATTTTGCCGAAATTGGCAAGGAGTAACGCCCACATGTAGCCCTCAGTGTCCTCGCAGGTTGCGATGTACGAATTGGTGTTAGTGAGTTCCCGTTTAACGGAGGTTATGTGCTTCATTTACTTCTCCTGGAGAGATTGATGAACGTCCGACTGATTATCAGCCGAGGTTATCTGCCAGTTGATTGATTAGCATTTGGAATGCTAGGCCTGGACGAACGTTGTGTTCCTCGACGTAGTGCAGAAAGCCTGACGGCCAGCGCCATTCGATCTTGCCGATTTTCAGCACAAACTCCTCGTGGCCGTTCTTCGCACCACAGATACGACATTTCGAATGTCCTCGGAAGGCTTCAATTTCCACCTTCTTACTGTTCTGCACCTTGGTTAGTGCGTCCATAAATTCACGGCGACCTAACCACTTGGTCGTGCGCGCTCGTGCCAACGGATAGTGTTTCTCGGATTCGGAAGGGCCTTTGAAATAGCCTTCGTAGATGACGTACATGATGATTCTCCTTTAAGATAAAACGATTGCTACTTGCCGACTGTTACTTGTGATGGGTTTATTATCGGTGATGCTTCATTTGCTTCTCAACCCGAGCATCCATTTCAGGATCGGCTTCACCTTCAGGCGTGTCCGCAAAGCCTTCGATAGTTTTCTGGCGCACGCGCTCGCCGAGGCCACGATCATCGAAACGTTCAACACGAATCGATGGGCCTGAACCAAAGAAGCCGTGCGACACATAGAAGCCGTCAGCACGACCATCGCGGATAGCCGTCAATGCCTCCGCACGAGTCCATAGGTAGAGATCGTCGCGCCGAGGATTGCGCACTTCATTTACGGCATGAAGGATTTTGGCCAACTTAATCTCGTCATGAATATCAGCGAACTTGAGTTGGTCGCGCTGGCCGTTGTGATACTTCCAGAAGTTACCGCGTTCGACCAATTCCAGTTTGTCGGCACTAAGATAAACTTCACCGGTGGTGGAACCATCAGGGAAGGTGCCACCGACTGCATAAGTCAGAGTTTGGTCGTCGAGGTACTGATTATAGTTAATCCGATGAACAGCGAAGATTGGAGCACTCAGTGGAACAAATTGAAGCCTATTTGCCCAATGATTTGGGTCAATGACTCGCACCACATCGTATTCCCAAAGATCAGTGTACGGCAGATCGCCGATGCGTTTCACTTCTTTAACGCGATTGTCGTAATCTTTGCCGCCTTCGCTGCGTTCGATCCGACGAGCTTCCTTGATCGTAGGATCAACCCAGACCAGATCGTGTGGGCTGAGTTGAACTGTGGTCTGCCCATCAGGGAATTGAATGAGTGGGGAAGTGCGGTGACTGTAGATGCCTGGCTCCATGAGCCCCAAGCGGTCTTCGATGAAGGTCGAATAATGGAACCCGATGATCGTGCCTTCTTTGCCGTCAGGCAGATTCTTGTAACGATCACTGCACCAGCCGCGGGTTTCTGGATCGACTTGCACCTGAACACGGTCGCCAACCTTCATGAATACGTCGAGAACAATCTTTTCCATTTTAAATCTCCTAAGTTTAGATACTACGATTGATACAATGAATGCTTTCCTTAATCTGGCTCTTCGCCGATATCGATTGCCGGAATGATTATCGCAGTGAACGGCCGCTCATTACGAAACCATTTTTTATTCATGACCCTGACCTCCAAATCATCACTGAGCGCTTCACAGAATTCACCACAGTGACCAACTGCACCAACCGGTGTGTCGTCAGGCAACGCTTTTACTTCAGGTGAATTGATAAAGTCGCGTAATTCCTTGAGATTCATATTACCTCCATTGCATGTCACATGCCCAATTGTTTTCGTCACGGTGACGATTGAATCCGGCCTTCCAGGCTTCTGCTAGATGCTTTGCCTTCTCGCCTTTATAAATCTCTGGCATAGGGCCGTATGGGTATGCGTCGTATCCTTCTTTGTCCGCGATCTGCATCGCTTGTTCACGTACTGTCAAACGAATATTCATTTGATTCCTTTCTTAGTCACATTTAGCATATACGAGATCGTAGAAGGCTTGAGGATGATTCACGATGTACTCTTGACCAAACAGGTTCTTCAGTTCAACCACGCACCTGAGCTTACGTTCGTGAGCACCGGCAGCTGAATTAGCTTTGTCGAGGGCCACCTGTGCTTCAATCTTTGCGATCTCCACATCGTATTGGTTCGTCGGTGTCATTTTGTAGTGGGTGATCAGAGTGCCGCAGACAAGAGCGACGGCAGCTCCAACGGCGAGGATTAAAAATCGCTTGTTCACTTTGAGTTCCTTTAGTAGATTGTGGTTCGGCGCTTCTGAGATTTCGGGAAAAAGACCAACTGAGTTACTGGGTATTGAATAGGTTGGTCAGCTTTCGTTACTGGTTCTCCGTTTAATAGGATCATGCCACCACTGTTGCACCAGCGGCGCACTTCACTATTCGAAGCTGGTTTACCTGGATGCTCCGAAGAATAAGGCAGCATTGGTCGCAATGAGATTAAGAAATCGAGAACAGTCTCTTCCATGATTACGCCTTGTTGATCTCGTTGAGGAGACCAATGAAAGCCTTGAAGTCTTTGTTCTCCAAATCCTTTAAGAAACGACCGACGAATTTCTTTGCTTCCTTCTTGAACTGTTTCAGCGTGGTTATACCGAACTCTTCAGTGTATTCGCAATCGATAAGCGAATTGTGCGCACATAGCTCCACAAGAACCTCGATGCTATCGCTACTTCCCTCGTCATAAAGTAGTTCGAACGTGAAGTTGAGATTACCAGACTTCGTCGTCCAAACAAATTCTTCGTTCGGTTGACCGTCTCCAACAAAACCAAGGCCCTCCAAGTAGTCCGCGATTTCTTTTTGAGCCGTAGCCAGTTGCTGTGATTTACTCTGACGGTATTTCAGCTTAGCTGGCGATGTCAGATTAGATTCGCGTACCACGACAAGTTCATCCACACAGTGGAGTTCATGATCCTTGATTTTTACCAAGACCAGGTTTTCACCGATTACGTTGGGAAGGTCCTGCACTTTAGTGCACTCCAGACCTTCGTAGGAAGCCAGTTTGTTTTTCAGGTTAATGAGGTTCATCTTATTTCCTTTTCTTGAGTTTGAGAGCCTTCAGGTATTCATCTGAAGACTCGTCCAATTTACTGAGTGTAGTCCACAGCAGAATCTCGTGGTCCGTGAAGTCCTTACAGGCCTTGAGACATTTGCGATAGCCTGCAGCGCATTCTTCCGCGTATTCGCGCAACGTATCCAGATCAACATACTCAGAGTCTGGATTATCATGCATGGCCCTACGTTGCTGTAGGACGAAATGGGCAAGAATAATTTCTGCGGCACGATCTAGTGTTTTTGGGCCGAGCGATTGAACCATGGTGTAGCCTCATTAGCAATCATGCTGACTGCCAGATGCCATCGCACCTGCGCAAGCCTAGCTTTGGATGCGTTGGGCATTTCAGAGGCCAACGCTTTCTCTATGTTGTGTAGCAAAGTAGCGGCCACACTAACTGTTCGTTTTACTCTCATGTTCGCTCCTCTAGGTGCACGCTAAGGCCAAGATGGCCAGAGCGGCGTTCCAATCGTCTTCGTCTGGATGACGTTTTACGAAATGATCCGAGTACTCAAGCTGCTGAGCAATCATGTACGCCCACAGTTTGGGATTTGCATCCTTGAGATGCACAACACTTTCCGGCTTTTCCACAACTTGGACTGGTTTGGTATCTCCAATTTTCAACTGAAGACCAATAGCTGTATACCAGCGGCTTTCTCTTTGAGACGCTGCTTTGATGAATTTCGGCTCGGTGTTAAAGACCATAACGTCGCCATTGGTTTGTGCTACCACATATTTGGCCCAACTAGGTGCGTCAAACGTTTGGTTCTTGTACAGGATAATCATTTTTATTCCTTTATTGGATTAGATTACAGTCGAACAATTATGCTTCGACGAGGTTTACGTCTGTTCTTAAGACGGTGCACAACTCGCTGTCTGAGGCTAAGCGAATTATTTGGTGAGGCTTCGCGATTGAGTGACCACCAATTAATGGCTGGTATATAGGAAAGCTTAGCCCATTTAGAAGCACCGCGTTTATGCTTTTTCGATTGAATGCCAAATCGCAGCAAGTTGTTGCGTATTCGCTTTGGCGGTACGCGCTTACATTGGACACCTTGGTACATAATTGATCCTTTCAGTAGAGAGTTACGTGATAGCTGTACCCGCACCGATTGCAGTGCAGACTTACGCAGCCGGTTTCAGGGCCACCGTAGGAATTGTCCTCCAGCTTGTGGCCTACCTTGGCACACTTGCGCTTACCGATGGCTTGCATAAGTTCACCCATCAAGACTTCGCGCCGGGCGTCCTGCCGTGAGATGTTTTCACCAAACATGGTTTCGTCAATGTACATTTCGCGGAATTGAGATTTAGCGTAGTGCATATTCATTTCGGTTCCTTTTCTTTTGGGATTTCAAAGAATCTGCGAGTGCGGGCTACCTTCTCTTCAGCAGACATTTCACGGAGACGCATCTTCCGCAAACCTTCCTCGATACGCTGGCGAAGTTCCTCACCACTGTTCTTATACCTATCGTGACGGTTGCCCATATTAATCCTCCAGGTAGACACGCATTTCATCATGCTGAATCCAATCGATTGGATTCAGCTCGTCATACATCTTCTTCGCCTCGGCGCGGCTAATACGTTTAGCTTTTACGAAAGCTGGTAATGATCCATCGTCATACTTGCTACCGGCTAAACGCATTTTTCCGTATTCCGCGGCATTATTCAAACTGGTAGCTGTCGTCAGCATGTCATCGTGCACGACATCACTGGATTTGTACTTATAGTAGATGCGGTAGAAGCTCAGCATTTCGAGTCTCCAACATTGATAAGACTGATTATGGAATGCGTGGAGTAAGAAGTAATGATGACCCGTCCGAGTACGCGACGGTTCTCCACGGCGAAGAATTCTTGAACGTCTGCGTGTGCGGTGCTGTGTTTTGTGATCGACGCGAAACGAATATTGCGCGCCTTAAGTTTCTTCCTCGCTACCTTCATGGTCTCGGCCACGAATAATTCCACTGCATCGGATCGAACTCGTTTGACTTCAGTGAAGCCTAGATCGGTGAGAAACTTTACGAATGCGTTCATGATGAATTCCGATTGAAACTAGTAGGAGAATTGGAACAGAGTTACTACAGGAGGGAGATTGCCGCACACGCTGACCTGCATGCGACCAAGCAGATTGCCAGAGTGAGATGCACGAACTTCGTAGGTGTGAGCACCTTCACGAGCGCGCTCTTTTCGGCACCACTTGAGTAAGTCTTTTACGAGAGGGGATTTGGGGCTGACAGTGAAAGTCGCAGTGCTTTCACTGCAATAGGTGAAGTGAACATTGCTGAAGTCCCAGCTCTCCAACAGAGAGACACAAGCTTTGATGAAATCACCAGGACTTTCGAGGCTTTCGAGGGTGTGAGGAACAGTTTTCATGATGTACTCCTGATGTACTCCGATTGAAACAAATTGATCCTAGTTTTGGAAGGAAGGATTAGAACCAATCACGGCTACCGTGCGTGGCTTGTTGGCCATCGTAGGTACCTTTGAGCTTTTGCTCGTCCTGTTCGATGTGCCAGAGGAGGGAATGATGGACTTCGTGATCCTTCCGGCCGACCATCTTGTCTGCTTCGTACATGAAGTAGTTTTGAGTGGCCGCAGTCGGGAAGGTGTATTCGACGTTTTTCATTTTAGATACTCCGATTGAAACGATTTGAGAGAAGGTACTACCCGTTAGTTTTTATAAACGCAAAGCGGGGCGGCTATTTGTTGTTGGGCCGCCCCAGGTAGATCACTGATGCACCACGGTCAGCAGATCATGGTTGCCGACATGGGACAGAGTGATCGTCATGTCCCCGCCGCCTTCCTTCTTCGGAAGCGTGTACCGGAAGACGCTGGCCTTTGCGGATTCCTTCAGGAGCTTGCATGCGCGGCTGCTCAGCAGATTGGTCATAACGGTCCGGGCGTTTTGGATTTCGACCTTCGTAGTCTTGCCCTTGGTTTTCATTACGAAGCCCTGTTCGTCGTGAACGATGCGAGCTTTGAAAGTTGCGCGGAGCCAGATGCGAAAAGCGCGTTCAAAAGAGATAGCCATGATGTGTTTCCTTTCAATGAGAAAAGTTAAGAGTAGCCAACCATTGGACTACGTCTTCATTATATCACAAAACTCACCAGAATTGACCTTTCTTGCTCTGAGAAACATCAAGAAAACACCAGAAAATGATCAAAAAGCAACACTTTTTCTTGCTCTATGAACAGAGCTTCGTAACCAGCAAAAACAAGGGGATTTTAACGGCAGAAATACGCCAAAAACGCACGGAATAGACGATCTTCCAGACGTAAAAAAGCCTGCTCAAATCCAGAGGAAAAGAGCAGGCTAAAAGCACCTACCTAGTTAAATCTTATTTCGACATTTTGGACAGCGAGCTGTTCACCATGGTAAGCGAGTTGGTGAACGAACGAGGCAGCGAGCGTTGGAGATACCGCAGTTCAGCAGCACTGAACTTGCGACGGCTCTTGATATCGTTCTTGGCCAGTACGTCTTTGCTCAGGCACAAGCGATCCACCCACATTTTGAAATTCACCGAAATGCCAGGCTCTACGTCTTCAACGCCCTGCGCGGCTAATTCCGCCATGTTGGTATTCTCGTTATGATCAATGACCACGGTCTTGTTACGACCGGTTCCATGCTCATCATCGTCCTCTTCCACTACCCCGTCAGCGCGGCGAATTTCGGTCTTGGTATCTGACAGGGTACGAGCCGCACCAGCCTTGCGAATTTGGCGAGCACGTTCCCTGAGCTTTTCCTGTTCCTCGCTTGCACCATCCTGACGCAGCAGCCTTTCCGCGTCCTCCCTACTAATCAGACCAATCAGACCTTTGTCCACTGCGTTTCGGAATTCAACCGCATTGAGAAGACGGCGACGATTGATCACCCGGGTGAGTTCCTGAGGCAGCCAGGTCTGAGGCAACAGCAGTCGATCAGGCTGACCGCCGTTCTGACCTGGGATTGAAATCAGGATTTCACCGACTGCACCGATATCCGATTCAGCAGCAATATTGACGCCCCAGATAGGATTGGTCGATTTTGGGTTCTTTTCGAAATAAGAGACTGGTAAAAACTTCATGATATTTTCCTTTCGTGCAGTGCACATTGTTGTAATGGACCTCAACAGGGCAGGGAGTTAATGGCTGCTCATCGCAGTCCTAAACTTGTTCACGAATGGCTTTAATCAATTGTTGTTCGATGGCTTGTACGTCCTGGCTCTTAGGTATCGGTAGACCTACGAGTTCGGCGTGGTCGGCTATCGTCAAGTCTTGATCACTATACTTGCAAAAATTGGTTTGACGGTGTTGCCAAGTACAGTGACCTGGCGGGAGTGGACAACGCGCCACCACCAGCGGCTGTCCAACTACTACGCAGAAGACTTTCATGGTACCTCCTGCACTTTATTTACTAGTACCCTTCGAAATCTCTTCTGGCTTTGATTGGATCTTTGTCGTACAAATTTCTAAGCAAGGCGCAATCCCTTGTAAGAGTTGGATTTATTTCCCAACTAGCGTAGGAGTGACCTTTCAGTAATTGCCAGCGTTTGTCCTCCGTGTATTCTGGTCCATTGGAGCTAACAACAATAACATCTATATTTTCTGCTCTGGCACATTCAAACATCGTGTAGGAACCTTTTATAAACATGGCTTCGTCTATGATCAGCAGATCATAATATTCCAAAGGGTGCGTCCATCTATAAAAGATTTCTAGATCAGAAGGTACAGCTATTTCCTTGCGTAGCAACCTCTCTTGGGTCTCCATGCTAGTAGGGTCAGGATCAATTGCAGTGATCCACCGTACACGTTTATAGTTTGTGCGACCAAGTAGGTTCCAAACCATTACAGATTTACCACTACGTTGTCCACACTTCAGAAATGAGTAATGTTGTTTTTCCAGATCGTTAACCATGAAGCCAACAATCTTTGACTGCATTGGATATAGAGTAATCATTTCTCTACCTTTGCAAGTTGTTTATCGCGTTGAATGATGTCGGTGCAATCTTTAACACCATGGCAACATTCATCAGGCATTCCTGATGGGAAGCTTTGGCAGCAGTCACTGCAAATCCATGCGCATTCACCTCGTGCAGCTTTCATATCCCAGTTGGTAAGACTATCCACACTATCCAAAGCTGTTGCCATTTTCGTTCGCTGCGGCATCACAGCTTTTGGAGTATCTGTAGCTTTGGCAACCAAAGCTCTTAGATTTATTCGATCATACAAGTTATTGTTCGCTTCTTGTATTGCCTTATTAAACGCCTCAGTCACTTTGCAGGTAGTACGTATGGTCTCATCTCGATTATTAAGGGCCTTAAGTCCGGCTAAAATGCCGTCATCAAATTCATCAGCAAAGAACGAATCGGCGCGCACTCTGAGCTGTTCTTCTGTTTCTTCGCCACGTAGCAAAGCACCAACTGCATAATTGAACCCGGTTTCGAAACGACAGCGTGCAGCCTGTTCTTTACGTTTAGCCAACCATTTAAAAATCATTGCGTGCTCCTTTGAGGATTCGTTCTCTTAACTTAGCAGTCTGCTTTTTCAATCGCTGCGGAATAGATTGAGAAGCTAGCCACTCATGGAAAAATTCAGCAGAGTTTAAAACCAATTCCTGGCCGTGCATAAGATCCTCGGTTAGAATCTGTGTTAAGTCAGCCTTGGTCTTGAAAGATTTATTGATCACTATGTTTGGACGCGCCGGCACATCCAAATCTGCTCCGTCTTTGACCACCAACTTGATGAGGTGATGAGGATCAGTTGGAAGTGCGTCGATATCAGCGCTGGTCTCCACAACACAGTTAAAGAGTTTGTATTTCGGATCGAATGGAATGGAGTTGATTTCGAAATCGTCTGGGCTTGTGTACTTTATGTGGTGAAAGAATTTCGGAAGCGCCTCACCAAAGTTCGTTTGATATAGCGTACCACTATAGTAGGTGTTTCGTACTTTGTGATTGGTGTGTAGGTGTCCCATGGCAATCACTGCCTTAGACTTTGGAAGCTCCTCTGCCTCACACTTACGGCCTGAATCCAGTTTGGACCCAAAGACTTCGGTGTGACCGAAATTCAAACAACGAGGATCAAACGCAGTAGAAGGCCACGGACATATCTTTACTTTTTGCTTACCGAATTCTAGGTAAGTGTCCTCTGTGAAAATGCGAAGGTTCTTCAATCGCATTCTCTGAAGTATTTGAAGTGAATGACCTTCGTTGGACTCTCGGGCAAGCTTATCGTGGTTGCCTAGATAGACAATAAAGTCCAGGTCCTTGTTGCGTCGAACACCTGCCTCGAAAGCCAACATGGCTGCGTAGCTCATGCGAGGATTTTCACAAATGTCACCGTACAGAATTACGTTTGAGATATTGCGCTTGCGCGCCCACGCACATACTCTGTCTACCTCGCTCCATACATAGTCGTCAGGTGACTCAATATATTTGGCGAGCCCTCCGTGCCCTTTGTCATCGGTTTGATGAAGATCGCCGATCCCACAAGCTTCAAATGTCATTTGCTGTCCTCTGCGGCTTTCAATTCGCGAAGTTCGTGACTTTCTAATCCGTGCACGTCCTCGTATTCCACGAGTTTCTTTATCAAGTGATTTACGTAATCTTGATCGTTGCTGTTCTGAGGTGGATGAGCAGTGAACCAAGCAGCCTCGGTTAGAGCTATCTGGTAGTCCGATTCGGATTCAAACATTTGTAGGTCTTTCTTTATGATCGGCCCAAACGATCCTGGAGTTCACGCACCATTTTGGAGTGCATTACTAAAGAGCCGTTCACGTGATAAATAGGATATTCCAGTCCGAAGAATTCACGCATCCATTGATTGGTCTTTTCAACCAGTTCAGGATGTTGTAGGCGTTTAAAATCCTTGCTTGGATTCATGCGTTGGCGAACCGAATAATTATCGACTACCACGCGTAGATTACCAACGTATCCAACTACCCGAGGTTCCATACTGTCGAATGAAGCACACTGGAAAGTAGGCATCTCGGTGCCGGCAAAAACCGGCTGTTCGACTTGAGAACCTATCACACGATTATTACGAATCTTTACTGATTCAAGAGCCTTTAGAACTTCCTCAAGGGTTAGCAGTTGCATTATCGCCTCTTTGGTTTACCATGATGCATCCTTCATCGCGTATTTAGCCAATCCATTTAACACGACATGATCTTTGCCAATTAGGAAAGTAATTTGGCCTGTGCGTCGTTCCATAACTGCTGGAACACCGAAAAACTCTTTTAATAATTCACAAGCCTCCGAATCCTTACTGGCGCGGACATAGGCTTGTACCAAGTCCTGCATCTTGAGGGCCGCATCAAATGCCTTCAACATTGATTGAGCAGAATGGTATTCAGCCTCAAGACGCGCAGATAGATCGGAAATAAGTTTGAACGCCTCCTCGCTAGTGTTGGCATTTTGAACATCTCGCCAGAGATTCTCTGCGTGAACGTGGACCTCGACTGGGTCTTGGCACAGCAATTGGTGTTTAGACTCGTTAACCCTGAAGGTATGAAGACAGGTTAAATCTTTTGGGTTTTCAAACGAAAGGTCCGAATCACTACCATAGAAGGAGCTCAGCCAATATACGACTAATCCAGATTGTTTGTAGGCCACAAAATCCAGGAGCATGACAGTCCGCCCTGTGTCGTTCTGTGATGGATATTCCAAACGAGGTTCACCTACATGCATCTTATATTTGAAATCTGGAGAAATGGACTCTGCAATCGAAAGAGCGGACACAAATTTTTCGGCCACCGAGTCAGGCGTGTCATCGTCCTTCAGATACAAACGTAAGGTCATTACCTTCATATCGGCCACTGCGCTGGAGTAGCCTGGTTTCAGGAAGTCCAACTTCAGTTCTTCGGTATTAGGAGCTAATCGCGGTATGTTTGGCCACCGTTCAAGTAGAGCTTCATTGAACTCCGTGTTTATCGCATCAAGGATATTGATGATCATTTGGAGACCTCCAATCAGTATGATTTGGACATAGCATCGCGAATACCAGCCACGATCTTCTCGACCACGATTACCCTGTTTTCTTCAGCGAAGATTTTCTGAGCAGCTTCATTCACAAGGGCACTCATCTTCTCTGCGAAGTCGGAAGTAGACACAACCTCTTCAGCGAACTTACGAGCTTGTTGGAAAACAGCGGCCTCAAAGGCTTGTTCGATTGGACTAATGTGGCGAGCGTTGAAATGGCTACTTTCAGGCTTCTTGGTAACCAGGTGAGTCAACGCCGTACCAATCAGTGCGTCCTTGCCTTGCTGATCCATTGCCTGCACCAAGGCAGTACCGATAAGTTTTTGCAGTTGTTCGTCGTTAAACTTGAGTTCCATTTTGGTTCCTATTTATAAATTGGTTGATGGTAATCTTTAGCAATTGTTTTTGATCTTCGGTCAACGATAGATTGTTGTCGATGGCCACCATATCGACCCTCGTTTCGTAGATCAACCGCTTGGTAACAGGACGATCCACATACTTAACGTTCAAGCGTTCGACTTCGGATTCGAATTCGTCCATGCCTTCTCCATTTTGTGGATTTCATCGTCAAGCTGGTTCACAACAATTAATCGATCGGTAGGAGTAAGTTGATCGTCACGGATTGCTCCCATGCGCATCAACTTAAGTTGGGCCAGCAATGCGGTGCTGTCGATACTCATGGACAACACCATACGAATTGTTTCCTGCGTGTGTTCCAAGTACGATTTCTCATTCAGGTATCCAGCAAGTCGCTCTCCATATTTACGAGCCTCAGGATCATCATCGTTATGGAAATTCCCTGAGATGAACAGCTTGACTCCATTCGTGTTCTCAATGTAATAGGTGTGCAATGCCTGATTTGGATTTGAATGGAATTTCCAATCATTGGTGTCAAACATTTTAGTCCTTTCTGTAGCTAACCTTCTTGAGTGCTTGTGGATTGGCATGAAACCAACGAGGCTCTCTCCTGGATTCCAAATGCGTTTCGCCATCATAGGTCCAACACATGCAGTACTGAATGGAGAATCCAAACTTGAATCGATCTGCCTTACCGATGTTCCACAGATTAGGTCCACGCCAAAACACTACTGCCTCATCCTCGGTATGAAACAGATCATGTTCGATTTGAGCCAGTCGATCAAACAATCCGTTGTCCAACTGCTGAGAGGACAGGTGAGAGTGTTCAATCAAATAGGACTGAGAACCGTTGGAATGTTCAATCCTAGGATGGTCTCGGTTAGGCCAGTACACGAATTGAGTATTCTGCAGACGCTTCCAACGAGTACGATCCAATTCATGGAGAACCGCATTGATGTCCATTGAATGGTTCTTTAATGCGTCCTCTGTCTGTTCAAGAAGTTTGGAAATCTCCTGTGCTGTTTCGGTCCAATCAATGAATCTATTGTCCACCAGTAGTTTGATCTTTCGGTAAGCCTCTGCCTGAATTGAATCGCGTTCGTTGTCGGATATCATGACTTATATCTTTCAACCTCGGTAAGCTCAAGACATTTAAGGATCAAGGGATCGATGTATCCTGAGGAGTTTATTAAGGTGTTACCTACAAAGTTGATCGTTTTGCTGCCTACAAGGCCTAGCGCACCTGCCGCTGTATTGCCATTACCTACTATGTACGTGACTTGATCATCGGCGACCAGTTCTCGAATAACCTTCACACAATTAATGAGCACTGAAATAAAAGGTTGTGGGCTAAGAAACTCGGGTATAACCTGTGGCTCTCGAATCATCGGATAACTGGAAGTTGGAAAGAGTGCAGGGCTATCGGGAGGTTTACCTAATCTAGTTAGGTGTTCGTCGAGGAGATCGCGCATCATCGTAATTTGTTTGATTACGTCTTGCTTGGTTTCCTCCTCTGTATTCCCAGCGCCCTCAACAGTATAGTAATGAGTCGAAGAAGGGTTCAACACGAATTGGCCACGGTAAAGAGGCCATCCGTCAACTTTTCTGTATTTGATCATTCAATAGTTCCTCATTCGGCTCTGGCAATCACTTTGCTTTAATGAGTTCTTCCACTTGTCGAATAAGGTCTTCACGAGTCATTGAACGATCTCGTTTGATTTTCACACCAAATTCCCTGTCGACCTCGTTAAACAACACGAATTGATGATCGCTGAATGGCCGCCAACACGTGTGCTGTCTAACTCGCTTGTCTATTAAAGCCATGCGATTAACAACAGATTCGGAGATGATATCGCGGTCGCGTTGATCAATCTTTACGGCCAGCATTTCCATCTGTTCAATAGCCACACGACCAACAGCCTCGGCACCCAGCTTCTTTTCAACAGCAGCCATAATAGGCTGGGTATAAATCACCGTCAGATTCTTAACCTCATCGTCTGATATGAGCATCATTTTGTGGCCTCGTCTGCAACAATAATTTGTTGGTCACATACAGGACACTTGATGAAGTAGTGTACTTGATTGCGGTGCATTTCCTTACGGGCCTCAATTGGAAGGAATTCCACTTCGGTGTGACAGTAGGTGCAAGTCCCTTGAATAGGATTCTGATCAGGTGGCGTGCCGCGTTTAATGATCTTCATGGATTGTACTCCGGCACGTGATGTTTCATGTAAAGTTGAAAGAACGGAAGCTTCAAGGAATTCTTCCAGTCCAAGGTATAGTTGATATTTACGTCCTTGGTAGGTTGAAATTCCAGGTAGTCAAAGAGTTCGCACAGCAGTTCGGTCGGATCATCACGATTGACTACGAAAGAAGAAGGTAGAGCATTCCACAACTCATTGAACTTTTCTTCAGCGGACTTAATTGAGGCTTCCAATTTGTCACGTCGTTTGTGGTAGGCGTCCATAACCTCAACACATCGCTCGGCCAACCTACCTTCAGTTGTGTCTGAACATATAACATCGAGGTCTCTGAATGCTGCTAAACGCAGGGCGTCAAAATGATTCATTTTAGTGCCTCCCTAATTTTGGCCAATACACCGTCTTGATTTGGATCGTTGATAAACTTACGGATTTTATTTAAGGTCTCTGAATCTTTACGCAGAACCTCCAGAGACATTGCATTGACTTGATAGTCAGCTTTTGGCAGTTTGAAGCCAACAACGTCGGATTCAACGTAGGCTACAGGTGAATCCACACTGGCGACTGTTTCAAATTTCTTGAAGACCTGGGCCAGCTTCGCCTTCTGTTCCTCAGTAATCTTTGGCATTGGGAATCCTACACAAGCATGAAGGCCTGAAGCTCCGCACACACCACACTTGGCGGCCAATCCAGTGTTGGCTTCACTTAAGGTTTTCACCGATGCCCATTGAGGACACTTGTCACACCAATTGCTTGGATTCGATCCGCACTCAATGTCCTTCTCATCACATACATAAACTGTCATGTCAGTTCCTTTATTGTGCAGTCTCTTTAAGAGTAGAAGTCAAGCCTTTGCTACCGAGGTATAGGTTGATCTGAAGTTTGAGCATCTTTTCAAAGTCTGGAGTGTCCACCCAATCGTGAACCTTCTCGGTAAGGTCGTGCACAATAGCGCGTGCCACACGCTCTTTGCTTTGGAGCATAACACCTTTGATTCTTTCCTTAAGTTCGTCAGTAATCGGAAACACATGACCGTCCTTGAGGAGTTCATTGGCGTAGTCCTTCAGCATGTTATCGGTGATGAAGGAGCCTACGGTTAAAGTTGGATGAAAAACCATTTAAGTTCCTTTTCAGGGTTTCATATAAGGTTGGACATCAGATTCAACTCCAGCGAGAGCTTCAATATCTCTGAGTGGCATTCCTGACCATACGTGTAGCTTGATCAACCAAATGTTAGGCATCTCACGAATGTCGTGCTTGACCTTGGAGACATGAGATTTGGTAATACCTAAGGAGGCTTCCATTTCTTTTGGAAGCAGTCCACCTCGTATGCCCCTTCCTACAGCTCTATCGGTATAGCCAGCGTACAGTTTGCATTCGCTGATTAACGCCTCAATAGCGGTATCGTATTCACGGGTACGTCCGTCCTTGTGAACGACAACGTAATGCTCATTGTGGACGACCTGCATTTAGCCTCCAGTGTGGTTGAATTTCGGATTCAATGCCGGCTAAGGCTTCGAGGTCTTTCAAAGGCAACCCTGACCAGATGTGCAGCTTGATAAGCCAGTGATTGGGCATTTTCTCCTTACCGTTTTTGACCCGTGACACACTGGACAATGGAATCTGTGTCTCGATCTGCATTTGTTTCGGCAGTAAACCTCCGCCTGGATGTTTGTTCTTCGCATCCACTGAAACAAATTTGGCCGCCAGCTTGCATTCGCTGATTAAGGCTTCCACTGCTGTAGGGTATTCGCGGGCCTCATTGTTAACCCTAACAACTACTCGACCTTTTCGAACACCTTCGGTTATGTGTTGGACTTCCATTTTAAAGACTCCTATGAGGTTGGACATCAGAAACAGTGCCCGCTAGTTGTTCAATATCTTGAAGAGGCATACCGGACCACACGTGAAGCCTTAACAACCAGTCCTGTGGAATTTTAATCCTGCCTCGTTTGATTCGTGCTACCTGTTCAGCGTTAATTTTCGCAGCCACAGCCATTGTTAGCGGAACCGTTCCCCGGTGCTTCACCTTGTAGTTAAGGAACAGTTGAATCTCTTCCAAGAGGGCTTCGATATGAGTCTGATACTCACGGTAGGCCGTTCCAACGTAGACTCGCACTTTACGGTCAACGACTTTAACTTCCATTTCTATCCTTATTTGTATGAGTCATAAACGATTTCGTTCTATTTACTCTGCGTAGGATGACGTGTCGTCGACAATAAAATCTACGCAGCTTCAGACTGCGTAACATGACGTGATGTTGACAAGTAATCCTACGCAACACCTGAGTGCTTTTGAGGCCGGGCAAATCCCTGTTCATTCAAAAGAATAAAATGATAGAGTCGTTCAAATCTCCAAATTGCAGAATTATGTTTTCCCATAGACTTGGTTATTTTAGGGCGCTTATCTCGATGACCTAAGAACCATAATCTAAGTTTTTCGTCTGTCTTATTAAGTTTAGAACTTACCTGACCATGAACAAAATAACGATGCATGTAGGAGCAAAAGTCTTCAACTGACTTACAGGTAGCCAATTGAATAATGCGATCTATCTTATACTCTCCAAATGCGTAGTAGTTCAGGTAATTGGCAATACGCGAGTATGCATCAAGACTTGGATCATCACTTGGCATAGGAGCGTCGTGATTTAAGTTTTGCGTTTCATACCGAGATGCTTTTATGTTCTCATCGTCTTCGTCAATCACAGTCTGCAGGTCGTACCAACCTTTGATTTTAGAAGGCACAAAATTCCATCTTCGTATTAGGTAGCGTAAGGTTTCTTCATAATCAAACGAGTCGCCTTCTTCCGCCTCTATACTTCTGTATTCAGCCCAGAATTCAGCTTCTTCAGTCTTTCGCGTATTGTCGCGCACTTGGCCTGATTTCTCTATCCTAAGATTACAGAATTGAGGCAGTTTAACCGTGCTCGTTTTGTTGAGGACTGTAGTTCGGTGTTGGTTGATCAGAATAGCTTCTACCAGATATGCTGCACGACGTTTGAGCTTTCGGGCAACAATAGAAATAGCTATACTGTCATAGTCCTGAACCCTTACATAGTTATGACCTGCTATGTTTTTAGCTCTTAGAAACTTCTCTCCGTCTTCTGATCCTATTCCTACATACACCACCCTATCATTTACAGTATAGGTATAAACGTAATTCATACCAACCCCATGTCCAGCTCCATCTTATATGGGTGCGGATTCAAATTCAATTTGGTGTCCAGTGCCCTGGAGTCCCACAGCTTGGCAAACTCTTGGTCATCCAGCTCTTTCAATGTCCGCGCCCGCATTAAAGCCATGTAGACTCTGCGGGTCACCAACTTGTTTGCTTCCCTTTCCTTCCCGTCCTTACCAAGAGTTTTGAACTCCGGTAATTCACCCGCCATCACTTTCTTGTAATCGAACGACCACATATGGAGCATGAGAGTTCGGTGCAACGCCCAGTCAAACTCAACCTTTAGCCATGCATGCCATTTACCATCATAGTTCTTCTCTACGTAGTCCCGAAGGTCCGCCAAAGTTTGAATCTTTCGCCCATCTATTCTGTGTGATCTAAACCACCCGTAGTTCAAATTCAGATCAAATCGAATTCGGTTCTTAATATCTTTCGGCACTTCCAGCAGAGATTCCCCGGCTACCGCCCTACGTTCATTGGCATCTAGGAGCTGCTGCTCTTTATCATATGCTTGGAACATTGCCTGTTCTTCTCCAGAGGCACTCAATATCCTCAGGCATACACTTGACTTATGCGTCTTATGTTTCCTTCGCATCTCTAGGTCCAACATATCTAGAAGAGTCTCTGTTTGATTGATGCCATTCTCGTCTTTCTCTACAGAGTGCCCAATTCTATACGCCGTGGCCATGTCAAGTAATAGCTGCTTCTTGTTCTTTATCTTGTTGGTGTACGTCGCAAACTCCAGGGTATGCAGGTATATATTCAATGCGCGTATCTGGTCTTTTATTCGACTTGGAATCTCCAACTTACATGAGGTCTCTATCTGCTTTATTGCGCGTATAAACGAGGCCACGATTAATCTGTCTGCTTCAGGGAAACCGTATGTATTCTCACCTGTTAGGAACGCCACTGGATTACCACGAATATTCAGGAAGTATATGTTATCTTTCCGGTGATCTCTTGTTAGAGAAACCTCTAGTCCTGATTCTTCGTTTAACCCGTATACGTTCACATACATCTTATCTCCATCTTGTATTCCTCCTGCTTTTAGTAGAACTCTACGTACTATAGCTGCCTCGGAATCTCTTATCTCCACTGAACCATTTAACTTAGATCCTCCCAATAATCCATCCAGCGTTACCTTACGTTTTTTCAGTTTCTTCTGTGGGGTCTTCATTTTCTATTGATTTTCTCCATTGAATGGTGATGTTACGTAAAAAACTACGTGACAGCTATGCTCATAATATACGTGACAGTTATTTACTAGTGATCGCATAGCTCGTTTGTCATACATCATCTAGCAATCTATCATCTAGTCATTCGTTTGTTACGCCTAGACTAGTAAATACAGTACGAAAAGGAGACCCAGGGATGAACAACGTAATCGACCTGAAAGAATACAGAGAACGTAAGCGCCTACAGAACGTAGCGGCTAAATCCACAAAGTGGAAAAGTTACTACTGGGTGAGCCTTACATTTCCTAAGACTACCATAAAGAAGGATACGCATGCAGATACAACCAATAAATAAACGCATCACTCTTGAGTCCATGAGAACCAGCAAGGCCTTGGTCTGGCCATCGAACATCACGTGGATGGCAGGTGATAAACCTCTGCCTAACCCGGAGAATGTCGAGTTCTTCCGCGTGCATACCTCGTGGGATGGATACACATCGGTGATTGCGATGCCTAAGCCAACCTCTGGAGGCCTTCGTAGGAATAAACCTCGTATGTGGTGGTGCACCACGGATCGTCTCTGGAAATGTCAACGAGGTTTTATACAAGGGAGAGGCACCACTCAGTCCTACGCCTATCATGACTGCGTAGTACAGACCACCAAGAGGAACCTATGGCACTGGTAAGGAGACTAACGTGATTGTAATATGGTTATATGTTGTACCTGCTGTGATAATGTTGATTGGAATGTGTTCAGCATATTTTCGTGGCGAGTATCAAACATGGAGCTGGCCTTGGGCATTCGTACCTATCTATAACCTTATCATCTCCGTATTGGCGCTTCTTGGTATCGTGCTGACATTGGTGACCGATCCAAAATATTTCTTCAAGAGGTGGCCTAAATGATTGCTTCAGTACCCGAACTGATGACCAAGCCTCGAATTACCATAAGCTTTCGGCTTAACGATAGGTGCATAATATGGCATTGCAGGACCGCGCGTTTTAGTCTTGGCGATTGGGGACCAAGTGAATTTACAGGAGTTGGAATAACGCCTAAAGCCGCATGGGATGACCTTATGCTACGCTTACAAGTATCAATTGGCCACTGGAGCTTTGTATGAGCCTTCACAGCAGATTACCTAAACCTTACGGCGGTTGTTTCAATCCGCGCACAATACGAAGTAAACTAGAACACCAACTCGATGAATTCACGCCAGAGAAATTACCAGAACCGTTCGGCCGGCCGAGATTTCGAAAGCGTAATAGATCGTGGAGATGTGAATTGCCTTGTCAGCTAAGCAGATTTGATTCCGTTATCCCGGTGATTATTGTTGGTACTGGGAGTTCACCAAAGGAAGCTTGGTTAATGTTGGTAGCAGATATTCTTAATCAGAGGATCGTATGAGACCCAGAAAAATCTTGACCTTGTGTGGGTTCTTACCATGACCGACAAAGCAGACAATGACAAGGTGAGGACTTTCTTTCATGCCGTAATGCACGCGAAGCAGGAGAACAACTACGATACAGTAAATCGGTTGATCAACGAGTTAGTGCCATCTCAGGAAACCTCTTGGGTGTCGATAGCTTATCTGCGCGGTTCCTCCTCAATCAAGACCAAGATCATAAAATGGGACGAAGTGTTTCGCACCGTCGAAGTCTTGCTAACCGACAGAGGAGAGAACGCCTGGACCTTGCTGCGTGGCCTACACAAACTATTGGAGATCGAATGATTGAATACCTGAAGGTTGGCCTAGCCTTATGGGCCACGAAGTTCTTGGTGGCCTTAGCCATCTTCCTGCTGATCGTATTAGTCGGCGTACTCGCTGGTCTATGGACCGTATTTAAGCAGTGGCGATGCCTTCATGCCAACAAGTTCGAGAACATGCAGTGTGACTACATTTGCCGTGACTGTGGCAAGAATCTAGGCTTCGTAGGATCCTACGAGAAACGAAAACGAAAGGTAGAATATGACGCTTGATGAAAAACAGATTGACGAAATTTGGGAAGAACTCGGTGGCCTTGATCAGTGGATGAAAACTTTTGGCTACCAGCAGTTTGCTCGCCGAATTGAGGAGCAGCTTAATAAGTCCACGGTACCTACCGTTACTATGGATGGTCACCAATTGAAGGAAGCTCTTGAATTTATCAACCCAGACGATACGACGGAACCTGATCAACTGGATGACGAACTAACGTTTGGCGTGGTTAAACACATCGACGATGATGGTAAGGTCTCCAATGGCTTGTGCTGCTGGAATGACGATACCGATGGCGTCTATCCATTACACACCTGAGGCCCTGATGAATACCTATGAAAAGGATTTACCTCCTGAGGTGGTGAAGGCAGCCAAGACTTTAACCGAGTGGGCCGCTAATGCTAACCTGAAACACTGGCGTGTTCTTGGCGTGCAGGGTGCCTACTCAGTGGACCATGGTTACTTTCAGAATCCAAACTATAAAATCGAAGACTACTCTGTCGACCAATGGTGGATTAAATCTCTGGAAGAATTGTGGGCTCACCGCAAAGTTAGTGACGATACGTACAGGGCGGCACGCGTGGCTCTAAACTTTTCTCACCTTGTGTTGAATCCCAAATCACCTCAAAGATATATCGCCCCATCGGAAGTTATCATCATGGGACGCGCCTGGGATGGCAAGACTGCCGACATTGAACTTCCTATCTTTGGCGATGGCTCTTCCCAAGGCCGACGTTTGTTTGTCGTGGCCCTGCCAAAACCTGTGGAGCAACCTGACGAGTCAAAGCCTCATTTCTACTGCAGGCCTTGCCATTCATACGAACGTCCTTCGCCAATATGCTGGAAGTGTGGTGCAGACTGCAAACTGGTCAACACAGAGGAATGGCCGTTGCTCAAGAATCCTGACGTTGAACTGATCAAGGAGCTGGCCCGTCAAGTAGGATACTGCGTGGCTGAACACGGCTCAAAACAAACCGATATAGATTTGGTTGCTATTCCATGGACGGAAGATGCAGTGTCTCCAGTGGATCTGTGCTTCCATCTTCAAAACGGATTGCTAAACGATAATGGGCAGGCGCGCTTGTTCCCGTTTGAAAAGAAACCACTCGGCAGATTGGCAACAAACATCCAAGTAAATGGATGGTATAAGCTAATCGATCTTTCCATCACTCCAAGGGTAAAAGATGATTCCCAAATCTGAAATGAAGGACCAGCAGTGGTACTGGGGTAACGGATATAAATCTAACGTAGGTCAATGGGACGCAACGAATAAATTGTTCTTATTCGGCGTCCCCTCTCCTATTAAAAATCAACCTCCTATGTATATGCGGGAATTCCATGTACAGGACGAACATGACGGTTGTGTCGGCAAATGTTTTACGCCACTCCTGGAGATTGCCGGACCTAAAGGTGTATGGGAGCCTAAGCAAAGCATCGACCTTGAAATCAACATGGCTACCATACTAGGAGAGCCGCACCAGCACCTACCTGATAAGGTACAATCATTGTTAGGTGATATAAATGACTGATGACGAAATCATTAGACACTTCCACGATAACGGGGTTACTGTCATCAAGGACGAACTCATGGTCAGCGTAGGCCGCGCCATTGTGAACGCAAAGGTGGAGGAAATGAACAATACCGCAGCGCGTCTGATGGCATTGCTGACTTCACACGAAAACATTAACGAGTTACTTAATCGATTGGAAGAAGGAATCAAAGATGGAAACGAAGATCACCGATATCAGGGTTGAGATTGGCGAGCACAACGTATCTATAGAGCAATTGGTCCAAGCCTATCAAGGAAGTCTACATAGTATTCCCGCTGAAGCATCAAAGTGCTACGCAATGTACAAGACCAACGAAGGTCCTGAATACATGGTTTCTGCTATGTGGCATCCTGATACCGTACCAGGTCAAGGAGAACGTTTGGTGCCTGGCTTCTTCATTCCTGACTCAGTGGTAAAAATCCCATCTCTCGACGAAGTAGTAGAGGATCTTATAGATTACGTAGAGGATAAATATTCAGTTTCGGATGCCATGAAGACTTATCTCTCCTCTGGTTTTCGTTCTGCTTTGAAAAAGAATCTGCCTCGTATTGATGAATGGAAGCATGCACTGCGAGAAGCCTGTCACCGAACAGGTATGGAAGAATTCTTCGTTGATAACGATCCTGCGCAGACCATCAAGAATCTGGAAGCATGGCACGAGCATATGGCAAATCCTGTTGATAGCTCACGTTTTCAGTCCACCTCAGAACCTGAATCAGGAGAATTGTATCAACACGTAGACGGTGGTATCTACCGATTCGTTATCATGACCAAGGATGTTGAAGATCAATCCCCTCGTGCAGTATATGAACACCTGTGGCCTTTTGAGACCGCAGTCTGGGACCGTCCATTTGATGAGTGGCGCAAAAAGTTTAGGAAGATTCTACCAGAGGTGCTAGTGGAAGCCACCAAGGAAGACCGTGAAAAAGCTCAAAAGAAGGTAACAGAGGCAAAATCTAGACGGCGCATGCAAGAGGCTTTGGCTTCCACTGAAGTTCTTTGTACGCTTGAAAATAAACCTGTGTTTGAAGGTTCTGTTCTGTACGGTGATAACGGTCGAAAGTTCACGGTCTGTAGAGGACAGGGTAGATATCCGCTGTCCTTAAACCCTAATGATGGAAGTGCTGTCCGTTACTTTGCGAAACCTTATCACGATAATGGACAGCAGGCATTATATTGGGAAGATCCAACCTTAGGGAAAATAAAATGAGCACATGGTACGCTGCTGACTTTGAAGGTGCTCCGCCTACTATGTCCTCTGGTGATCCGACTTTGCGTAAAGCCTTGGATCATTTCCTTAAGAATTCTACGGATCAAACCCAGATCACAGAGGACGCATGTAAACCAGGTCCCGATCTCAGCGATCCAAAACAGAACAAACGTGACCGTTCTGGAAGTAAGAAGCGCACGTATAAAAACGAGAATCGCAAGAAAGCCAAAGCTGCGCGTAAGGCTAGAAAGGCTAATCGATGAATCATTCTTGTGGTTACAATGTTGATCCATACTGTGAGGTTTGTAAAGGCGAAGGTACGGTAGATGAAAATCTTCCAATTAAGAGCGACCTGGCAATTGATGGTAGCCAGTTAGTACAGGGGCCGGCTTGGACGATAGAGCTTTCGCAACCTGAAGGTCAACTAAATGGTATCTATACAGTCTCAACTAGAGACTGGACTAGACCTCCAGTTGCCGGTGATAGGCTATTGGTTACAAAACAAACTGATCCAAGACTGGATGGAGTCTACGTGATAGGCAGAGGAGACGGTAATTACATATCAGAGCTAAAGCTTACCGAGGCAAAGCGTTACTCACCAACTCGCAATCGTTCTGGTAACTCCAGCACATCAAAAGACAAGAACCGCAGGAAAGCCAAGGCAGCTCGTAAAGCCAGAAAGGTATCAAGAAAATGACACACGTAACAGCATGCGCAGTAGTGGTAGTGGCAAGACGGCGCGAAATGAATCAGGTGCTACTCGGTAAGCGCAAGAAAGAAGAAGGCTTCGGCCTGTGGTCGCTACCAGGTGGCAAAATGGATGAAGGTGAAACGCCTAATCAAGCCGTCCGAAGGGAAGCCCTTGAGGAGGTTAATTTGCAACTGGTCGATCCTCTTCCAGTCTATTTTGAGTTTAATAAGGAAGACCCTAACTACCAATATCTGATGCTCTATTGGATCGATTACATTGACGATACCAAACACGATATCAAAATCAAAGCCGATCACGAATTTAGTGAACTGCGTTGGTTCGATATGGAGTGCCTACCTGAAGAAATGTGGGCGTCCGACCGTCGCGCAATTCAGCGTGCCGTGGAATACAACTATGACCATATCGGCTCTAATCTACCTTAGGATGCGGAGATCATGACTGAAGACCAAATAGCGTTGTTGAAGATGGCGGTGGCCTCGATGCATCGTGAGATACAAGAGGTAACATCCGAGGGTCTCATAATAAAGCAATTGACAGGCGGAGGTGGTCCAGAAACACCAGTATTATTCAACTCCTGGGTTTCCATTGAAGATGCTATGGCGCTGGCTATCTACCACAAGATGGACATCGGCCACGAGCACCATCCTGTTGGACGAACAGCCATAACAATCAACATCAGAAACAACGGTGGGCTAATTTACACAGCCTTGCAATCAACTGAGAAAATGAGCGAACACCGGGCGATCTGCAAGGCTGTTACTGAAGCTGCTGTTTGGTGTGGACGCCGATTTAAAGGACCTAACGAATGACTCAATCAAAACGATTAACCTCAATTAGCAAATTCATGAGTTACGTGCTGAGGCACAAACCAGAATCTGTAGGCCTAAAGTTATCTCCAACTGGATGGGCAGATATCGATGAATTGGTAAAATGCGGTAACCAATCTGTTGTACATGGACAAACGTTCACCAAAGAGGACGTATTGGAAGTGGTACGCACGTGTGAAAAGCAACGCTATGCCTTGTCAGAAGACGGTTTGCTTATTCGTGCCAACCAAGGGCACTCCACAGACGCCGTGGTTCTTGATCTTCCTATCGTTGTTCCTCCTGGCAGGCTTTACCATGGAACTGCTCTTCACCACTATGCCACAATATTGATTGAAGGCATCCGTTGCATGAATCGGCACCACGTTCACCTTAGTTCTGATTACGATACTGCTCTTCAGGTAGGCCAGCGTCACGGAGAACCATGCGTATTGGCTATCAATACTGCACGTATGGCCGCAGATGGTGTACTGTTCATGAAATCAGCTAACAGTGTATGGCTAACTGAATATGTCGATCCAAAATACATTCTAAAACCAATAAAGGAAAACGCATGATTACAATCTACAATGATATGGACGGGGTCTATGTGGACTTTGATGCCTTCATCGACAACGAGTTAAGCCTCGGTGCTCGCAAAGACGACGCCAGAATGTGGAAGGAACTACAGGCGATACCGAACGTTTATCAAAAGATGAAGCCGACTCCATATGCTCGCAAACTGTGGAAAGCAGTAATGGGCACTGGACTGCGACGTAAGATGCTGACAGCGATTCCTCGCGTTACTTCCATCCCTAGTGCGGAAGAAGACAAACGTAATTGGGTGGCCTTCCATAAAGATTCAGTATTCTGCGGCGAAACTCCAGAAGTTTTGATCGGCCCTTACTCCAGAGATAAATGGCGTCATTGCGAACCTGGAGACATCCTGATCGATGATCGTGCGGACAACTGCGCTGCGTGGACCACAGCAGGTGGGTTCTCCATTCTGCATGAAGGTGATGTTGATAAGACTATCGAACGCCTAAACTTTTTGGTCAAACACATAGTAGGATAGAACAAGAGGAGCTACATAGTGTAGCTCCTCTTTTCGTTTGCACAGTAAATATGATGTGAAAGGAGGATGTATGACAGCACTTGAAATATTGGAATCAGCCTATTGTTTGCGGAGATTTCCTACATGATCCTTTACTACTCGTACTATAATTCCAAACAACAGGTTGCTGTGGAGCGATTGCTAGAGGACCTCGGCTTTTCGTGCCCAGTAGAAAATAATGTTCGTATGCTGATGGAAATGTCCAAAGGTAAGGCTAATCCGGTGCATGGTTTTGTATTCGTCCCTCCAGAGAGCCTACCGTTTGATCGCCCTATTACATCAGCCTGGGATTTCTTTGAATGGGTAAAACTTCACGGACTGGTGCCAACCTAAAATGCAAGTTCCAATCTTTTTATTCCTTAATGAGACCCTCGACGAAGTTGAGGCCAAGCTGCGTGCCGAAACACGTAAGCTAAACACCGACCACGAAACGATCTCGTTCATTCTGTTCAGTCACAAAACTTCCAACACCGTGGCCAGTATGCAAGCTGCTTTGTATGATCTTCACCATCACGATTACGCGAAAGCTCTTGTTCTACTAGGCTATGCCTGGGAGCGTGTAGTAAAAGCACCTACAGGGAAAATACCACTAAGGAGCATCACATGAACTGGAACTATATAGGGATCGACGACGACCCGCCTAAACGAACAAAACTACTGCTGCTGTTGCCAAATCAATTCGTTACGGTAGGTACTGCAAATCATCCTAACTTGGTTGCGTGGCAGCCATTGAATTTCGACAGCGACCTTGAATGGTTGCAGCAAATATTGCGAGGACTACCTGAACTGAAGATGATCGGATGCATTCGCAAAGATCCTTTTATTCTAAATGAATTAAAGATCGCCCTTCTGCACTACGAAGAATCTAACCTTGCTGATTTCACTGACATCATTAGAGCATTGGACAAGAAAGCTCATAATGACGGTGTCCCATGCATCCCACATTTCCATCGATGAGATTAGTATGCTATCCGATAAACAAGCCTTCTGGTTGTATCGCCATCGAGTTACATTGGCATGCGTATTTGCTACCGTAATCTGCCTAGTGGTGGTGTTACCAATAGTAGCGTTCATCTATTGGATATTTGGCGGAGAATTCCACCGCGGAGCATCATTCGGCATCTACATAATCTTTAACCTTTATATCCTCATCGAGGTCTTCCGTATCGTGCTAAAGAAACACCAAGATATGTCAGAGAAGGCACGCCAAGAAGATGAGTTATTAAATCTTAAGTAAATATAGTGTTTCAATTCTCGAGGAGTAGAAGGTGACAATCAAGCAGGCGTACGAGGTCTACTCGCTTACAGGCGGTGGTTACAACAAGCGGCACCTCCATGGATACGCGTGGACAAAAGCTGACGCAAAGGCGTTGGCGTTAGAGGTCTCACCTAAGCGTTATCACATAGGAGTGGTTCATCTGGTAGAAGTCAATGGGCGCTGGCATAGAGTTAATGTCCATCCAATCGATGAGGTTATCGGAAATGTAGAAGAGGCAGAGACCTCGAGAATCGAACTAGACAATCTACCTGCCCGGCCAATCCCTGGAATATGGATTCAACTCGAAACGTTTCAGCCTCAGCGTCTTGGCCTAAACATTGAGAAGGCTATTGACCTGATAGCCCTAAAATCTGAACAGCGTACGTGTAGGCTCTATACCTTGCGCACAGGCGGATTGCTGCCTGTTACCTTTAAGATCGCAGACTTTCTAAAGTCCTCGAAACTGCAGGAGCAGATTTTCTTCTGGCTAAAGCACGAAATCGAATACCGAACATCACGAGGAGAACAAGATGACCCTGCCTGAAGTACTTGATGCAATCTTTGCGACTGACCATGCAATAAGCCGTCCAGCTCTGTGTGATGATCGTAATTCGTACATCACCTACGAAGGTGAACACTTGCCGATGAAGCTGCGGCGCTTCAACATGCCGCTCCAAACCGACTGGGTACCGTCTCCGAAAGAATTGATTGCAACTGATTGGTTTGTGGTGCCTATGGGAGACTAACGTGTTGCGCAATGCCTTGATATACGTTGGGATGTTTCTTCTAGGGACAATAATACGATACCCAATCGAGCATCTTATATACGAGAAGGTCTGGCCTTTGACTATGGTTGCTAAATGGTTGGGACTTCACTGAGTAAATAGAATTTTTAAAAGGACTTATATGGACAATATTTCTCAAAACTTTCAAGTTCAAATCATTCGATTTGAAGGTGACACTGCAGTCACAGTAGCCAAAGACCTGGCAGCAGCCATCATTACATGGGAACGCGAAATTGATGATGACGAAGAAGATGAAGACGACAAGGACGACGGCTTCCTTGTTCCTGATCACGTCACGCTTGACGCGGCTGATGAAATCGAGGTGGAGGACTCAGAAGAGGAGCCTGAGGATGAAGACTCTGACGAAGACGACTCCGATGAGGACTCTGATGCAGACGAAGACGAGGATGACGAGAGCCAGTCTAAGAAATCCAAAGGCGAAGATGTTACTGGTACCCTGTACCTGACCACTACGGTTAACAAGGGAGTGCTCGCTGATCTGCGTGACATCCAGGACAGTAACGAAATGCACAGGATTCGCTTTACCTATGGTAATAGCACGGTAGGTTCCATTACACGCGAGTTCACTGTTTATCCTGACTTGTTCGTAAGCATGACCGAGGGTAATCGGAATGGATTCCCTGAGGAACAGCCCCTCGAGGTCACTGTATCTTTCGACGTCAACGATTCCGACATCATCTACTAATACCAAATGGAAATTCCAATTACAGTAGCCTGCTATAAGGCAGCTAAAGCCAAAATGGGGGATGACCTCCCAACGTTATTCACCCACCGCAAGAAAGACGGCGACACCATTACGTTGCCTATCTACGATCTTGATCTGGACAAGCTAACGACTCTTACAGGATTCCTGAAATCACACAAGGATGATTCGTATTCCAAAATCGCCAAGCTGTGCAGGTCGCTAAAGGACCCGACCAACAAAAAGATCGAGGCCTTGGAGGAGCTACCTGCTTTGATTATTGGCTTCCTCAAGGCACAGGACACCAAGACTCTTCATTCGTTGCACGCGGAGCTGCGTGGCGTGGCCTATCTTCCGATGAGTGTGAAGTTTCATCCGGAGGTACGTGAGGGTAAGTACCAGACGCGACGTGAAGCCTATGTAGAGTTCGAATACTGCTATAACTCTCGCCATGGCTACTCCACTGATTCGTTCACTGTGCGTAAACGTGATGCCTATGGTACAGTCCCTGAATTGTTTAGGCGCCATAACCTGATGGCTCCTGATGAATCAATGGTCGAGGACTATGAGAAGATCAAGAAACGATATCTCAAATACTCCGACATGCACGGCGAACAATTCGAGTGCCGCGGTAATGCGTTCGCCACTGGCGGGGCTCACTGGTGGCGAGAGGACGAGCTTGAACTGACCATCTTCGGAAAGCCTTCAAAAGGTGTGTTGGACACCGAACATGGCATAAACAAGTACAACAGAAACTACGCGAAGAATACAGTCCAATCCGAAATCTATGACAACTCCTGGTGTGCGCCGCCTGTACACCCGGTACTTCCAGTGTTCTCGTTGGTGCATCATCGCACTGTATGGGTAAACGTAGGTAACATGCGTCCTTACGAGTACGATGACAAGGTTCAGGACAAGTTGATTCTTCCAGATACACACCGTCGGTTGGTCAACGCACTGGTCTCCAACCTAGAAGCCTTGCGTGATGAATCCGAAGGTAACGACAAATCAAAACTCATTAAAGCCAAGGCATCTTCATCTGTCATTCTGAATTACGGTCCGCCCGGTACAGGCAAGACTTTAACTGCTGAAGTTTACGCTGAAACTATTGAGCGTCCTTTGTATGAGATTCAATGCGCACAAATCGGTAGTAATCCAGAGGACATCGAAAAGAATCTGTCAAAGATTCTGGAACGTTCCTTGCGATTGAAGATGCCGTTGCTGATTAATGAAGCTGACGCATTCGTTGGTGCACGTGGTAAATCAATCGAACAAGATGCTATCGTTGCTGTGTTCCTGCGCTTGCTGGAGTATCACACCGGTCTGGTATTCTTGACGACCAATCGTGACCAGGACATTGATGACGCTATCAAGTCCCGTTGTATCGCCATGATTGAATTCAAAGCGCCGGCACGTAAGGAACGCCTCAATCTGTGGAAAATGCAGCTCGAACAGTTCAACCTGGAACTCAGCAAACCTGATCTGCTGAAGGCCGTCAGAGCTTTCCCTACCATCGTAGGACGAGACATCCAAAATCTGATCAAGTTGACTTCTCGCGTGTGCAAGGCAACCAAGACAGAATTCTGTTTTGAGGAGCTGCGCTATAACGCAGTCTTCCGAGGCATCAAGGTTCTGACCGATGCAGAAATGGTTGCTGAGCGTGAAAAGGAAGAAGCCGCCAAAGAGGTGAAAGACTAATCATGGTCACGTGCAGAGGATTGCTGTGAAGACTTCTGAACCCTTGATCCTACATCCTGATCTTGGACAGGATCTTTTAGTCCTTCCACATAACAAACGAGGGAACAAACTTCGCAAGAATGTGGCAACAGGTCGACTTAAAGTAAGCGAAGGGCATCTAGGCACTGTTCAAGGCATGACAATCAAACTTCCGCCTGCTCGCATACTAACCTGTAGCTTTTCTATAAGCAAGGAAGACTTGGACGGCCTTAATCCTTTTCGCACAACTATGGAGATCGTGAAATGGAAGAATCCAAAGAACGAAATCTTGAAGTTCAACAAGCGCAAGAAGCAGAAACGTCAGCGCACTGGCCGCAGGTAACAAGTCGTCAGTGGTCTACTGAACAGGACGGGCCGCACGATAGGCCTGTCGACATCTGGTACAACGGCAGTTGGGTGCCTGCGTTCTTCAAAGACATCAAGGCAGGAGATTTCTTTCTGATCTTGGATCATAACCTGGACCCAGGTAAATGCTTTCACGCAATGTCTGACTGCAAACGCTGCGGCACCGCCAATGGCCATTCAAACTTTATCATCATGAAGGGTATGGAGATTGTGCAGGCTCCGACCATTAAGGACATTACTGCATTAAACCTAGAGAATCACAAACCAAAGGAACTTAAATGAGTCAATTAAGTCAAGCTGTACAAGAGGCAATTCAGAAGGACCTTCCAGGTCTTGCCGCCGGAGAACTGAAGACCTTTATTGCAAAGGCGGAGCAGACCGAAAAAGAATTGACTGAAGCCAGGGCGCTTCTAGTAATTCGAAATAAGACCATCGCGGAGCAAACGGTTCAACTTGAGCAACATAAAGCGTTGAACGAGCGCCAGGCTGAACTGAATAAATATAGCAGCGAGCTTCAACAGAAAGAATTAGCGCTCCTGAAGCGTGAGGCCGTCCTGGAAGCAAAGATCGCAACAGCTGAACTTAATGGCGTCAAGGAAACTATGGATGCTTTCCTTAAGAACACCACTGTGCGCAAGACAGTCATTGCCGATGTATCGAAGCCTGTTGACGGCATGCCTTCTTCGCAATATGCCTCAGGCTCTGCAGGTACGCTGCAACGCAACTACGACGGCCGTCCTGATACCACAACCACCACGGAGACTGAAGAATGAGCAATTCACTGACTCGATTGGATCCTAATGCCGTAAAGGCTATGATCACCAGCACTACCTATCACCGCAGCCCTTCCGGTAAAGCCATCATCTGCGAGATCATGATTAATGGTGGATACTCCTGCATCGGCATCGGTCGCGTTATTGACATGGATAACGATAACGAAGAGATCGGAAAGCAAGCCGCACATGCCGAGGCTATGGAAGAAGTGTTTTCATATGCCGCTGTTGTAATGGCTGAACGTATGCGCAATGACGAAGTTCCAAATGCCAATGTCGATCTACTGCAAGCCTATGCTAATACCCATGGGGGTCAACCCCGCCTCATCTAATCAGAAAGAATAAAATGCCTGCAAAGAAAATCAAAGCTCAAACCGAAACTGCTCACCTGAATGCTAATCCAAAGAACGCAGCACGCCTTCAGGAGTCGATTGGACAGGTTAAATCGAACAGTAAGCGTAAAACCGTCAGCTTGACGCCAGGTAGCATCGATATGGATGACCTGGCCCGACGAGTTGCGCGAATCCAAAGTGGTCCTATCATTGGACAGACAAATGAAAAGTCAGTGGTCTCTCCTGCGTACGCGGCATCGGACATTCCAGGGAAAATGTCTCCTATTGATGGTGCATTTGAAGACCTGTTCTTCAATATGAATAATCTGGAGGCGGCAACGAGTGAACTTTTGTCCTCCATTAACTCTGTTCTTCTGTATCCAGCAACCGACGATGAAGCTAAATGCGGACCTGATGAACCTACCGTATCTTCGGTGCACCAACAACTTCGCAACATCACTCAGCGAGTACGTAATGTTACGCAACGTTTAAACGACGCACGCGGAGCAGTCCAGCTGTAATCAAACAAGGGAGCCCAATTTGGGCTCCCTTTGTCATTTGTAGTAAATAATAGTGTTAATCATTTAGGAGATGGTCATGAAGATGCTATACGTGGTCCCTTACCTTCCAGGAGACATACAAGATGACAACCACTTTAGGGTCGAGCACCATCACTCCCTAGGACTGAGTGGCACTACCTGCATTCTCAGTGGTGGCCGCGAACGAGAAGTGCGATGTACCTCTAGGAAAGCTCTTAACTGGGAGATGCACAAGTGTGAAACCATCCTTGTGCACTTGAAGCCGTTACCAAAATCAGTAATCCTTAAATATCAGTTAAAGAATCTGGACACACTCGATATTTTGAAATGGCTCTCCAAATATCCTAGTTCTCTAGATGAATTGCGTAAACAGATTCCTTTAAAGCCTTATGGTCAAGAACCTAACCCATTTTGTTCCATCATTGGTCCGTCGAAATTGATGCATAAGAAGTTGACTAAATTATGGAATCAAGACTTGATATGTTTTCGCACCAAGCATGGAAGAATTCTATACGAGTTGACTAACAAAGGTCGGTACACACTAAGTCAATTACTGGAGGTAAAATGATCGAACTAAAACGTGTTCCATTTGTAGGGGATGAGCGCATCTTGAATATGGTAGATACAATCCGTCCACGTACCAAGATCAAGGTGGAGCATACCGCTGATGTATTCACAGGTAACATCGTTGTCATTGAAGGAACAGAATACAAAATTCGTTCAGTGAATCCTCACGGTCCTGTCTCCAAGGGCAACTGCTTCATTCGTGTTTCTCGCACCTCAAAAGAGAAACGTCTACAGGCGAAGGATCTGTGTGTCTACACGATCCTAAAGTTTCTTGCTGTTGCAAAGAAACCTGTGACGTGGTCTATGGAAGTTCCAAAGGAAGATACCGTTGCCTATGCACTAACTGAGATAGATAGCACAAACGTTAAAGTTTTGCTCCGTAAGATGGCTAGCTTAAAAAGGCAAGGATACGTTAGCGGTTGTGCGTGTGGGTGTCACGGACGTTTTGAAATAACGGATCAAGGACATGCAGCATTAATTGAACTTCAAAACGAGATTTAATATGCTTGAAACCAGATTTTTATTCCCGTTTGACCAAGAAGGCGCCTACGAACTAAGCATACCTAAATGTGCTTCCTGGGAATCTTCCAAGACCAAGATTTTGGTCTTGCTGCAGACGGTTGATGGGCGTGATCTTAAAGCCAAAGGTATGCTGGCCGACAAGATGGTGCGACAATGCTTCACCAATGCACTGAAATACGCGCAGACCTACGCACGGACCTACAAGGAGGAATTGAAGCAGTCTGCTTATGTGGTTGCTCCGTTCAATCGCAAACGCCACCTGAACCTTAAAGGTGCGGCTCGAAAAAGCGCTGAACTAGAATTCGCAGAACACGCCCACAAGCTGATTAAGAAGCTAAAGCCGACACACGTTCTGATTTCTGGTGACGAGGCGTTTCATGCCATGTGGCCTAAAATAGAACACCACACCTACAAGCGTGGCTGGGTTCATGATCTTGAATCGAAAGGTCATAAGGTAAAGGTTACATCGACTCTTGACTTCTCTCGTCTGTTGGAGAAAAAAGGTGAATACGCTAACCTGTTAGGTTTCTGGTGCAGGCACTTCGCGCACCTAATGCTCGGCCGTCACCCTCATTCGTTAAAAGGATTAGAACCTACCGTAAGGTACGTGGACACTATCGAGAAGTTCGACCGTCTCATGGACCGTATGGAAGACGAGTCTGAGTTTTCGACTGACACGGAGACACGTGACCTCTCTGTGCTAGGTAATGCCATCTATACGATTCAATTCGCCTTGGGGTCCAACCCAAGTGTTGGATACGTGATCCCAGTGGACCATCCTCTGCAGGATTGCTGGACCAAAGAACAGCGCAAGCATATCAAAAAACGACTGCGCAAGTTGTTTGCGTCTAAAAAGAAAAAGCTTATCGTCGGCATGAACATCATGTATGACCTTAGGGTTATCCGCAGGTGTCTAAAGATTCCAATCATCTGGCATGACGTATGGGAGATCACCGCAGGTGAGCATGACCTGGACGAGAACATTACAGAACTTGCCAACTTTAATTCCAAGCCAGGTAATCTGGCGGCCATCTTAGGTTCGTACGAATGTTCCTTCTATTGGGACAACTCTTTTGGTAAGGAAGATCGTTCAACCATCGCTGCTGTTAAGCCTACAGATAAAGGCTTCCAGCGATACGGAGCAATGGACGTTGTTAGTCTTCTGCACATCAAGCCACAACAGATTAAAAGGGCGGCGCACCAATTCATCGAGGGACAGTCCTATAAGCCTTATTACGTAAGGCACATGATTGACCAAATGGGTGACACCGCCCATCAATTGTCACACCTTCGTGAAGACGGATCCTTGGTGGACGTTAATTATCTTCGACACCTGGTCTCCCCAGAAAGTCCTTTGAAGACTGAGATGAAACGACTGGCCTCGGAGTTTAGGCTGTTCCCTGAGGTGCAGGAGGCTAATCAGCGAATTCTTGGCGAATCTGGAATGAAGGCCAAAGGTTTGTTCGGAAAGTCCAAGGCTGCCGCCAAATGGGCGCTTTCGATGACCAAGCCTGCCCACCTTAGGGTTCTGTTCTTTGATGTGATGGGTATGGAGCCTGTCAACGAGACTGTCCAAGGAGAGAAATCAGTAGACAAGGCGTTCGTCACCGAAAACGAGGCGCGTAATCCTGTGGTGGCTGCTTATGGTGAGCACGCAAAACTTGGCAAATTGCTGTCAACCTATGCCAAGGGTTGGTTGAAGAAATTACGTTCCAATCGCGACTCAGCGGAAGATCAACATTTACGTGCTGACTATTCCTTCTTTGACGTAGCAACTGGACGCCTGAACTCCAAGAATCCTAACCTGCAACAAATTCCTTCGCGTGGCAAGCTGGCAAAGATCATCAAAAAGATGTTCGTGGCCAAGAAGGGTACATTGCTGGTTCGTTACGACTATTCTGCACACGAGGTTCGTGTGTGGTCCTACGTAGGCAAGGATCAAATCCTCGCGGGCATCTTCAAGGTCGGTCAGAAGCTCCGACAGCAATTCATTGTTGATCCCTCAGAAGAAAACGCGAAGGCTATCAAACTCAAGGGTGACATTCACATTCTGAACGTCAAACGGTTACTCGGCAAAATTGTCGATAAGAGCCATCCACTTCGAGACGCCATTAAAGCTGTTATCTTTGGTCTGCTGTACGGCAAGTCTGCTGAGACTTTAGGTGAGGACACGAAGCTCGGTGACAAGCAAGCTCTGATGAAAATCATCGGAGACAAAGAGGCTGACGTTAAGGCAAAGAAGGAAGCAGAGAAAAACCTGCGCGCACTTATGGCAGAGGACCGCACTTCTTACGCGCAAGGTCTGATTGATAAGGTCTTCCAAGAATTTAAGGGAGGAGCCAAGTGGACCAACAAAATGAAAAAGTTGGTCGAGACCGAGTACTACGTTTATAGCCCTATTGGAAGGATGCGCCGTCTGTACGCAGCAATGACTGGCGATCGCGGTATCGTTAATCAGCAGATTCGTAGGGGCTCTAACGCACCTATTCAAGGGTTCGCTTCTGAGATTGGCATCAAGGCTGGCCGTTTAATTATGGAACTCTACTACAAGGAGCTGCCTAAGTTTTGTGAGTTCCTCGATATAGAATACGACGACTGGGAGTTGCGTGTTCCTTATAATCGAGTTGTCCATGATGCATCATACTATTCCGTTATGTATTCGATGGTAATTCCATTCACTCACATATTACAATATGCTGCGACTTATGGAGTAACTGAAGTCTACGCAAAGGAGTTCAACGTTGAATTTCCTGTAGAGCCAGAGATCGAGATGGAATTTGGGGTCCGTGACGATTCCACCCACAAGTGGGACTGGAGTATTCCTAACATTGTTGACTCTATCGTTAAGTCAATTGACCAAGCCGAGGAACTGAATTTGTTGGAAGGTTCAAAAGATGAAGTCTTGAAGACCATTTTCGAACCATGGCGGAATAAGAAAATGAGGACTTACCTGCAGTCGAAATATCCGTTGCTAGGTGTAAAAAATCTTGACCGTCAGATAACAGAGGCACTTACCGTGGTTTATGGAAAGAAAGGGAAGGAGACTGCCTGATGCAGCCTTTATCTTCACAGGAAAGAGAGCTGTCCCCTATTGAACTTCGCAAGCGTCGACGTAAGATAGTAGTAGTTCTAGGTTTTCGTCGCAGTGATTTTGAACTCTGGTTAAGGAAATGGAAAACCTTTTGCTATTGGGCCGAGGAACGAACTTCCATTAACAAGCTGCATTTTCCTCTGTACCTAGTAAAAGCACACGAGGCTGGTATAAAACGTCCTACGCAAATAGGAAGAAAGCGCAATCAATTCCAACTTGGACGGATAGGAGATAAAGGTGGCTATACCAAAGCTAATTGTCGATTCATAACAGTCCAACAGAACCAGGAAGAGCGCAAGCTTAATGGTGGAACTGCTATAGCAGTTGAGAAGGCAGCAAGAATACGAAGAGGACAAACGAAAGAGACCGATGAACACATAGCATCCATGGCTGAAAAGTTACGTGGGCGCTCTATGCAGGATCATGAGTACCTAGCTGCGGCCGGTAGAAAGCGAGGTCGTGCCTTTAAAGTAAAATCACCCTCAGGAAAACGCATTACAGGTCAAAGTTTAAATGCTCTCTGCAAGGAATATGGATTAAATCAATCCATGATGAGCAAACTTTGTCGCGGGGATATTGAAACGTATAAAGGTTGGACTGGTAGGTACACCGAGCCGTTAAAACCATGGTATCGTATAAAGGAGAAGGGATGCAAGAAAGCCGCTACGTAATGCAGGCTTTTGATGAACAAACATGGTCGATCTTGGATTCTGAAACCAACAAGGTGTATGCGTTGGCTTTGACTGAACTGGCGAATTTTAGAGTCCACATTGCACTAGCTGAAGTATCCCTGAATTCTCACACAGCTCGTTATATGATGTACCTGCGTGAGATTCTAGGGGTGCACCTTCAAGTAAGCGATCAAAACGTAGGTCGTGATGTTTTGACCTACGTGCTTCAAGAACTTCAGCTAGGTGCTGATATCGCAAACCCTGTTGAAATGGCTATTCGATTATCTGCTGATCTTCACGGACAGCCTATTGAGTGGCCTGTTTCACCATCTCATTAGAGGCCTCACAAATGACCATTCTAGGTTCCCTTGTTTTACATTCAGACCGACCTGTCCCTGAATTCGAATTGCCTGAACTTAAGGGACTACATAAGCGAGAAGGGCACCATGTCGGGTCCCGACACAACGGAAGCTTCCGAGAGTACTTCGACCTAGAACCCCTTGAACTGTTGGTTCCACAGAGATACAAACGTATGACTGTTCTGGCCTCCGACAACGTGAAACACGAATTGTCTGCTGAGCTTTCTACGCTGGACTCGCAGTTCGAAGGTGCTCGTCAATTATTCAAGCTCCAGAAGTTGTTGGACCGCTTTCAAGGCCAATGGTTCTCGGTAGTCAACGTCTCCAATTTTGGTGCTGATGGTACGGCCCAAAGCGGTGGATTCTATCTATTGAGTTCAGATCATCCTCTGCACATCGCACTGGTCTTCGATTCCAATTCAGGATCAGTTCAATTGGTGTGGGCAACGTTTGATTTCAAACGTTCCTTAAGAGAGCAACAAGGCTTCAATTATTCCTTCTTTCTCCTACCAACTGAAAGGCGTATGCCCTTGTTTGTGCCCTCTCAAGCCTTATGTAGTAAATGGTGGAGACTAACGCAAAGTTTTGATGGCCAACGGTACGGACTGTTAAAGGCCTGTAACGCCATCGAAATGATCCTTTACAAAAATCCTCACGCCGCAAAGCTATGAACTATGTCGAAACTCAGTCCAAGTTAGATTTCGTACGTAATCAACTGTCACAGTACGCTGGCCCTAAAAAGGAGCAAAGTGGATCGATCTTCGTCCTCTGTCCCTTCCACTCCGAGCGCACTCCATCGTTCAGGATTTTCGTAAACGAGACTACCAAGAATCCTGGATATGGAAAATGCTATGGCTGCGGCCAATACGGAGGATGGGATAAATTGGCTCCAATGTTAGGCCTCAAACCTTTCAAAAAGGAGAAGCCTACTGAGGAGTACGCTAATTTTAGGTTACTTCCTGACGAGGAGGCGGAAGAAGAGCAGGATTTCGTTCAGGAGCCGATGAAGTTTAGTGATCTTCCGAAGAACAAACGTTGGCGTGGCATATCAACTAATCTGCTGATTGACTTAGGTGCCCGAGTGTGTCGACCGATCAATAAAGAATATGGCTTGCTGAAACCACGTCTGTGGTTACCTGTTTACATTAACGAAGAACTTAGGGGCTACATCAAAGCCCGCTTCAGGAAACATCCTGATTGGCCGTCATACATAAATGCCAAAGGTCCGTGGTCAAAGACTCACGGCCTATTTCCTTTTGACCACTCCATCAAGCTAATGCGTTCCCTTGAGTCCAAGACTATGGTTCTCGTTGAGGGTCAACGAGATGCATTAAGATTGATCTCTCACGGTATACCTGCTTTGTGTATTCTAGGCACTCAAAGTTGGAGCTCCTCTAAGGCCAAATTGTTGGAGCTCGCTGGAGTGGAGAAGCTTATCCTTCTGTTTGACGGAGATGATGCAGGCAAAGAAGCGACTGAACTTATTTTACCAAAGGTGCAATTCATGTTCAGTGTGAAGACCCTAAAGCTGTGGTCTATGAAGGGTAGTCCTTACATTCAATTCAAAGACGAGGAGCATCCTAGCAAGGCCGCAAAGAAGGCAGACGTAACCTTGTGGGACCCTGGCAATATGCCAGAATGGATAATCAACAAAATCAAACGAATATATTTCTAGGAGTACCATCATGTTTATGGCCGCTAAGTTATTCTTCTCTACCTCATTAGGTAAATCTCTTCTATTGGTTTTGGCCTTCGCGCTCACAGTGTTCGCTGCTTTCGAGTTAGGATCCAGCCACGGTTACTCCGATGGACACACGAAAGGCTTCAATGAAGGTCGAGCTTCACGTGATCCTGAAGTGCAGCACCTGCAAGACAACGTGGTAGCCTTATCAAAACTGATTAACGATGAACGCCTAGCTCAGGCCACCAAGATTGATAAACTGCAGTCTGATGCCGCCAATCAAGCTGTGGAGACCTCTAAGAAACTCAATCAGCAAATACGCGAACGTGACAAGATTATTCAGAACTACAAAAATCAAGTACCTCCAGAGATTCAGCAGCACTGCGCGCTTTCCATGGAAACAGTTCAGGCCATCAACAAGTTAATTGACAATGCAAATGGAGTTCGAAATGAAGGACCTGTCCAAGGTGATACTGCTACTGATAATAGTTCCTCTGGTCCTCCTGTGGATAGCCCTCACGCTAGCAACGGAGGACGAACAAATACCGATTCAAATAATAAAGGTCAAGGAGAAAACAAATGAATAGGATTAGTTTGTGGCTACTGGCTCCCTTGCTTTTGGTAGGCTGTGCGGATCAACCAGTCAAGCAAAAACCTTTGGAAGACGTGGTGCTAGTGCCTGAGAAGAAGACGGTATCGATCCCTGACGAGACATTACGAGAGTGCGATCCTCTGCCAAAAATGGAGGAGCGAAAGTACACAGAAGCTGAAACGCTTGATTTTATGCAGTCCCTGGTTACCAACCAATCCGACTGCCGCAAAAGGAAGAGCGACGAAACGCAAACTCTAAAGAAGGCGTTCAATAGTAAATAATTGGTATCAAGGAGCCTTACAGAACTCATACCGAACTGTCAGGCTTTTCTCACCTTCGTTATGGAGTTCCTTTAAATGCATTATTCGACTAAGACGTATGGGCATGAGATCGGCCTATCCTGTGTATTTCGTCAATGGAGGGCTGAAAGCCATTGCCGTTTGGCCCATGGTTATGCACTTTCCTTTAAGTTCATATTCGCTGCTGAAGAATTAGACCACAGAGGGTGGGTTTGCGATTTTGGAGGACTGAAACCTCTAAAAGGTATTCTTGAAGACACCTTCGACCATACTTTCCTGGTAGCTGAAGATGATCCTAAGTTCGATGTAATAATGGATCTTGATCGAGTTCACGGTATTGCAAAAGTAGTGCCTGTCCCTGCGGCTGGATGTGAACGCACTGCCGAAATGGTCTACGAGGTGGCAGAACAATGGCTCAAGGATGCAGGGTACAGTCCTCGCGTTCGCTTGGTATCTGTGGAAGTTTCCGAACACGGTGCAAACAGCGCCATTTACACGAAAGATTAACATGGGAAAGAAACTAGTTTGGGTAACCTTTCAGCGCAAAGGCTTTCACTTCTATCCAGGTGCACCTAGTGAGGTAGCATATCTGCAGGATCGTCATCGCCATTTATTCAAGTTCAAGGTGAAGATTGAAGTCTTCCACGATGACCGTGAAATCGAGTTCCACATGTTCCTGAACAAGATCGAAAGCTGGTACGACAGCGGAGCACTGGAACTCAATCATAAGTCCTGTGAAATGCTGGCAGATGATCTGCACGCCAAGCTTAACAAAGAGTATGGCGGGACCGGCAGGCCTCGCGAGTGCGTTATCGAGGTGTCTGAAGATGGGGAGTGTGGCGCTGAGTGCCACTACATGGTATGAAAGACAGCTCCGCCGTAAAGGACTTTACTGGCTTAAAGTTTCCGCCTGCATCGATTGAATACGCAATGTTCGAGGGCTTTGAGCAAGAAGGTCCGTTAAAAGGAAAGTTCACGTTGTTCATTGTAGGTCCTATGCCTTATGAAGATATCCTGGCTCAACTGTCCATTAAGGACTATGACCAAATTTATTTCGGTGCAGGTGGCCGCTTCGATTACCACCCAAAATCTGTTGAAGTCGTTTACAAGAATATCAATTCGGACGTTATCGTTACTGTGGAGAATCCAGTAATAGATTTTGACTTGATGGACTCCTGCGAGAACTTACATTGGATGTGCCCTATGGTCTGGCATGGTGAAGCTGTTCCGAATGCGATGGCATCTTTGGCCAAGCTCAGTGAAAAGCCACGCTACTATGATGACACCATTATAGTGAAGATTGACACTGGGTTGGCCACCTATTCTGCTTACTACGGCGCTTTAAAGCACTCCAGCTATGGTGACTACTCTGCTGACAAGCTGATAATGCAAAAGGAAAGACAATGAAGATTTTTTACATGGGACTAGAGAAGGTAGAGTCTCGCTACAGTCATCAGCTCACTGATTGGAACACCTCGGAATTCGAACGCCTAGGTGTACCTTATCGAGTTGTGACTGGCTCGGAAATTCCAGCAGTGCAAGGTCAGATCGTTAATGGTTCGGTTCTTGATGCACACGGACGTACCTACTATGCGATGACTCAAATGTCTTCCTTGGTAGCGATGATGCAAGCTGGCGAAGTAACTGAAAACGATGTGGTCTTCTTTGAGGACATGTTCACACCGGGTATCGAAAGCCTGGCGTACATTATGGCCCAAACACCAGATAAATATCGGCCACGAGTGTACGTTCGTTGTCTGGCTCAAACTATTGATCCAGACGATTTCGTTCATCGTACTGGCATGTTTGATTGGATGCGACATTTCGAACTAATGTTGGATTCCTTCATCACTGGTATCCTGGTGGCTTCTGAAGAAATGGTTGCCCATCTTCGTATCGCAGGATTCAAGTCCAACATTTATGTTACAGGTCTCCCGTTCGGCAAACAGGAAGTTCGTTCGCGAGTACCTCACTTGAAGGCTCTGTCCGATCGCCCTAAAGTTGTGTCATTCGCTTCACGCTGGGACGATGAAAAGCAACCATTCTTCTTCCTCCAAGTAATGGATGCGGTAAAGCAGTTGGATCCCTCTATCCAATTTCAGATCCTTACTGGAAACAAGACACTGAAGTCCAACAACGAGAAGGCCTTGCATGCTGCTAGGTCGTACGATAACAGTTGGCTTACCATCAAAGAAGGTCTGACCAAGAATGAGTACTATCAGGAACTGGCAAACTCACGCTTGCTTATGAATACCGCACTCCAAGACTGGGTGTCAAACACAATCTCTGAAGCGGACACCCTAGGGTGTATGACTTTGTTCCCTGCGTATAGGTCCTTCCCTGAAACAGTCGGTAACCGTCCAGAGCACCTATATCTGCCATGGTCTGTGGAAGATGCTGCAGCAAAGCTGGTTAAACTAATTAATCTGGAAATGACCCAGCCTGACATTGGTAAGATTTCAGATTATCAAGACCGCTCAATTGTGAGGACAGTGAAAGTACTAAAGGGCGGCCAATCATGGGCGCGCAATACCTTAGGTTACCGTCAGCACGTCGCACGTACCAAATTCTAGTAAATAGAGGTACCTAGGCTGAGCCAGTCAAGGCTCAGCCTTTTCCTACCTATGAGGTTCAAATGGACGCACCAAAAATTCGTAAATTCGGCATTATCGGTACCTCTTGTGCCGGTAAGACCACTCTGGCCCATACCTTGGTCGGCCGTCTTAAGTCATACGGTATCCTTGCTGATGGCTTGTTTAGCCAGGACCGGAAGTTCTCGTTTGATAAAAAATATATCGAAACAGAGGAAGCTCAGAATTGGATGATCTGCAATCTGATCGCGAAAGAGGTGGACCTGAGCCTACATGGAGACGTGGAAGTGTTGATCACTGATAGGACTCCTATTGATCTGTTTGCCTACTACTCTCACCAACATAACACGCGATTGAGCGAAGCTTGCTGGAACTACGCTAAAGAGTGGGCTAAGACCTACGATGCCTTGTACTTTCTGGAACCTCTTCCTTACCAGGATGATGGAAAGCGCCCATCGGATGATTTCAGGCTGGCTGTAGACGCGGAACTTCGTTTCCTAATTAAGATGATTCCTAACGTGTATCAGTTAGGACGGCATGAAGTTATGAATGACATCCTAAAGAGGATTGGCTTTAAAAAGCCTGGAGTGAAGATGGACTTTACTCCCAAGGATGCTCAGACTCTGGCCAACCATATTCAACGCTCCTTGGTGGTCAAGCGCTCGGAAATAAAGGATGCACTTTCTGATTACGACGTGTGGATCTTAGCAGGATTGGACTTCAACATTCAATCTGTAAGATCCTATGCATCAGGTCTGTTTGGAACTTTCGTTCCCCTGGAAATCAACCTTGCTGTTTCTACGGAAACTCTAACTTTTGAATTCGACCGTTATGACCCAGAATAATAAAAGGCGGCCCTTTGGATACGTGTTGGCTGCCATAACTGCGCGCTCTCCATCGTCTTTCATTGGCGTCAAATACGAAGACAACTCTAAGAAGCCGTATCTGTGGAAGCGAACACGCTTTAACGGATTGACCACTCATTGGACTCCTGATCGCACCATCTACTATGGCTCGCCTGGACCAAGGGCGAACGCTATTCCTACTGTTGACCTGGACGTAGTGTTTCCAATTAGCGCTCCGACAGAACCAGAGGTATTGGTGAACGCCGGATTCGACTACGCTATGGCCTCTCCGCACCATGTTAGTGCTGGATCGGAGACCCGGAGAAACGATAAGGTAAAGCTGTTCTGTGACTCAGGTGGGTTCCAGTTAATCAGTGGAGCCTTGGACTGGGTGGACATGGATGAATTGGCAGACACGTACAACAGAACCATCGATTACGGAATTGGCCTAGACATACCTACGCCAGGTGAGCTACAGAAAGACTTCCTGATGCGTATGTGTGACGTGATGATCAAGAACAATCGCTATCTACGCAGCAAAGTTGTACCTGAAGTAGAGATTTATGACGTGAGTCACGGTAACACCTTACAGTTGAGAGCCAAGTTTTTGGATCGCGTATTGGCCGAAAAGAAGAAGGAACGTCGCGATGGTCAAGGATTGGCGATCGGTGCTATCGCGCAAAACTTTAAGGATGGCGGTCAGCGCCAAACTGTGGTTACTGGGTCGGTTAATCTCATATACACACTGTTAAAATCCAAAGGCCTGTACGAGAGATATCACGTATTAGGAACAACGAATTCGTTTTTTCAATTTCTGTACCACGTGCTTCTCCATTATGAAGTGGCCCCACACATTACGGCGGACTCGACGTCCTACGTTTTGCCTGCGACGTATAATCTGATGATCGCCAACAAATTGGCTCCAGACCATTCCTTGTTATCGTTGGAGCTTCCAAAAGAGGAGCGCTCCTATACGTTGAACTGTAACTGTCCTGTGTGTTATCACGTAAAATATGCGCGTGAGTACCAGCTAATGTACATGACTAATACCTTACATGGTATGTATGCAACGGCCAACCAACGCGACCGAATCGAGGAAATAGCAGGAGAATACTTGAGGGGACGTATTGGACTAAATGAAGCGCTCTCGGTGTGTACCGGTGAACCTGCTTCGTCTCTCAAGGTGTACACAGCCATCGTAAAGTTTGCTATCGAGGCCGCCGAAAAAGGTTTTAAAGAAGCCTGGCTTTACCATGAGAAAACATTGAATGGCTTAATGCGAGGTTCAGTCTCCACAGGCGGTTTGTTCAACAAAGGCACCAAGGCAATGTCTTCTAAGGCTAAGCGACTGGACTCCATCCTTACTCGCTTTGAAGAGTTCCATGCAGCTAAAACAAAGGGACGCAAATGAAGATACTCAAGGTTCGTAATCTGTACGGCTACCCTTCGTACACCGACGCCATTGTGGAGTACAGCAAGTCCATAGGAGCTTCTCTTATTCTGGATCGCACTTCTTTGTTGAAGGCTCCCAAGGAGTGGAGGATGTCCAATAAGCCAAAAATCTTGGTCGACTCCTTCACGGCCTTCCTGCAAAGCGAGGTTCCTATCATTGGCTACAAGAATGATAGAGGTGTGTATCTCAAGGATTCGCGATTACCCCATCGAGAGCATTTGGTAGACAACGTATGTCAGGTGAAGATACCTTCCAATCTGAAGCGCGTTCCATCTAAAGTGCTGGCCTCCGCTTTGAAAGCCAAGGTCAAAAAAGACTTCCTGGACTCTATTGATCCTGAGGATCCTAACTATAAAGTGGTCAAGGGCATGATAACGATTCACCTCCCTGCGTCCTTAAAGGACCCATTCACCAAAGTAAATAAGAAGACAAAGGAGAACACATGAAAACCATCATGATTCAAAACCAAGATCGAAATATGAGTGCACGAGATTACCCGGACTCCACATTTCTACGTGTAACCTCAATGTTCCGAACCCTGCAAGGTGAAGGTCCATTCGCAGGCTTTCCAGCCGTGTTCCTTCGACTATCTGGATGTAACTATGGTAGCAAAACGGATATGTGCACCTGGTGTGATACTTCCTTCCAATTTGACCATGGGCAGCTGCATACGATTGACCAGGTAGTAGCAGAGCTAAATCATTTGGAAGGACGTCAGCCTTCTGACATTCTGGTAATCACTGGAGGGGAACCAACTCTTCAAAAAACTTTGCTAGGACTGATTTCAAAGGTATGGGCCAACAAATATTTCAAAACCATTCAAGTGGAAACCAATGGTACGCAGCCAAAGTTCTTTGAAGATGCTGAAGAGATGGGTCTCCTAGGTAAGGATAAAGTCACCTTTGTAGTCTCACCGAAAGCTAACGAACGGCTCAAGAAATATCCTCAGGTTCACCCTAAGGTTAAATGGTGGGCGGATTGCTATAAGTTTGTCCTGTCTGCTGAAGAAGGTGACGCGCATCACGAAATTCCTGAATGGGCATTAACCGAGAAACATAAGCCTGTGTATGTAAGCCCTATGACAGTATACCTAAAACCATATCAGGGTGAGGTGTCCTCTATTTGGGACGCTGACCTGGTGGATCAGGAACGCACCGCAGCAAACTACGCATACGCCGCTGCTTACGCCTTAAAACATAACCTGCGTCTGAGTGTGCAAATGCACACCCTGACTGCCATAGCTTAAAGGACAAACATGAGTAAGACCAACGCTCAACTGGGACAGCAGATACACAAACACCTGGAGGTGCTAGGTATCGAGACCCCTATGTTTGAAAATTCTCCGTCCGACCAGCTTAATATGATTACCAAGCTGGATCGCGTAGAGAAGCATTTTGCGGAGATCATGAAGTTACTCCAACTTAATCTTAATGATGACTCTCTAAGAGAGACACCAAGGCGAGTGGCAAAAATGTTTTTGAACGAGATTTTCTCCGGTCTTGATTACAATAATTTCCCTAAGTGCACCGTGATCGATAACAAGATGGGTGCTGACGAAATGGTGATCGAACGTAACATCACCATGAACTCCACTTGTGAACATCATCTGTTGCCTATTATCGGGAAGGCACACGTAGCATACATTCCAGGTGCTAAGGTACTTGGTCTGTCCAAGATGAATCGGATTGTTCAGTTCTTCGCTGCACGTCCTCAAGTTCAGGAACGGTTGACTCTGCAAATTCATGCCGCCCTGTGTTTCATTCTTGAAACCAAAGACGTTGCGGTGGTAATCGAAGCCGAGCATATGTGTGTAAAGACCAGGGGCGTAGAGGACGCTTGCAGTGACACAGTGACTTCCAAAGTAAGTGGTGTATTCCGTAACCCAGTAACTCGTAATGAGTTCATCACCTTTACACGAAAATGAGCATACACATAACTGAACACGGCCGTGATCTGGTGATCCTAGATATCGACGGCTGTTTATTGGACTCGGACTCGCGTCTACCGCATTTGCTGGCAGGTGATCGTGAGACCTACGACTCTCTCCATCCCACGGATCGTACGTGGCCGGCAGGCCATGCAGTGTACCGCATGTTTCAACGCCATCCAGACGTAACGGTGTTGTTCGTTACTGCTAGGCAGGAAAATGCCAGGCACTATACAATGGAGCAGCTTAACCGAGCATTAGGTAGCAGCTCTCCTGTTATGCCTTGGCAACTGCTGATGCGCCCTACAGGGTGTTCCGATCCAGATATTATCTTGAAGCCTCGTTTGATAGAGGAGGCTGGATGGTCTTTGGAGCGTATTCTTGTGGTAGTTGAAGACAGCGACGCCACTGTTGCTATGTGGCGATCCAAAGGAATTGAATGTTGGCAGCCGCGTTCAAGCACCCACAACATAAACACAGTGCAGCTGGCAATCGATTTAAACACTAGTAAATAACTTACGTACCACCCAACATCAAACGAGGATACACAAATGACGACTGACCAAGATTTCAACATCGCTGATTTGAATTTTCTGACCGAGGGATCGGTTTTCACCCGAGAGGACGGTCGGATGGCTCGCTTCCTGTTCCTGACCAACCAATCTCTGTCGGAAAAAATGAAGCAGAAGTTTCCACCGCAAGTGGTTTATGCAGACGAGAACGATAATATTCTCAGCTGCGACATCGACCGTTTCCTGGCTAAACGCAAGTTTGTTAATGTCATTCCTGAGTTGGAAGAACGCCTGCTCAATCTGCTTGCTGCCACCTCTTCGGAATCTGAAGAAACTCTGGACCTGGACTCCGATGATGACCAACTGATCATCGAGGATACAGAATCGAGTGAATCCCAAGAAGGCGATCAACCTGCAGGAGACGATTTCATTGACAGCGATGAGAAACCTGTGGTTACTTTGCTTGCATCTCGTGATGATCTGCCTGTGGTAATCAATGTGGACCAATTTACTCAAGCCGTGTCGTCCTATCAGCAGAATCCAGGTGTCGAACCAGGCACGCTGCAGCACACGCTGTTTATCCGCGAAGAGCCAGGCATTAGCAGCGAAACCATCTACGCTGCATTTAGCCCTACGCACGCGGACAAGAACGTTACCTATGAGTTTCAAGTGGAGTACGAAGGTGAGAAGCGCACCGTCGAATGGGATACTTTCGCAGGTATCTATCCTGCAATCTTCTTCGGAAGCCGTATGTTCCAAGTGATCTTCTACGGTCCGCGAGTTCCTGCTGCAAGCTTGGTGGCCGCCGAGGAGTTGGCTCAGGAAAACACTGAGGTTATTACCGCTGCACCTGACGTGGAAATTCAACAAGGTCAACTGGTAGCCATCAATGAAGCCGGTCAAGCGGTTCCGGCGCAAGCTATTTCTAATCCTGCGGCTCAACCTGTTCAAGTGCAGGTACAGCCTGTGGCGCAGGTTCAAGTCCAAGTGCAGGCCGCACAGTAACATACACAAAGCCCAGTCATGGTCCTAAGAGCTGTGGCTGGGCTTTTTCTTTTTAGGAGTACAAGTTGAAAGTACGCAAAGGTGATTACTGTGTGGCTCGTCAGGAGCAAGGAAAAGACTACCTGTTCAAGGCCCTAGCTGATTCCGATGCCAAATCGGTTGAAGCTGTGTTGGAAAAGGACTGCCATATTCAAGGCATGCGACACACTTTGACTGTCGCTTTGTCTGATGTGGTGGTCAATCTTGGTCCTGATCCACATCCAGGTAAGGTCTACGGCCACGATGTAGGGTCCGTGCATCGTAAACGTGTAACCCACAAAGCATTTGGTGATGTACACTTCTTTTATCGGCCAGAGAAGCAGGTCATTACCGACCTCAGCGAAGCGATGACCAAAGTTGGTGCGGCCTTAAAGAAACAAGGGACTTCCTTTTTGTTGTCCAACGTGGTATTCGAAGTCCTGCCTTTTAATGGTGAGAAATACGCAGGTCGATTCATGATGTCAAAGAACGACAAAATACCAAAGCGTATTCAGATTCGTCCAGAAATTATGCCGGCCTCCGAATATGCTTACGTGCTATATCATGAGCTTGGCCACAACCTGCACATGGATTTTTGCAAGGCCTCAAAGAAGTTGAACGCTCAGTGGCTAAAACTGTTCAACACCTCTATTAGGGTAGAAACCATTAAGAAGGATAAAAGCCTGCACTTAATGAATGCTTTGATGGCAGGCGAAGAGTGTCCTTCTGACTTTAAACGAGGTCTGGACGAGGACGACGCCTTGGCCTTCAAATGGATCATTCGGACGATCCAGCAGGTAAATGGGTTAGCCATTCAAGACCTAGACACCTTGTTTGAAGCCGATATGAAGGAGGAGATCGCCAAGGTATGGCCAGTGCGCAACATCCCTCGAAAAGAATTGGCTCCTATCATCTCTGATTACGCTGCGGTGAGCTTTAAGGAGACGTTCGCTGAAGCCTACGCATTCTACATGACAAAGAAGAAACTGCCTGAATCCATCGTTAAACTTCTTGAACGCTCCATTTCCTACGCAAAGGCCAATCATGACAAAACTGGCGAAAGCTGATATTGACGCAGAAGATTGGGAACCGAGTCTTTCTTATCCAGAAAATGAAGTAGAGTGCATGCAAGGTCATCGGTTTCTTAGTCATTCCAAATTTAGCGGACGTTTGGTTGCTATCGTCTCCCGTAATCCGTGCCCTGTGTGTCGTGGCTACATGCTGAGGGCTTCCCATGGCGTACCAGAGCGCCAGAGTCTGACTCGTAAAGACGTAGGTGACATCGATGGATAAGAACTATATTGATTGGGTGATCAATTCATCCAAATGGTTGTTTGAGGAAACGGAGAAACGTTTGAAGTACTCTCCATTTGACCACAATCAATTCCACTGGTGGTTGATTCATTCCAAAGGACCTCACTTCTTTGCTCTCCGTGATCTCCTGAGAAAAGATGGATACACCTTCTTCGTCACTGCTGAACCTATTGCTCTTACTACCTTAGAGAACTCTGTTGTATTGACGGCCTTTTGCGTAAGTGAATCCACAGCACAGGTTAGAGTTCGCGGTCAATGGTTGCCTCGTAGCCAAATGCCATTGTATGTGGAAGCAGGGCAATGGGATTGCCCTCAGATGAATCCTCTGTTTGATTGGACAGAAGATCAAGCCTGGGCCTATCTCATTGATCGTAAGATCGTCCTACCTGAAGATTTTGGTAAGGAGATCGAATGAAGCTATTTAAACCACAAAACGCTGAGGATTTTAATCGTGATCTTCTGGAAGAAGCACAACGAGAAATAGTTAAACACCTGGCTGCAGTGGAGTATAGCCAGGCAATGATCAAGTTGTACCAAGAGCGTATTACACGACTGGAGCCTAGCCATGCTAAGAGCTAACTTCATTGAAGTACGAGTCCGTGACGCGGTACGCGATGAGATGCGCAAACGATTGGCTTCAAGAAAATATCTGTCGAAATCGTATCGAGCATACCTGAGTCGTTTTCGTCGTCTTCATTGTCTGGAGTACCGTCAAGAAGGTGAAACTCCAATAGAGGCTTTCGGTCGGGTAATGAACGAACACCTTATCATGATGGCTAGCCGTCCTGGATTCGCGAGGCTGATGTTGGATAAAGACAGTCTGATGATGCAGCAGTACAGAGAGGATCAAGCGAAGATAAAAGAAAAAGTCGACCACATTCTTGCACAGTTGCTTCCGTATGACCGTCGACTCAACTATGATCGTCACTGCATTGGCGGCCACATCACGGACATCGATAAAGGCTTTAATCCAAGGTACGGCACTTCTTTGACGGAAATCATCCTTGGTAGAAGTTATTCACCTTGTCCGGAGACGTAAATGGAAACTATCGATTTCACTCCTCATGATATCATCAAGGAAGTTACCAAAATAGGTGACGTTTCTGAGATTAGCCTCAGCAAGGATCTATTGAAACGATTAACCAATGGGCTGCATAAGCAGAAGGGTAATCCATTCGATAACTACTTCGATTACAACCATATGGAACCTAGTCGAAGGGGGTCAAAGAAAGTCCCTGTAGGCTATATGTTCGGTATGTTAGTCCTTGTCGACACCGACCTCATCGACAAAACTTTGATTCTCACTGGAGGACAAACTCAAATGCGATTCATCGTTCGAGACCTACCATGTCCAGAATCCTAACTGACACCGAAGCTCTTCACCGACTTTCCATTGGTGAAACCTTATACGTAGGCATCTGGGCGTACACGCGAAGTAGCCGCTACATGACGTGTGGGTGCTGCGACGACTCGGACGACTTCGAGGACATTGACGAGGCTATGGACAGCCTGCGCAAATGCACCGACAACTTCACTCAATCATTCATCAATCTAAAGGAAGACAATGAGTAACTTACTGACCGACCGTGAGAATCAAATCAAAGTTAAGATCATCGCTGATTCCGTGGCACCGAATGGTGCGCGAATCACAAGCTACGAACTGGAATACCATCGCTACATTCATGCTGAATTCATGACGCACCGTGTGTTCTCCAAGAATGCGGCATCGTCGCGAGCTATCCCTGCCGCCAAACTTCTTCAATTGGTGCGAGATGAACCTATGCTGCCTGTACACCTCGGTATGAATCAGGGCGGCATGCAGGCTCAGCAGGAACTTCCGCCTGACGTACAGCAACGCATTCTGGATGTATGGGAAGAACTGGGCGGCATCATCGCTGACAAGGTGGAGTACTTGGCCTCGTTGGGTCTGCACAAGCAGGTTGTAAATCGTCCACTGGAGTCCATGCTGCCGATCAAGGTAATCGCCACAGGTACCGAGTACAACAACTTCTTCGAACTACGCGATTCCCAATATGCGCAGCCGGAGTTTCGCGTCCTGGCGCACAAGATGCGTGTGGCACGTGACGAATCAACTCCTACTCCATTAGCATACGGCGAATGGCATCTTCCATACGTTACTACTGAAGATCGCCTGTGGGCAAAAATCAATGTTAAGAATGTCGACCGTACTCTTTGCTGGCTTTCGTCTGCGCGTTGTGCCCGTGTAACCCACGCACTAGGTGGCCTAACTTCCAAGACAATTGAGGAAGAGATCGGAAAAGGCAAGGAGTTGTTTGCTGTCAAACATATGAGTCCGTTTGAGCACATTGCTACACCTGCAGACTTCAGTACAGCTACTGAAGATGATGTAAAGGCTCTGATTGACCACCTGGCAACACCTGAATCAACTTGTCCTGCTGTCTTCGACGTACGCAATCTGCGCGGTTGGCGCTCCATGCGCTCCTACATCGAAAACGGTGAACTTCAATGAAAACCGTATTACATATCAAGGTGGGTTCAGACGAGTATCCAGATCCAACTCCTGAGGATCTTGTGTCCGTCTTGGACGAATACACGGCACTATCAGAGACTCCATGGCCTACAGAAGAGTTTCATCTTAGTTCTGGTGAAGCCTTACTTTGGAAGATTCCAGATACCTACTCCGACGAGGAGCGTGCACATCTAAAATCTATGGTGGACTACGCACTCCGAGATACGCGAGGTGCCACCATAGTTACAAAACGAGATATTCAGTTCTATAAGAAAGGGGAAAAGCAATGAGTGACTTGAAAGATGGTGAACCAACCGGTCTGTTAAATCACGATGGTAGCATGATGGAGGTTAACTGCTACGTGCACGATCAAACAGGCGAAAAGCATCGCTGTGGTGTTCGTTGGGTGCCTATTACTGATGAAATAAAAGAAAAAATCATCAACGGTAATACTCAAACAGTAAGTATGGGTGCCATTGTGTCCGACGACATGAAAGCACGTATGCCAACGGAAGACCATCTAGCTGAAGTGGAAGCTAAAGCATGGAACAAACCTGACAAGTGGCCTTATATTGAAATAGGGAAAGAAGTCATGATACATGATGGTGGTGTTTGGACAGCTGCGGTTAAAGATCGTGTATCACTGATTAACGTGCCTCCAGGCACAAATCATCAAAGGGCTAAGGAATGTCTGGCCGCCCACGAATCCTTAATTAAGGGTAAAGGTCTAACCACCACCAAGATACCTGAGCCAGGACCAAATTATGGAACTGCAGACAATCCATTGTTAGCCGAAGCTACAAAGCAAACGGTAGAAGAAAATTCTGTAGGAAGCAAAGGCACCATACACTCTCCGTTTGAACGCGGTGCACAGTCCTTGTGGTCAAAGAAAATCAATAATGAGGTCGTTGGATTTCAACCGGACTCTGTAAGCTTGACTACAGAAGGCGTTCAAATGTGCGGGCGCGGTTTCGTGAACACTGGTACCAGTCATTTAGAAACCGAAATCACTGTAGGTCCAGGCTTAACGTCTCCAGATAGCGTTGTTACTTACGATCCGACACCAGAACAGCGTAAGGAAATCGCACGCGAATACGCGCTGTCGATTATCACTGAATTTGAGTTCCGTGCCAAGGCTGCAGAACATTCTGGACACAACGTCAATTACTACTCGGTCCCTGTGCGCAATCCAAAACGTCCGGAGCGCCTTCCATACATCTTCGAAGTCGAAGATTTGATACAAGCGCTCCGACTGAACTTCCATGAAGGCACAGTGTTGAAATCGTTGATTCGCTCTGCTACTGAACGAGAACTCGGTTTGGTTAAACAAGGAGGTGACTCCATTCGTGATGCAGAGAAAATGATACATAGTTCGCAGGAACTTCTGCGAGATCGTAAGTTGACACGAGATTCGAAATGACTACCAACTACAGCACCAGAACCCGTCAACGTAACGTAGACTACAGGGCTATCCTAGATTATGTAAGGAAAAATCCTAACGTTACCGCTTCTGCTGTAGTGCAAGCCTTTCCTCATTTATCTGTGGCCAAAGTTGAAAAAGCAATGACTGTACTTCAACGGATGAACTTCTTATATGTCTCTCGTAAGGAGAAGTCACATGGAGTTTCTTACCGCCATTACTATTCGGTAGCAGATTATAGTGAAGAATATTTGGACCAGGAGCTGCCCTTGGAGCGACCAAAAGACTACATTAGGTCATATAAGGTGAAACCTAAATCCTATGTGGTGTCTAACGTTGCACGAGATCCATTGGACACCTATTTGATGGGTTCTGGTGAAGCCCCGAGTTTAGCCTTTCACAGGAGTCAATATGTCTCTACTGCATCCAAATAGAAAGCCTACCAAAGCTACGCTGGATCGGCACCACAAATGGATGAAGGCCATTCAGTTTATGGAAGACATGCAGGAGGCCACCACTGTTGATCTGGCCGTCTATACGGATCAATCTCCATCTGCCGGTAGAAATATGGTTCGAGCCTTTGTGGAGGCAAAACTAATAGAGCATGTACGCAATGAGCCTGGAGGACGCGGTAAGGAACATGCAGTCTACCGTATCGTAGCAGGAGCCAAGGTAAAAGCCTCGCAACTTTATCCTACAGAAATAGAAGGTAAGGAATTCGCCCCAAGAGTTCCTACCCGGACTCCAGGTCAGCACCTGATGGCCGATGAGTACCGTCCTCCACAACCTTTGAGTTCAGTGCGTGTGCGCAGAGATCCTTTGGTAATTGCTTTGTGTGGTCATGGTAGGGCCCCTAGTCTGAATTTCATGGATTCAAATCAGGGAGGTGAAAATGCTGACGCTTAAACAGTTCATGACCAAAACAGACGAAGGACGCAAACAGCGCGCTCAGTACGTTCGAATCGTTGGTCTTAAAACCGGCTACCTCAAATCAGGATTAGGATATGTGGCGTGTAAGTCCTATTCAACTCATAAGGTAAATGAGCAAGGCCGTTTGGTTCGTGTTCCGAACCCTGAGCACCACATTACAGTGATTACGTTTATCGATAAAAAGCTACACGTACACCATGCGTGTTCTTGCCAAGACAATTTGTTCCGATGGGAGTGGGCGAACACGCAGAAGAATGCATCCGAAATCGAATACTCCAACGGTGAGCCTCCTACCACTACCAATCCTCGCTTCAAAAACTCTTTGTGCAAGCACGGGGTTGCTCTGGTAGAGAGAATTCGTCCTAAACTTCCTCCTGGTACTGTATGAGCGCGCAATACGAACACTCTATAGTCTTCCAAAGGATGAAGACTGTAAAAGAAAAAATCCAAACCAACTATACCAGTCTTCAGTATCTACAGACGTTAAACCATTTCTTATGGAAAGCCTTGCAACCGATTGCTATTGAGTGTCCTGAATTCTTTAAGGGCTACCTATGCAAGGTAGTAGCTCGTCAGACCATTAAGGCCAGTGCTAAATTTACTTCCAATGATCGGCAGAAACTTCCTGTACAGCTATTCAATTGCTTAAGGTCTACCGACCAGAAAATGCTGGACCTAGCCAAGGATATGCACGTTAACCGAGGTTTGCTGTTTGGTTTGATTTCGTTCTTTTTGAACCACGTGGAGACCTATAAAAGGCTACATGAGAAAGCGGCCTTGTCAGTTCGTACCCGAAGTATCTGTTGGCAAGTGGAACGCCAGCTAGGATTGCGCGACGGAGGGGAACTATATCAGGCTATTCTAGAAGTTGAATACTGGTCAATAAAGGCACGAACCTGGAAAGAGCAAATCATCGAGAAGTACACTCGCATGGCCCTTCTGCAGGCACAGGCGACATATAAGGACTACAACCATGTGGTACGCTTAGACGACATTGTCCAGATTTACCTTATGGTTGTGTCCAGGGCTATTGATCGATGTGATTCGCGCCACGGGGTTATTACAACCTTCATGCAGTCTTGGTTCAAGTCTGCCAAATCCGAGGTGGCAAAACTTGCTGAGGGTCATCAGGATAGTTCGTACGAAGGATTAATCGATGAGCACGGCGATGCTGTTCACGACATACTAGGAGTGTCTGCTCCTGATATGTCGTTCGAAATGTGGCAGCACATAGCATATATAGGCAGACAGGTTGACCCTGAGGGACTGGTTCGTACCAAGCTGAACATTCCTCAGTACGTAAGTCTTAAACATCGGAAGCTATTACAGGAATTCGTCTATGAAGGACCGCCAGGATGAGCAATGACTTAATGACCGCGGCGCTTCAAGCTCAGGTATCTGATCTCAAGAGGTCGCAGAAGCATGCAAACGAAATGGTTTCACGCTTGATGGCACAGTCAATGACTGAAGAACAGCGCATTGGGGTCTTCGAGACCGTGATGAAGCATTTGACCGAGAACGATAACTGCAAGGCCAACCAACTGACAGGCATCATACGAACCACTCTGTTTGGTCTTAATGATGTTGCGCAGACTACGACTGATGAGGCCACCAAATCACGGCTCATCGAGATGATTAAGGCTCTCAATGTATCCATCGGCTACGAAGAAACTGCGCGTATGGTCGTCGAGAAATCTCAATCATTGTGCTAGTAAATAAATCTGCGTCATTGAGACGCTTCGCTTCCTGGATGGGCGTCCATCGCCAGGCGTTAGTGGGCAACGAAACCACTCAACCAAAGGAGAAGTACCATGAAACAAACCAATACCCCAATCGGTCACGAGTTTCTGAATAGGCTGTCGGACGATCAGATCGTCAAGGCTGTACGACATAATATTCCGATCTTCATGGGAGAGCGTAATAGCAAAGGCGGTCTGAGTTTCAAATGCCCAGCCTGCAAACGCAAACATCATCACGACGCTGAACCTGGGTTTAAGTCTCCAAATTGTTTTGCGAAGCCCCCAGTACATTCAGCAGGTTACTTCGTGCTTGAGCCTCTCACTGACAAAGGTGTAATGGCAGTGGAAAATATCAAACGGTCTAAAGTTGAAACCTTCTTGAAAGGGATCGGAGATAAACCGTTTAGTATCGACTACGTTAAGCAAGATAAGACGGAACGAAGCCTTACGGGACGTCTTGACGTAATTCCACTGAAAGGTGGGAAGAACAAAGTGGAAGCACTTGATCGTTCTTACCTTACGGTCTTTGACGTGGAGGCTAATGGATACCGAACGGTAAACATCTCGACTGCCAATCGCCTTCGTGTGAATGGTGTGGCCTACGACGTAATCGACTAAGCAGTACGGCGACAGCCGGGAGAGTCGTTCGTGTTCCATATTGAACGACTCTCCAAAACACAGAACACAGTAAATAATCGAGTAGTTATTATCAACCAAGGAGCAAAGATGGCAAAGAAACCTACGGCTTATATTTGTATACGCGAGGCTTGAATTTTCCATTGCCTAGCACAATAAGAACAACTCGATAGCCTGCGTCCAAGCAAGCACGGAGTTTTCTTTTAAGTTTAGGCTTATCCAGTTCAAGAGTATATGTCGACTTTACCTCAACCACAGTTCTTCCATTTATCAGCATATCTGGATGGTATACTCTGCTGCCTTTGTAGTTGTAGCGTATAGTCGGAATTCCTTTCTTTGTACCTGCGAGTATTGATTGTGGTTTTACTCCCAAACGGGAGATGAGATACTTTATAGCCTGTGGTTCGAATCCTTGCAATCCGGTAAATGTGTAGCCTTTGAACTTTAAGGTTTTAAACCCGTAGGTACTTCTTTGTATTCTTTGCAGAACTGTTTTACTTTGAGATGGATGCCTAGTTCCATGATTCGCAAAACTGGTTGCTTCGTATCCAGATATGTAGGCTGCCTTCCATTCAGGATCTTTATGGTTAGCCTTCAAGGTCTCTGCCGCCTTCAAAATCACTTCAGGATCTTGATGAGCATTTCTAACTCCATACTTGGCTAAACACGAAGCTTCGTAGGTTTCTAGGTAAGCGGATTTGTACTCAGGATCTTTAAACAAGGCTTTCTTAGCTTTCGATATACGCTCACCTGATTTTTCATATTTGCATTTAGGAGAACAAAACTCAGCTGTACAATAATTCCACGGAGTTAGTTTAGGTTTTAAGGCCAATCCGCAATGACAGGTCCCGTGGAGTAGTTCATTCCAACGGTATAAACTTGTCCAATACTCCTCAGTGCTTTTGTATTTTGAGAGTTCTAACTGTTTAGCTTTCCTACGTGCTTTATATTGAGCCCAGTTTTCATTATCCTTCTTTTCTGGATAAGGAAAAATAATCGTCTCAACAAAAGTTATCAAACGTGGAGATAAGGCAGATTTGTATTTGTTGAAGACCTCGATAATAAGTTTTCTGCGCGTAGCTTGTGTATTCTTGGAGCCTTGACTGCTTTCACTTTTTCTATTTATAAGCGGCGCAAGTCGAATTCTTAATTCCTTGAAGAATCTGGAGTTGTTATGTTTATGGGAGGTGCTGGTAGGTGACTTAGACATGACTTACTCTAATGAAGTAAATAAGTAGTGAGGGTTGTACAATGCAGCCTAGATACGAGTGTCATTAGCACGTCGCTCACGAGATGATCAGTCTCTTCGTGCTGCATTGTACTTAATTAAATTGTGTAAAACATAGGAGTAATAAATAATGGCAAAACGACAGTCGGGCACCGACCTCGATGATGTGGCGGACAGTAACGGTGGTAAGAAATCTCGTATCGACGACAAGATCACGCTGGTCAAGTTCCCTGAAGGCAAATGGCTGCAAGGCCGTCTGTTCGGCAAAATCTACACCTATGGTGGATATTGGGTGAAGACCAAAAAGAAGGACGGCAAAGCTACAACCTTCTATGTGTCGTGCCCTTCTTACGATCCACAAACCCAACAACGGGACTCCTCTATCTATGATCCATGGCGTGATCTGGAAGCCCAGCAGATCGCTGACGGCGTTGAACCAAAAGACCGCCTGATTCGTTTTGCAGTCAAAGGTTACATCAACGGTATCGTTCGTTCGGCAGAAAAAGATCGTCCACGCAAGGTCTCGGCTTCCAAGAAGGAACTGAAAACCAAATTCAAAGACAAGGACAGCGAATCGTGGACTCCGGTCTATGTCTTCCCTCTCGGCAAAGCAGCACTGGGCAAGCTCAAAGAACAAGGTCAGCTGAACACTGTTGAAGTAAAAGGTCAAACCAAGAACTTCCCGCTGACTCATGAGAAGTATGGGCGCGATGTTCGTATCAAATACGATTCGACCAAGGCACCGGCGGACCAGTATCAGATCGTGATGGGTGACAAGCGTACTCCTCTAACCGAGGAACAGCAGGAATATCTGGTGTGGGACCTGTCCGAATTGGAAGCAGAAACCCCTGAGGCAGAAATCAAACGCGATTTTGAATCGTGGGCAACTCGCAACGGCATCAAACTCAAAGGTAAATCGAAGAAATCCAAAGACGAGGACGATGAGGACGACGAAGACCTGCCAGATGATGACGGCGACGATGATGACGAAGACGAGCCAAAATCGAAGAAGGGTAAAAAGGACAAAAAAGCCAAGAAGGGTAAGAAGTCCAAAGACGAGGACGATGAAGACTCTGACGAAGATGATTCCGATGAGGATGATGATTCTGACGATGAAGAGGACGAGGACGAGGACGAACCAAAGTCCAAGAAATCGAAAGGTAAATCGAAGAAATCCAAAGACGAGGACGATGAGGATTTCGACGATGATGACGACGAAGACGAACCTAAATCCAAGAAGTCCAAAAAGAAATCCAAGTCTGCTGACGAAGATGAAGACGAAGATGACATGGATTCGGATTTCGATGATGACGAGGATGAAGACGATGAACCTAAATCCAAGAAATCTAAGAAGCCAGTAAAAGGCAAGAAGTCTAAATCTGATGACGAAGATGAAGACGATGAGGACGAGGACTTCGATGATGACGAAGATGATGAAGAGGACGAACCTAAATCCAAGTCTAAGAAGTCAGTAAAAGGTAAATCCAAGAAGTCGCGTGATGACGACGAGGATGAAGAAGACGATGAGGATGAGGAGGATGAGGATGAGCCGAAATCCAAGTCCAAGAAATCCAAAGGCAAATCCAAGAAGTCCAAAGATGAGGACGACGAAGACGACGAGGATGATGACTCGGACGATTTCGACGACGAAGATGAGGACGACGAAGAGGATGAGCGCAAGTCGAAGAAGTCCAAAAAGAAATCCAAGAAGTAAGGAATAGATAATCACGACCCGGCCCTTCCCTTTGTGGGATCGGCCGGGTTTTTTGCTTTCGTCACAAGGAATTCAAATGGCAAAGAAAGAAAAACCAGTTAAGGAAAAGAAGATCCATAAGGAACCAAAGACAAAGAAGGTAGCAGGTTTCGACTATGATTCAATCTATGGTGAATCCATGGACGCTATCGCTCGGCGTCAGGGTGTGGAGACCTCTGCTCTTGATGTGGTTGATCCTGTCTCCACAGGCATGCTTACTACCGACCTGCAAATGGGCGGCGGCATTCGTCCCGGTATGTATACCAGCGCTGGTGCAGAACAGTCGGCCAAGACTACCAATGTGTTGGAGTGGATGGCCAACATGATCAAGGAGAAGATTCCTCGAATCGAACTTTTTGATTACGAGGGATCAACGAAAAACTCCAAGTCCTACGTTATGTCGATCATGAAAGGGGCTGGCCTGAAACTCTCCTATGCCGAGTTATTCGGTAAGAAGGATAAGGAGACTGGTAAATGGCTTATTCGCCCTCGCGTTCACTATCATGCTGAATCCATCGGCGAGAAATTCTTTGACTATATGTCGGAGATGCTGCGACAGCTTCCTGACAAGCGTTTCATAGCTAATCAATGGTGGCTGGTATTTGAAAAAACCAAGGACAACATCAAGAAATACGGAGAGCACGGTGATGAGTCCATGCCTAAGAAATACGGCGAAGGTATTTGGATTCCAGCACCTGATGGAAATATGCAGGCAGCTATCTTTGTCGACTCCTGGCCGGCAATGAACTCCATCGCAAACGACGAAGAGGATGCAAACAATGGCCTGGCACTACAGGCTCGCATGTTCTCCAAACATCTGCCACGGGTTAAAGGTCGTTGCGCTTCCAAAATGGTGGCTTTAATCGGTGTCAATCAACTGCGTGCAGTTCCAATGGCAATGTTTGGACCTAAAGAAACTGAACCAGGTGGTGTGGCACTGCGATTCAATTCGGATGTTCGTATTCGTAATACACCGCGTGGGTCTGGTTATCCGCTGTGGGCCAAAAACTTCAATAAACAGTTCGAAGAGGTGGAGAAATCTGTTGAATTTCCGGGTCAGTTGGATCGATACCGCTACATTCATACGAAGGCCGTAAAGAACAAACTGTGGACACCTAATCGAGAGAATTGGATTCGTATTTGGATTGAGGATGGTTCAGGTACAGCACGCGGTCTGGACCCTTTCTTCGATACCATGTACTACCTGAAGCAAACTGGACAATTGGTCGGCAAAGGTCGGAAGGCCTTAACGTTGAATCTCGAAGGCCTAGGTAAAACCAAACCTTTGTCTTGGGATGAATACAAACAATGGGTGCTTGGTGATAAGGAAACCATGACAAAAATTTCCAAGAAAGCCGGTGTCAAACCTATGAGTCTTCGATCCTTCTGCTTCAAGCAAATGAAATCTGGCAAAGGTGAGGATCTCTACGTGAAATGTAAAGACACCAAAATCGACGAGGACGAATAACATGAATGAGGCCAACAAGCTGGTACCTGTGGAGCAATCAGAACTCGATAATGCCGACGATCTGTTGGCCTCTCTTTCAGATATCGCATATTCCACAGCACCTACTAAACCAGTAAAAGAATCAAAGGCTCGGAAATCTCGTTTCTTTTTTAAGCTTTCCAAATCCTTTGTTGAGGAAGTGGAAGCCAAGAAGAAGGTCTTCGTTCCACGTCAAATGGTCCACATAGATCACGAGGTGGAGAAACGTCTTAAGGACTATAAACAGGAGATACCTTCTGAATTGGAAGCCAACATAAATAAGGTGCGAGAATTCTTCCTCCAAGAGATCGCACCAATAACAATGGCGGCAGGTGCTGGGGCCTCCCAAGCCCAAGAGGTGGTAAAGCGTCTGGTAAATTCTGATATCGACGGAACTCAATTTGAGAAATTCGAGAAGATGATGGCCAAGGCCGTGGACATAAAGATGGCGCGTTTCGTAGCCCGTCAGCTTGGTATGACCAAAAAAGAGGCCGCAGAAATTCTGGCCGAGATGAAGCCTCGCATTCCTCAGATTGTGCCTATAGGAGTTCCTAGTGAAAGACCCCAAGAAACCCCCAAAGGAAATAAAAAAGCTACAGACATTCGCTGAACTATTTCCTGATTTTACTACTGATGAGCAACGCGAAGAACTGGATAAGTGGGAGCGTAAAACCAAGAAGGCTGTTAAGGAAGGCACCGCCTCCACTATCATTCTTCCTGACGAAAAGGAAATCATTCTTCCTGACGATTTCGACATAAAGGAGGAGTGCTGCTGTGGTTAAACACTGTATAAAACCTCTTCCACTATCAGCTGATATTCAGGAGGCAGCTGTGCTCGCAGTAGGTTTGAGAAGTGATGATGCGCGTCAATGGCATCTCAAATGGCGAAACAAGGTAAGGACCTCCAAATATAGAGGCCTGGTCTGCACATTGAGCTTCACTCAATATCTTCTATTAGCACTTAAGGCAGGCCTGCGTAAACCTTCAGATATTGGTGACAAGCCGGGAAGTTATGTTCTAGGCCGATTTGGTGACACTGGAGGATATACCTTCGCCAATTGTAGCTTTATTTTGTACGAAGAAAATTGCTCAGAGGTTCATAGCAACGGTAGATTGGATTACGAAGCTGTGTCCTTATGTAGAAAGGGTAAAACAAGACATGACACGGAATTTATAGCACGACAATCGGCAACTATGACAGGTCGTAGGAAAGAGACACACGCAGGTCTTGCCATAATCTCAGATAAGAACAGTAAAAACTTTCGGTTGGTATCGCCGAAAGGAAAAGTCTATACAGGAAGGAACTTAAAGGGGTTCGGCCTGAAGCATAAACTCAATCAGACAGGTCTATCCCGGCTGTGTCGAGGTGTTCACGAATCTTATAAGGGTTGGACTGGAGAGTACATCGATGACTAAAGATAGCAAGGCAGAAAAGAAACGGATTCTGCTGCTGCACGAATTGTTTCCCGAATTTACCACAGATGCTCAACGTGAATTAATCGAGAGTTGGGAAACTGACTCTAAGAAATCCCAAAAAGCCGGAAAGACCGACAACTACGTCGAGTTGAAGAATGGTGATTTCGCTGATATCCCGGACTCCTTCGACATCAAGGCTTTGATGGACTTAGCCGAGGACCCTCTTACTGGCACTATGAGGAATCTTCGTATTGATGACCGCGATCTTCCACATGCCAAAAACTATTGGGACTATTCAGCTCGCATCATCGGCAAGGATGCGAACATGCCGTGGGCAAAACAAATGTGGACAGGTCTGATGTTGCACGGCGAGGTATGTACTGCGTGTACCAAATCAAAGTATCTGGACATTCATAACATACCTAAGGACTTTAACTCGCATGAATTTCCAAAGTTAATGACCTTGCTGGAGTATGGCATTTGTCCTAAGTGTAAGCGTCATAAGTGGGACCTGATAAAGAACCACAACATGATGAATTACCTGGAGTTGGTGAATGTGCTGGGTCAGCGTTCAGGTAAGAGCTCCAGTTCTGCAGGCGGCTACGCTCCTTATGATGCACACTGTTGGATGAAGTTTCCGAGTCTGCCTACTCTGGCTCCTCAGTCCATGCAGGCTTCGACCGAGCTTACCACCACCTTTGTCTCACTCAACACGAGTAAAGCTATCGGTGTTATGTGGACTCCGTTCAAGCGCCATATCGAGGACTCCAAGTGGTGGCAGCAGTATTTTGCTATCCTCGATGAATCCAAGAAGAAATATGGAGTGGAGCTCTATAGGGCCTCGACTCTGTACCTAAAGTTCTTCCATAAGAACATGCACTTCTATCCTACAGGTCCTAGGTCGTCTACACTTCGTGGTGATACTAGGAAAGGCGCACTGCTTGACGAATTAGGCTTGTTCCCCTTGCCTCGAGGAGATCAAGAGGAGGATACGGAAAGCGAACGTGCCAACGCAGACGAGGCACATAAATCGCTTATGAACTCACTGACCACTGTTCAAGGTATTCGCTGGAAGCTCCTTAAGCAAGGTTATAGCTCGGTTCCTTGGGCAGGCTTAATGTCGGTATCATCTCCGTTCAGCCTGCGAGATAAGGTAATGCGTTTGTATCGTCACTCCAAAACAGACGAAGGACGTAAAACAGTACTTGGTATTAATCTTCCTACCTGGGAGGTTAATCCAGATTTTGATCGAGACAACCCTATCATCGTGGCCGCGTACGCTGCAAACTTTGAAAAGGCGGAGCGAGATTATGGGGCCAATCCACCTGCTGTTCATTCACGCTATATGCCAGTTTCGTCTTTTGAGAAGGCGTTTATGAATGGACAGAACTCGCACACCTTCGATTACTGCTTTGATCAACCGGAATACATATATGGAAAAATCCACAAGATTAGGACATTCAGGTGGCCTTCCATAGTATCAATCGATGCCGGGTCAGTAGATAACTCGTTTACTGTCACAGGCATGCATTACGATTTTGATGCGAACAAGAGCGTGGTAACTACCGTTCTGGAATGCATGCCGCAGGAAGGGCGTCGAATAAACTTTAACATGCTGTATATTCACGTGATTCTGCCTTTGTTGAAGGATCTTAACGCCGTAGGATTGCTGGCAGACCAATGGCAGTCAATCGATATTCTGAATCGCGCCCAGGATGACATGGGAATGAATCCATTAGGTAAACCACGCTGCAAGGCCAAGCAACATTCACCCAACCGTAAGGACTTTGATGCAGTGAGGGCAATGTTAGGTGCAGGTAACGTTCTGCTGCCTTCGATCAACGAAATGGACGCCAAGAAGATTCTTGAAGGTGGGATTGCCTCATACAAACAGGAAATGGTGAATAAACCTGTTCAGCATCTAATGCTTCAAATGAGTACGGTTAAGGACATAGGTCCAGGAAGATGCCCGACCAAAGGGGACGACATGACTGACGATATCTTTAGGGCGATTGTCCTTGGCTTGGCAAAAATGCACCACCCTAACGTAATGGAGGCCTTAAAAACTGCGTGCTCCTTTAACTACGGTAACAATGGTAATAGGGCACGGATGCCTACCCCTGGCTACGCCGGGCGTTCTGGAGGCCACGTCCATCGTTGGGCAGGTATACGATAAATGCAAATTTCATGGGAAAGGAGGATATACCGAAGATGGCGAAAAAGAAACAACGGAAACCAAACAAGACGTACGTCCTCGTTCCCTGTAAACGCAGTCATGATTATCGTATTCTGGCGGCCGACCCTGGTACACGTAACTATGGAGTTGCCTGTGTTGGGACCAAAGGTGACAAGGTTGAGGTAGTTGCCAATTCTCTGTTAACCAATCCTATAACACAGCTCACTGCTGGTTACCAAAATCAGCGTTCTCTATTCCGCAATGAACTTAATCAATGGTTTGATCTTTACGATCCTAACATTGTGATTGCGGAACGCTTCCAGACACGAGGTAATGGCGGACCGACCATTGAGTTGGTCTCCTCGATGAATGCTCTTCTTGGTGTTATTCGAGCCAAGCTACCTGTGAAATATATTCCAGCTAGTCAATGGAAGGTCGCATTCAATCGACGTTGGGGCGACGACTACCTAAAAGGTATGTATGAGGATTGCTTGACTACCCCTCACCAACTGGATGCAGTTCTTATAGGTATCTATGGTCTGGAGTATGCCTTAAGACGGGAGCTAAAGTACACGCCGGCCAAGATTATTGAAATGGTGGAGTCCACATCATGCCTAGAACTAAGGAAGCCAAGAAATTAACATGCGATTGTGCTGACTGTCTTTCAGGAAAATCAGTACCGATGGAAGAATGGTTGAAGAATCCGAAGCATCAACATATTTGGAACCAAGTCGCAGCAGGTTTAGACACCGGCCGCATCAAAGTACAAGGAGAAACTCATGAAACTACCCCAGGCGTGGAACCCCTCATCAAAGACAAAGACAACAGCAACCAAGGTTGAGGCGCGCATTGATATGAGTGCCGAGGTTGCAGGCGCAGGTTTATGTCCTGACTGCCGACAGCCTATGCAACCTATGACTGCAGGTCCTGTTGAAACTCTGACCTGTATGGGTTGTCGAATCAGTCTGCCAATTGCAGACCCGGAAAACACAGTCGAACCTCCGGTAGAGGCTGTACAAGGCCCGTCTACCTACTTAGATCAATAATCGTAAGGGAGTCCCTAAGAAGGACTCCCTGTTCGCTTTTATGCCACTCGAAAAAAAGAAACTCAAAGCCCTTCCAGCTCCTGAAACTAAGAAAAAGAAATCTCTTGAGGCCTTAGACGTAAGTGCCAAGAAAAAGAAAAAGAAGCGCACTGAGATCGTGGAATATGAGGAAGAGCCTAAACGATTATCGAAGACGCGCACAAAGACCTTACTGAAAACACAGTTTGGTACTGGAGCTGAAAAGATTCTGCGCATGCTGGAGCAGGACGAAACTGATCCTGCTTTGGCATTGCTGCACAAACGATTACTCTCCGCAGTGGTGGACGTACTGCCTTTGGCTGAGATGGGTATTAGGGCGTCAAAAGGCACCAGAGGGATCCACGGGTTCACAATGCTGACCTCTCAAATACGCGAGTTGATAGTCGATATTCAGGCTACTCAAGATCGTGGCATGATGGGTGAGACCTTGGTACAGCAGGTTATTCAACCTGCTTTCGGTGACCTCGCACAAGATACCGTTCAGGAGTTTTCTGTTATAGCTGCCGATGCTAAAGCCAACATGACGGAAGAGGAATATAAGTTATTTGCTCCTCTTCTACGTGACGCCCGAGCGCGTCTGGCCAATCGCATGACCCATCATTATAATCAAATGAAGTCAGGTACCATTGATTTCTTACAACGCTAGATATGGATGCCAATCATATTCGCCAATTAGTTGCCCACTACTACGCACGTAAGAAATGGCAAGTCCATTTCGAATTAGGCTTGGTTAAGAAGGGACGATTAAGGGCCGACGTAGTTGCCATGACCATGGGCGGTTATTTGGTAATCGTGGAAGTCAAAAGTTCCGTTGCTGATTTCAAGACCGACAAGAAATGGCAAGGCTATCGTCAATTTTGCAACCAACTTTATTTCGCCATGGCACCTGAGGTGTATGCGAAGGTAAAGGATTTGATACCTAAGGGAGTAGGCGTCTTCATTGCTCTACCAAACTCAGTTAAGGTCGTTCAGAAGGCTAAGCGGCAGGAACTGGATATCAAAATCCAACTAAACATTGCTATTCGCATGGGCTATCGTTCTGCTGACGTAACCAAATTCGAGCGTAAATCCAAAACAGCTGGGCGTAAATATTTGGCACTCAAAGTGGTAGACGTTATATCTGCCTTACCTAAACCTCGATCTCGTAAGACGGTACTGGCCGCCGCAGAGACTGCTCTCAAAGGATTCGTATGAGCCATTTACTTAGTTTCGTTCAAAGATCGCGACTCCAAGCGGCTTTAAGGACTCAGGAAGAAGTTATCAGCAAAATCGGTGGACAGCCCTTAAGTGACTCATTCGGCCGGGAACAGATGAAGAAGTTTACTCGGGTGATTCAGACTAAACCTAAATTGGTTAAGAAAGACCTAGGGACCTCCAAAGGTTTAACCATGAATATGTTGGACGATACAACAGATCATGTGGTAACCCTTTACGACGATGACCTACAGAAAGTGGTGGCCTACGGTAAGTTGGAAGACTCTCCTTACTCCAATCGGTATCGCATGTACAACCTGTATGTTGACAAGGATTGGCGAGGTAAAGGACTGGCCACGGTTTTGCATTTGGGAGCCTTACACGTACTCAAGCATCTTGAGTCAGATACCACTATGGCTGTAGGTGCTTTGAAAGCCTTCAAGTCCTTGGAGAAATTTGGCTATAAGGTCAAAATGTTTGATACCGATACAGGAAAGACTGTACCTTTTACCTGGGGACCTTCTGACGTTCCAGTGGTTAATGGCCACTCAATAGAGGACGAGGAACACTATGCCTTATACGTGTGAACGCAAATTTAATGGTAAGGAAGATACCAAGGAGGTAACGTGTTTCCACGCAACAAAATTCTAGGCGTTCACAATGGACGCATCAAAACAGACATAGGCGGTGCCTCTCCTATGGCGGCGTACGCCTCTAAGCGATCCTACTCCGAATCTCAAACAAAAGTTACAGCAGCCCTCGGTGGTAATCTGGGTGTAGCAGGTGGAGCAAATTCGGTTTCTATGAATTCGTTCTGGAACTCGCAGTATCAATATTGGTTCACTGGATTGATTCCTGCCGAGCCAATGTATTCTCAGTCAGCTCAACTGGCTTTGTTTTATCGGGACATTTACCTCAACGATAGCGTTGGGGGAACGGTAGTCGATTTGCAGTCGAGTTTTCCTTTCTCGGATTTTGATCTCCGAGGTGTGGATGAACGCGCTACCATCATTTATAATGATGCCATGGAGCAGCTTGATATCCAGCGAATGCTGCCTATCATTAGTACAGCATACCTGGCCGATGGCTTCTTTGCAGGGTCCTTAATCTTTGATCCAAGAACCAAGCGTTTCGTTGACACGTTGGTTCATGATGCACTCCAATGTGCTATTATTCCAGGCCCGTTCTTTAACCTTATGCCTCAGGTTAATGTGCAGACTTCCAGCAGCACTGTTAATCTGCTGGGATCGGATAGTCCTTACGCCAGAGAGTATGTCAATTCTCTACCTCGTGAGTTCGTGCACCTAATGAATCAAGGTCAGTACACTTTGAGTCCAATCAGCACCTTGTTCGTGGCACGTAAAACTCTGACCGATAGAGCATACGTTTCGTATCTGCACCGTCTGCTGCCAATGTATCTGATTGAGAAGACGATGTACAGGGGGACTTTAGTAGAGGCGTCTCGCAGGCAAAGGGCGACCACTCATATTACGGCAGGTGATGATGTCTGGACCCCAACTGGAGAGGAATTGGCGGCGCTGGTCTCGCAATTCCAACAAGCAGAATTCGATCCATTAGGTGGTTGGGTATCAACTCGTAACGCAGTTCAGTTGACTGATGTACGACCTGGCGGTGACTTCTGGCGTTGGGATCAAACAGATTTGACTCCATATAAGCTCCGTGCTCTTGGTGTGTCAGAGTCCTTCCTGAGCGGTGAGACTTCTTACGCAGCTATGGAATCTGCTTACTCCCTGTTCTTGGAATCGCAGAACGTGTATCGAAATCATTTGACGAATGCGATTTTCTACTCGACCTTGTTCCCTTTGATTGCGGTTTCCAACGGTTTGTACAAACCAGGCACACCTGAAAGTGCTAAGCTTCGTAACAGCCAGATCAGCAAATTCTTGATGCACTCCAATAATAAAGCTAATCTACTGATTCCTAAAATCATGTGGCACAAGTCTCTGGAGGCCAAGCACGAGGAATCAACCTTTGACATGCTGGAGCAGGTGTCCGAAAAAGGCGTTCCTATTCCACTTAAGCAATGGATGGCCGCAGCCGGTCTGGACAAAGATACACTGTTGAAGGATCTCAAGGAAGACCAGGAGTTACGTAAGCTTCTTAATCGCTATACTGGTAAGGACACCACGCACGAAGGCGAAGACGAAATTGGGGACCAAAAGGAAGAATACGCAGGTTTGAAAGTTCCTACTGCACAGTCTATCAAGAAAGGTGTCACTGGTCGACGCTCTATCCTAGGACGTAAATGGGATGATCCTCAGGACTACTCGATCGGTAAGACTGGCAAGAAGCAGTATGTTTTCAATTCTCGTTTAAAGGTACGTGATCAGAACGCGCAACTGGCAAAGATTTCGGCAAAAATGAACATCGATGCTCACTATCGCCTTCAAGTGGCGAAGCGTAATGAACAAACACTTGGTCAATCCAAATTGGAGATTTAAATGTACTCCTGTTTAGTAGAGTCGCGCATTAAGGGTGAGGACGAGTACGAATGGTTTCGCTATCTAGGTAAGCCCATTGAAATCCCTTTCAGGGGAATTACCCGTACGTTGGAAACCGATCAAAAGATTGGAGTTAGGAAGTCTTCCAATGGAAAACAAATTCGTATGGTCTTCGATGGAGATATCAACAGAGTAATGACCTTGGATTTGGCATTGGCCAAAAAGATTGCTTCCAAAGTTAAACCAGTTAAAGGACGTTAATATGGAACGCCATCCTTATGTGATGGGTCTGATCTGGGATCATTTTACTCCACAGGTGCAGGCCCAGGTTGTAAAGGATTTGATAGCTATCCAGAACCAACCAAACGGCCGAAATCTGATGGTCTATTATGATGCTGATGTTCCTGAACTAGCCGGACTCTTGAACTCCATGCAGATTAAAAGGACTCCAGCCAAAGTCTTGGCCAAACTATGGGTCCTTTATCAGACAGGTCCAGAACAGCTTGAAGCCCCAGAGCATGCTGCTGAGGTGGTAGAGCGTGATATGCAAATCGGTGTTAAGGATCCTGCGATCTTGAATACGGATGAGCAGTCAGGCTTCTATTTGGCTCCTCAGGGGCGTAACATATCCCCTACTCTGGATTTAAATCGTCCTATGCCAGGTTGGTATCCAGGTGGCCCTACCGCAGATTTGGTCTGGCTATGGGGATAACACAATTTAATGACTGTAGCCTACACGAGGAACTGGGTTTCGTAAGAAACCGACTCGCGGAAGGGTGCAGTCTCTTCGTTTTAGGGGACGGTTAGGTCTGTAGGCCCTCACAACCGTCCTCTCTTTTTACCCATGGGCGTAGCTGACTCATGAGGATCTTCTCTCCGGCTATTCCCAAGGGTCCTTTTAAAGAGGACCATTCATGGCATCTCTCAATGATCTACTTGCAAAGGCACGTTTGACTCCGCCTTCAGCTATTCTGAGTCCTGATGTTCGAAATAATGCGGTTACTCAGTTTAGGTCCACTACCAACCAAATTCGAAATATACCGGCATCCATTTTAGATGCTTCTGCTGCAAAGCTTCAAGGTGCTGTTGGTAATGCTGTACAGACTGGATTGTCTGACGTTCGTGGTGCAGTCGTCCAAGCTTTGAGCGGCGATTTCAGCGGTGCTCTAACAACCATAGCACAGGGCCCTCAGGATGTTCTGGGGATGATTGAAGCATCATTTGGGTCCAATACCAGCGGTACTCCAAATCCATTCCTAGCTAATGGCGCACCAGTGAACACGCTGCAAGGAGCATTAGGTAGAAGCGATCCACTCATGAGCTTCCAATGGTATTGCGATCTGCCGACTGTTACTCCTATCGGAGGCGCCCCTGCAAATCTCTCCTGGGAATATGTGGAGGAAGCAACTCCAAACTTTAGGGTGTTCGAAGTTCAGTCCATGCACTTTCAAGGCCGCAATCGTAATATTGTAGGCAAGTATTCGGTGGACCCTTTGCGCTTGAATTTCTACGCCGATGTATCGAACACTGCACTCCTGTATCTGCAGGCATGGAACGGTGCGGTACTTCGTCCGTTTGACGAATCCCAGGCTTCTTCTATGGGCGGTGGCTTCGGAAGACCATCGGACTATATGAAGCCCATTAATCTGTACCTGTTTGACCCAACCAAGGCCTTAGTGTTTAACCTTAGCTATACCGAGTGCTGGCCTACTTCCACAGAAGGTTTACACCTAGATAGCGGATCATCTACGCGATTGACCTTCAATGTTTCCTTTAGTGTAGGCGATGTTTTCATTCAGGCCCTCAAGATCAATAACAATCTTAGCGGGCAGTTTTTGCTCAACACCATAACCAATAATCTGCTTTCTGGCATACTCTAATAAAGGAGTCCATCATGGACCAACCAACAGAACAATTCGTACCCTTCCCAGCCGAAAAACGTCAGCAACTGGAATCCAAAGTAAAGCCTGGAACTATTCACAATCCGCATCACCCGAACAACCGCCAGCCAGCTCAAAACATTCAGATGGCTGGTGGACCTCGTGTAATTCAAGGTAATCCGCCCGGTGTAGCTGCATATCGTGAATCTGCTAATGCAGGACCGATACCGGGTACACTTGCCTACAATAGGCAGCCGATACCTATGGCTGCTCCTATTCCTGAGCCACAACCTTATGTTCATGTAACTCCGAACTCTGAGGATGAGGCAGTTTCGTTTGAGCTGCCTTCCAATTTCCTGTTCTATGATTTCAAAGACTTGTATATCAAACCGTTTAAAGGACGTCAGTTCTCCAAACTGCACCGTGCGCGTGAGGAAGAGTCCTTGCTTCATGTGGTAGAAGCGGTAAGTGCTGTCATTAGCACTGCTACTATCAAGGAAGGCCTAGGCTTCTGGCTTACACTTCCAGACTTCTATGCTTGTTTGTATTGGCTGAGGATGCACTCGTTCCTTAAGCACGGATTCACACATCAGACTATTTGCAGGTCTAAGAAGCACCACGAGTGGGTAGAGAAAGGTCGCCTGGCTGAGAATGGTGAGACTCGTATTCCTGTGGCTGCAGATACGCTTAAGCACGCAGAGATCATCAATAAGGCTTCGTTGAAGACCAGAAATCTTACAGAGCTTCCGAATCTTGAAGATTTCCAACTTTCCTATCCAGGACTGAAGTTGGTGCCGGTACTGATGCGCGATGTTCTGGAAATCACCATGAACGAATCTACTGATCGATTTGCTGCGCGTACAGCTTCGTCATTCCAGTTTGAGGATCGTTTTGCTACCCTTCAAGAGCGTATGGCAATTGTCGATGATCTTTCAGGTGATGACATCGCTACTATTGCCGCCTGGGAGAAGGCTTGTTCCAATTACGGCGTAGAGGAATCCATCAAATGGACTTGCAAAACATGCGGTCACATTCATACCGATGAACTCCAGATAGAGGCCCACAGTTTTTTCCCATCGGCAGCATGAAGTCCTATCTTGAACTACATGGATTGATTGCTGCGGAGTATCACATAACACTGCCTGATACCACGCCGTTGTATCAGATTCAGTATATGGCATCTCTGGCTGAGAATCGACGTAATGACAGATTAAAAGCCGCGCAAGAGGGGAAAGTGTGGGTTGGATAAAAGGATAAGTAATGACACTCAACACACGAAACCAGTCCAAATGGGATAGTTTGCAGGACCAAGGCCAGCATACGATAGACAAGGTGCTGGCCGGTAAGGCTACTGAAGCTGATCTGTCCCAACTGTCTAAATTGCTCACCGAACAGCACGAATTGGCAGGTAAGATTTTTGACCAAGGAGTGGAAGACGCTAAGCTTACGGCAGATACCATAGTCGATAAGTTGAACAAGGAGCGTATCGAGTCTGGTAAGAGATCATTAACTCAGAAGGCTTTCAATCGGATTTTCCAGACGACCTTCCAACAAGTCATGAGTCAGGCCATAGAGGATATTCTAGGTCAGGTGCATGATGAGTTTGAATCTCAGTCTGAGGAAATCAAGACCAAAATCGATAAAGCCCTAGAAGGTATCAGAGGCTTTCATGCGCCTACTGAAGCACCGCGAACTCCAACGGATCGTCTTCTAGGTAAGAAACCTGAAAAGGAAGCGCATCTAGCTGAAACCGCGCCTTCTGAGAAGTCCTTGATGGATCGTGTTTTGAGTCGCCAGGACAAGGCAGATCAACAGCGTACCGAAGTCATGCAAATGATACGTGACACTGCGGCGTCTGTGAAGGATAAGGTTACCAGTTTGTACGACCGATTCACCAAGCGTAACGAAGATGACGAAGAGGAGAAGAAGGCGTCTATTTGGATGCGTAAGCTCCGTAGCATTTTTCAGCCATTTAAATCAGCATGGTCAAAGGGTAAAGCAGCCAAGAATAAGGTTCAAAGTCTTTTGGAGATGATAGGTAAGCCTTTGCTCTTGGCTGTTATGAACCCTGCCTTGATAAAAAGCATTACCGATGAGGTGTCACAGTATTTGAACTTTGATACCATTTCCAAGTTTATGTCCGATATGTGGGATGACGCAAAGAAGGTAGGTTCAGATTCCATAGATTGGATTATTGACAAGGTAAAGACATTCTTTGGATTCGGTAAAAAGGAAAAGCCGAACGTAAAGCCTAAGGTTGACACGATTGCACAAGCGGCAGCAGGTACAACTCAAACGCTTCCTTCCTCTATAACACCGGCGCAGGCGGCATCAGAAATACCTAAAGCTCAAAATGGGCTAGAACAGGCGCAAAAGACGTTGGCGGATGCACAGGCTCGGTACAAGGCACAGCCTACACCTGCCAATAAGAAGGCAGTCGACTCTGCTCAGATGACGCTGAACTATTGGCAAAATCGCGTTACGATGTACACGCAGCGCGCTAGTCAGTCCAAGCTGGCTGGTCAGAGTGTGGACCAAGCACAGATCATTGTAACTCCGACGCAGCCGATAGCAGGTCCTGCTTCTACTGAAGTTGCTGCATCACAAACTACAGTAACCCAAGGTGCTCCAGCTGCTGTACTGAATCAATCTTCAGTTGCAGCACCACGTACCGAGGTTATTATGGACATGCCAAAAATGACACCAGGTAAAGCTTTTGTTCCACCAGAAGCTGCCGCAGAGGAGAAGGCTCAAGCAGATCAGAAGAATGCTGCAATCTCTCAGATCGGTATAGGGTCCTTTGGCTTCGACTCAGGTGACGCGGCTCTTAATATCCTGAACTTAGGCATGTTAACTTAAACCTAGGAATGGAAATGAACTATACGCTTGATAGATTTCCTGCTAAAGAAGACGTTCCTGTTTTGGAAGCTTTCGAAGGTCTCAAGACCTTATCAGTTATGGCAGGTAACTTGGAACGTCTTCTTGAAAACTTAGGAACGCGCAGGCGTGATCGCAAACAAGCAGCAAAAGCCATGCAGGCAGTCATTAAGATGGCAGAGAAGGTGGAAGCGTCCACCACAGAAGAAAGCAGCACCGATTTACTTGGCAGCCTTCTCGGCAAGGTTTTAAAGTTCATCGGAAAGAAGATCATTAAGGCTATCGTTCGACCTATTCTTCGCTTCGCAGCAGAGACTGCAATGAATATGGTACGAATAGCTGCGCGAACTGTTATGCGGTTTGTGTTGGTCCCAATATTTGAGGCCGTAGTTGGATTTGCTGTGGCCAACCCCGTTACAGCTGCAATTCTTGGTGTAGGTGCATTAGCTGCTGGTGGATATGCACTGTACAAAAAGTATTTTGCTGCGCCTGAGGTAGAGGAAGTCGAGGTTACTCCAACTGCTGCTGTAGTTGAAGGTGCTCCTGCGGAGACCCTACCAGAACAGCCCCAAGCTAAAACTCCTGAGAACAAAGTAGAAGAGGTTGTTTCCAAGGTAAGGGAGAGTGAACCTATAAAAGCAGTGGAGAGGTTTATTTCTCAACCAAAGATTTACAAGGAGAAGCCTCGAACTGGTAAATTCAAGGGCTTTGGTAGTGACGTGGATCAATACATCAGAGAGGCCTCTGCTCGTTATCCTATATTACCTATTGATGTTTTGCGGGGCTTTGTGAAGATGGAAGCCGGCTGGACTGGCGCGATGTCTCCTACTGGTGCTATCGGCACAGGACAGTTCACTGCAGGTCCTTGGAATGCGCTGATTAGTCAAGGCGGTTCTGAAATAGGTATGACACCTATTACTGGTATATATGGAGAGGAAAAGGATAAACACGGTAAGCCAATTAGGCCACACGTGCAGCCTAATCCTAAAGGTAACTTTAGAACCGAGAACGATCCACGTTTTGATAAACGCATCAACACGTTGGCTACTGCATTACTAGCCTCAAAGAATGCTGAAATGTTGAAGCGGGCAGGTCTACCTGTAACTGGAGCTAATCTGTATATGATGCACAATATTGGACCTGGCATTATACCTGTAATGAAAGGAGCGCCTGCTTCTGCGGCTACATTGAAAGCAATGAGGCAGAACGGTATGGTGTCCGACATGACTGATAGAGAGTTCCTGGAGTTTCAGAAGAAACGGTTCGAGAGCGCCTACCAAGAATCTAACACTTCGACGGAGCTGGTATCGGACCAACCTAGAATGGCTGCAGCTCTGACCACTGAGCCTAAACCCCGAACTCCTACTAAGGCAGGCCCTACTGCGACTCCAGGCCCCTTGGCACAGACTAACTCTACATCGAACCTAATTAAAGGTGTAGGGAATTCCATAGTGAGAATCTAAATGCGCCTGAACAATCCAGATTATTTGGTGATAATCAAACAAGTGGCAGACCCGGCTAATCCTGCAGCAGGTGGGGCTACTGTAATAGCCCCGCTGCCTGAGTCGTTTGCCTATGACACCTCCAGTAATTACGAGGCCCCATTTGCTCAAGGTATGTTAGGTGGAGGCACTGCGGCGACTACGTTAGCAGCCTACGGCATTCGATTGACCACCCAGGCGATGACTGCTCAGCTTTGGCAAGGTTCAAATGACAGCAATCTTACTCTTGATCTTGAGTTTCAAACTTTCGACGATCCAGACAAAGACGTAAGGACTCCAGTACTGACATTAAAAAAGATGGCGGCTCCTTCAATCAATGCAGCAGGACTACTTCAAAGCCCAGGGCCGCGTATTAGCTTAGAGGATACCGGTAAGCTTATATCGTCTTCTGGAAGCACAGTATTCAATGAGGCCAAACAGGTCGCTAACAGTATAGCTTCGACTGTAGGTATTCCAGGTCGCTTGGACGTAAGCAAATCACTGACTGGTCAAAACGACAATCTAAACTCCAATCAGAAGGCTAACGCTCCTCCGCAAGTGGAGAATGGGTTAGGAGGTGCGCAGTTCTGGAAGAACGTAATTCGTAACCAGATTAGCATTCAAATCGGCAGCTACGCCTTCTTTGATTCTGTGGTGATATTCAACGCGCAGGAGACTTGGAGCAATCAGATTGACGCACGTACTGGATTACCTTTGCATGCAAAGGTTACCATAAACTTTAAGCCTTTATTCTTGGTCACTCAACAAGACCTTGATAACATTTTCAAACGGAGACCTCGATGAGTCAAGATTTCGACTATTCAAAGTTTACTCCTCTTGATAATACACTCCAACAGTACAACATATTCCGTTCGGCCTACAAGAATATACGATTTGCGCTTCCTGTAAATGAAACCATTACAGTTAAGGAGCACGACATAGGAAATCTTGCAGGACTGGCGTTCAAGTCCTATGGAGACGTGAGTATGTGGCGTGTAATTCAAGAGTACAACGGAATCCAGGACCCTATTCAGGATATGTGGGCAGGGCAGATTCTCAAACTACCTTTAAAGTCTGCAGTCATTCAGTATATGAACGATCAACTGCACTCCAAATCACAGACCTTCATTATCTAGGTTACGCTATGAGCTATTTGGTTAATGATCGCCTTGAGGTATCAGTCTATGTTGCGGACATCGAGTACCCCTTACAGGCGATCAATCTGTTGAACTGGCTTCATATAGCCACTACAGTGCGAATTGGCTTACCTACTTTGGGTATGCAGATCAAGGATGTTCAGCACGTCTTCGATAAAATAGGTCTTCTGGATGGTACCCCTATTCGAGTGGTCATTAAAGCCTTAGGCAAGGACAGCAAGACCTACGTCTTTAGAAAGTTTAATCACAAGCGTGTGCTAACAGGTGACGCTTATACGTGGACTATCTTTGGTTACTGGGATGCCCCGCTCTATTGGGCTGCCTCCTCTGTCGAGGCTCTTGAAGGTACTGCTGATAACGTACTCCAGCAAATCGCGTCCACCTGTGGCTTAAAGTACGATGGTACTCCTACCAATGATAGCCAGATATGGGTCCCGCGCAACCGTACCTATAGAGCATGGGCAAAAGACATAGCAGACCATGCTTGGGTTAACGACACTTCCTGCATGATTCTAGGTATTGACCTTGACGGCACCTTACGCTTCAAGGACGTGAATAACCTACCAGACGCGCAAATCAAAATCATCGGCTATACCTACGCTTCGGACGCGCTTACGGCCACCGATCTCGAGGTTAACGCAGCCTCCGGCTTGAACAACGTGCTTTCTGGCTACCAAAACATGAGGGTATCTCAATCGCAGATTACTGACGACACACACACCGTCATAAAGGATTTGGCGTTCACTCCTGACGTAAAAACCCCTCACTATAATGACGCTTTGAAACAAACATTGAATCGCGGGGCAGTTCGATTCTCTCCAATTGACGCAGGTAACGTTCATGATAATTATGAAAAAGCCTCTTACCAAAATTTGCGATATCGTAACCTGCTTAGCTTCGGTCTGGATGCTCTTATGGTGGATGCCACTGATGTTCCGTTAATTGCGCGTGTTAATCTAGGGCTCCAAGTAGAAGGCTCTGCGCAGGACACATCAAACTCAGGTAATTACACCACTACCGGACATGCAATCTACGTCCAAGGGGCTAATTATTCGGAGAAAATAGGCATGTGCCGACACGGCACCAACGAGATTGCCAACGGTACACAGAACTAGGAGTAGTCCATGTCAATGAATTCAGTTAATGATCGTCTTGAAGAGGCAATCGAGGACGCCAAATACGAAGGCTACGTGGTGGGATTCGTTACAGAAAATAACGATCCAAAGGGCGTAGCACGAGTCAAGGTGAAAATCCCGCAGGTACTTGATACTGACCAGGGTCCTGTACCCTGGTGCTTGCCTTCTAAGAAGTCTCCTTTTGGCCAAGGGATGGGCTACGGAGTATATGGTTCACCAAAGATCGGAAGTCCTGTTCGGATTACCTTTCAAAATGGAGATCCTCATTATCCAGTTTATGAGTGTGATGAGTATTTGGCAACGCACGCTAATCCAAAGTTCCAAGATCCTAACACCTGGGGATATAAAGATCCTGGCGGATCGGAATTGTTCGTCAACATGACAACTGGAGCATGGGAATGGACTCACCAAACCGGATCATTATTCAAATACGATGGACAAGGTAATCTGACCGTCCATAACGTTAAGAACGAAACTACTCAGGTTGATGGTAACTCTCAGAAAACCATCAACGGAACTCTGAATTTCACTGTAATAGGAAATGCTACTTTTGATGTTCAAGGTTCTTTGCAGGCCACTGTAGGCGGCGGAGCCACCATGAACGTTACAGGCGACACCAATCTGACTTCGAGTGGTGCCGTGAATATATCCGGCTCTACCATCAACCTGAACTGAGGCCTTTAATGTCAGCTGTATCTAGATTAGGTGACTCGTCAACACACGGTGGCTCCATAATTTCAGCATCCACAAATAAGAAGGCAAACAGTAAAGGCATTGCTAGACAAGGAGATCAGTTTCAATGTCCTACGCACGGTCTTCAAACACTGAATGCTATAACCACTAAGACCTTTGTAGATGGTAGGTTAGTAATAACTGTAGGGGCTCATGTTACCTGCGGTGCTACCATCACTCAAGGCAGCCCAAACGTAAATGCGGAGTAAACAATGGCGACCGCCTACCAGCTGAGTCTTGCCGATGCTTCGTGGATCGATGTCAATACCGATTTCACGTTAAACAATCTGCCTGACCGAATACCAGACGATCTGTCAATCGTCTATGCCTCTTTGATCAATCTATTCAGGTGTCCAATAGGAGCAAGGGGAAAAATCTTCCAACCAGAATACGGATCAGAGTGGTATCAATTCCTGCAAGAACCTATAGATCAAGTCACAGCGGCCAAGATGCAAATCGCAATGATACAGGCTATTGCCCGATGGGAACCTCGGATCCAACTTGACTACTCAAAAACCTCAATCACGGCAAACACCTTGATACCGGGCTACGAGGTCCGCATTGTAGGTGTAGATACATTAACCAAAGGCGTCATTGCGCTTTCATTCCAAGAACAGGCAGGCTAAGATGGCTCAAGACCTCGTAATTCCGGATACCGCTACCGATTTCACCGATTTTGTCAACACGTTCCAAGACTATTTGTCCACAAAAGACGTTTGGCGCGGCACACTGACTACGATGACCTCGCAGACCTTGATTGAGCTTGTGGCTGCGGTAGGTACTTTCATGGAAGCTCGCAATATCCGCGTTGCTGAAGATGCTTTTGCAGAGACCGCTCAATCGGATGATTCTATCCGATCGATCACTCAAATGCAAGGTCTACGTATGACCCGCAAACTGCCTGCGGGTCTGGAAGTTACAATGACTTCTACAATTACGCAGACTATCAATCCGATGACACAGTTCCTGTGTGCAGGTCAGTACTACTTCAACAGGGAGCAGTTATTCTTCCAAGCCGGTGTGGCTCAAAGTATTACATTGTTCCAAGGGCAGGTGTTTGCCTTTGCAATGAATGGCTTAGGTAGCCCCCGTCAAACCTTCCTGTCAGACGAGGATGCCTTCGCAGTGTCTGACCAAGACGTGAGGGTATACATCAATAGCACTCTGATTCCAAAAACATTCGGTACTCTCTGGAATTACAGAGACCTGCCGGCGTACGGTGATCTCACAACCTCAGATGGTCGTCTATTGATCGTGTTTGGCTCCGAACAATTTGGCTATACTCCATTAGTGGCCGATACAGTAGTGATTCAATACGCCATAACACAAGGTGCTGATGGCTCCAATCAAACACTACAAGGTAAGCCTGTAACAGTCGACGGCCATCCTGAAATCACAGGGAACGCTACAGCGAATCCTACGGGTGGTGGTGATGAACAGCCGGTGCAGACTTATAAGAACCTGAGTTCTGGTGCATTTGGTACATACTCTTCGGCTGTGACCAAATCGCAATATCTGGCAACCATCGGTACATATCCAGGTGTAATCGATTCGGTGACTCAAGCACAACGCGACATCAACCCAATGGCTTTGGAATGGATGAATGTCATTCGTATTTCTGCACTGACTACCACCCAATGGACGCAGCAACAGCAGCAGGACTACATAAAATACCTGCAGACTGTAACGATGTATGCACCTCGATTCGTATGGCAGGATCCTGTTCCAGTGCTTCAAACAATCGAGGTCACGGTCTATTGCTTTAACACTGCTATTCTCTCCAAGGTGCAGGCAGACTGTGAGGCCAAAATTGAGCAATTGTTTGCTCCGCGCAGTGGCTTGTTGATGACCAACTTCTATAACTACGATTTGGAGAACGCTTGTCGTATTGCAGGAGCTGGTGCTGTTTCGTACGTAAAGGTTACCAAACCTGTCGATCCAATGATTGTGACTGCCCCTCCTAGCCCTTCTGTTGAATACGAAATCATCACGGGTGCAGGTACACTTACCCCTCTGGTGTATGCGTATGGTATATCTGCTGTTAATGCTGATGGAGAAGAAGGCCCGCCGGCTAACTGGGTGTTCCCGCAAATCACCAAAGTGATGGGTAACTCAAACTCAGTTAAGCTAACGTGGCTCCCTTTAGAAATTGCAGTGTCCTACAAGGTATATGGACGTAAGGCAGGTTCTGTTGGATTGCTGGCCACCATACCAGCTACGAATCCTCTAACTTTCACAGACGATGGCAGCATTACTCCTGGTGTCGCCCCTCCAGGAACAGCCAATGTACCAATTCGCTACAACAAGATCCAGCAGTTGACCGTCAACGTGGTGTTTGCAGAACGTCAGCAGCGCATTCAAGACACTCCAACTAGGCTAGCATAATATGGTCTATATGTACAAGCATGGCAATCGTTACTTCGTTGCCGAAGGCTCTTCACTGGAAGAGGCTGTAATCAAGTTCTTTAACATGATTCTCAGTACTCCTAGTTCTAAAACGTTTGAAGTTGGAGGTATAACAGTGACTGAATGTCCTGAACGAATGGTCTCAACACCTGAACTACGAGAGGTCATGTATAGGTGATAACTCCGACAATTTAATGACTGAACGCGTGAGGGAAAAGGCCGGCCAGCCCTGCGATGCCGCAATCATCGCTACCTCTCGTGGTTCAGTCACCTAACTATTGCGGAGTTATCAGATGTCTCGTTCAGAACGAATGGCACCTTTAGCTGCCATTATCAATTCCTATAAGACCAATACTCAGCCATATACCAACTACCTACACAACTTAGCTGCATTAGCTATCCAACTCAAGAGCCTCAAAGATGACCGATGGATTCTAGAAGAGGAGCTATGCGAGCACTACGTTTACGTGTACCTAGATCAACGTAAACCACATGGAAAATACAAATATGTTTGTCCAAGTGGTAGGATTGTAGCGTTCCCACATCCACCTTTCTATGTTGGCAAGGGAAAACACGGAAGAGTGGATGCTCATCTAAGTGAAGCAGAAAAGCGCAAAGGAAAACCTGGCCAACACGGACATAAACTAAATACTATCTGGGCCATTCAAGATGAACTTGGTGTCGATCCAATTAGGATAGTTACAGCTTCATTGCAAACAGATTGGATGGCACAAGCCTTAGAGATAGACCTCATAGCTGGAATAGGAAGAAAAAATCTCAAACTAGGACCTTTAACCAATCTAACAAATGGTGGAGACGGAAGTAGTGGAAACGTACCGACTGTAGAGGCTAGATTAAAAGCTAGTGAATCTAATAAAGGTATGAAGTTTTCCAGTGTTTCTGTGAGAAAGCGGGTAAAAACCAGAACACTACGCGGTAGGTACGCTGTTCCTCTTGAGCGTCGCAAAAAGATAGGTAACAAGCTAACAGGTCGTAAGAATGGACCACCTTCTGAGGAAACTCGTAAAAAGATAAGTGTGTCCAACACAGGAAAAATAATCTCAGAGGAAACAAGGAGAAGACAGCGTGAGGCAAAGCTAGGTGGTTCTCTATCAAAAAAATCATAGAAAACATATAAGTGAATCTATGAAAAATTATAAAATGACAGACGAACACAGAAAAAATCTAAGTAAGAGTGCACAAAATCAACCTATTGCCAGATGTCCGCACTGCCCTATGTCAGGTAAACTAGGTGCCATGACGCGCTGGCATTTTAATAATTGTAGACACCGAACATAATATGGAAACTGCTAAAGAGCGACAGCGTTTAGGAATTACAGTTCCTCGTAGTACATTACTCCCTCCTTATCTGGCGTCGAATGACTATTTTATTGAATACTGCAATGCAATGGACACTATATACGGTCCTACCATTGACTCCCAATTGAATGTACTTAAAAACATAAGAAACGTTTGGCCACAGAGCCCTCAAACAGAAACCTATGTAGATTCCAATCAGATAATTCCAAGTGAAGCCTGGCCTAGGTTTAGTAGAGATTTAATTGTTAAAATCACCAACAGCCTCGGAATGAAGCTCCAATCGGCAGGTGTGGTATCTGACGATGCATACCAAACGATCAGTAGATTTGTAGGCATGTATTGGTTCGGGAAGGGTACTGGGGCTTTTATAGAATTCATCAACTACTGTTTGTCTTCGGATTTTCAAGTGTTCAACCTGTGGACAACAGACTACGTGAACTTTGTTCCAGAGGGGGACTCCTCTATAGGTACACCAATATGGGATGGGGGCCCCTGGTATCCAACAACTCATGTGCTAATAGAAGCGCACGGAGGTCTGCAAGGCATTGATATTCTGACCCTTCAGCAATTTTTCTACGAAATTGCAAACTACAATTTGGTGCTACAGGCCATCGATGCTTCATTTGATATGTACATTGTGCCAGATAACACTCCTGACGGAAAGACCGCAGACATAGTTGCTATGGGGCTGGCTAATGATTTCCAAGTTGTGCTATCCAACTTCGTTAATCGCGGCGCGGCACCTCCTCCGATGTTTGCGACCGAGCAGTTACCATCTACCTATTACGCTATGGGCGGAGTGGATGCAGACTTCTCTACGGCCTTCCTGTTGGCACAACCTACCGGATGGACGTACATAGACGACGCGCTGACCATGAAGGTGCCGGTGTACAATACGCATGCTCAATTGGTAACCGATGAGGCTGACATTGGAGTAAAGCTTGTAGGTAATAATGGACCACAGTTTAATCTCCTGTATGGACCAGTTCAATGGATGAAGGTACCTGGCTCTTCAAGCTCGAATGCACGCATTCCATACTTCACTACTGGAAGTTCCACTATCAAAGATGGTGTTCAGGTTTCAGCACGTGCTGTAGGTATGCAGCGCACACAATTACTGGTTAATCCAACAGGTTTCTTCCAATTGGCCCCAGGACAATATGTCCCATACTGGTAAACGAAAGACATCATGACGATCTCCTACTACAAAGCAGTTATTTATAAGAACTCAACTCATCAACCTCTTGGAACAGGCGACAAGCTGACTGCGGACTCCATTCCTGTCTCTGCATTACCTGGTAACGGCATTCGTGCTGTCTCCGATGGGCTCTATGTAGGTGGAGCTACTCCTCAAGTATATTATGTCAGTACTTCGTTAGGTAACGATGTGCCGACCGCAGGATCCAAAGCTGCCCCTTACAAAACATTGTCCTATGCACTGGATCAGATTATTGCCAATTACGATTTGAATAATCCTGGATCTACTCAGAATATTCTAGGCAATGTTACGGTTGCTTTGAAGGCAGGTGAAACTTTCCCTTTAGATAAATCATACGAGATTTATGGTTATTTGCGTCTTACATTCTGGGGTGATCCACAATACGGAGATTTTAATGGACCAACCGTAGGACTAGCGCAGGCAGCTTTCTTGAGTGATCTGCAGCGCCCTATAATAGCTCCTGCAATCCAGCCGTCTACTGTTAATGGTGTAAACCATTTTCAAGCTCACGACGCCTCACCTCCGGCCACGTTAAATCTCTTTGGAGTTCGCGTTGATCTCCCAGCAGGTGCGGCCAGCAATTCTGATTACTGCTCCTTCTTTAACACAGCATATTCAGAAGGTGGACGCCTTCAGCTATGGGGTTCCATTATCAACAGACTGGATACTACAAGCTCATACGGTGCTTTCGGAGTTCACGCACGTTCACATAATGCAATCCTGGAACAGTATTGCAGCCAATTTTGGATTCAAGGGCAACCTATAGTTCCCGTAACTGGAGGCTTTCAACCAACTAATGATCAACTATTAGCACGTAAATGGTTTATCATTTTCTATCCTGACTTACACGGCAACAACCAATCAGGTGGTCAACTTTTAGACGGCCCAGCTCCGAGTGGATTGATGCAACTTATCTGGAGTGTGGTGCCGAACGAACCTGTTCCTGTAGGAAAAACCAATTTGGCTACCTTCCCAGTATTGAACGATCAATCTTTTGGGATCGCAAATTATTTCTTCAATCTGACTCGTGACAATCAGAGTAGGCCGCTGAACTGCCAGAGTGCCCAACTCTTCTAAAGGAACTACACAATGCCTACCTTTCAAACACCTCAGCTTATCATTACCACAGCGGGACTGGCGGCCGCCTCGGTAGCAACTCCAACAGGACCGTTCATTGAGATCGATAAATTCCAGATCGGTTCGGCCTACGGATACACACCTCAAAAAACCGACACCTCGATTAATGGTGATCTGCTGTTCGAAGGCGCTCCGCTTACCTACAAATATGTAGGTGATAACACTCTGGATATCGTGTGTCGTCTGCCTGTGGACGCTGGTCCTTTCCAATTCGGCGAGGTAGCACTGTTTCTCACAGGCGGCGTAATGTTTGCCAAGGCAGCATTTGCTGATCCGCAAATTAAGTACTCCAGTTTGGGTACCAATGTGTTGTCCACGTACACCTTCAACTGCCTGCTGAAACTAGATCAATCGGTAGCAGTGTTTAAGATCAACACGAATTGTTTGCCTCCAGATATCTGGGAAGTTGATTTGTGGTCTGATGTTTATCCATCTGGCATTTCGGCGAACCCTGATATCCCAGCCATTCTGGTACGCGAACCTGATGTCTATGGAAACTCTACTCTGATTACCAAAGCATCGGACGTACACTGGTCAATGGCCGGTAATTATCGTGCAGTGAATCAAGGTACAGTGGTAGCCTCCACAACTACCTCGATTGATTTTGCTCAGTCAGAGCTGATTAATGTGAACCCAGGCACGCTAGCCAATGAGTACGTGATTGAGACCGCGGATGGATACTTGCGTGCGTGTTCCAGTGAGGTGTTTGTAGGATCAAACATTCGGTTCAATCTGACCGCACCCCTTCCGGTAGCACCACCAGTTGGATCCAAAATTATATTGAACTCGATGCTTACGAATCAGACTCGTTTGATCATAGAGGGTTCTGCATCAGGTAGTGCAATCATAAAAGGCAGTAGTGTTCACATGAATCTGGCAATTACGCCAGGTGCTGCACTGGCACGATCACAGACGTGGAAGACTGCAGGTATCTATCAATTCACTGTACCTGATGATGTACATTTCCTGTATCTGGATGGCGGCGGTGCAGGTGCTGGTGGCGGGGGTGCAGGCGGGGGTTGGCCGACCTCAGATTGGCCCTACACCTCAGAACCTGGATGGACCAACGCTCAAGCATATTTGGCTGGTGGCGGTGGCGGTGGCGGTGGTGCAGGTCACAGTGAAACCTCCCTGGTAATTCCTGTTAATCCAGGGGAGATCGTCACAATCGTAATTGGTGCTAAGGGTTTAGGTGGTGCTGGTGGCGCACCAGGTAACAACGGTATTGATGGCACAGATGGTGGCGCAACTACCATCAGCGGCTCCTTCGGAACAATTACTCTTCCAGGTGGTACAGGTGGTGGTGCGGGTGCAGGTTATGGATTACCGTCTGGTCAAACTGGTGCAGGCGGCCCTCCAGGGTTGCCAGGCGGTTTCTTTGGCATTGACGGCCACGTTGGTTGCGCAGGGGGCAACGGTGGCACTTCTCCATTTGGTGCTGGTGGTCCAGGTGGTCGCGGTGCTACTGCAGGCCCAGGCAATAAAGGTGCCGACGGTGGCGATGGTAGTGACAATTCTTCTGGTGGTGGCGGTGGTGGTGCGGTATATATCGCTACCTCGACCAATACTGGTGGGGATGGCGGTGATGGTACTGACGGATTTGCGAATCTGCGTTGGTAAATAAAAGAGGGAGCTTCCTTTTGATAGGAAGCTCCCTCTTTCTCATTGTGCTGTCGTCACGTAATGTAGATTTGCTCGTACAGTTTCCGTATTGATGTTGGTCAACTTGAACGTTCGAAACTCGGTATCTAAAACCATCATTCGATTGACCGGCAGTTTAACCGTAGTGTTGTCAGGCTGTATGCCTTCGAATATCAGGTTGCCTGAACAGGAGATCACTATGCGTTGAAACGTCTCCTGTGGATTCGATTGCCATATCTTTAACTCCTGGAGTTCAATATAGGAGTCTTGAATATTGGCACCGTCCGCAAAGTATAGAGCAGAATAGTTCCCTACCTGCCGTTGGACTTGATTACGTCCCACATTCACCTGTAGCTGCAAACCTAGGCTTTGAGGTGGGGTCAAGCCTTGACTAACTATGGCCACCATTCTTTCTCCTCCTTAAGAAATCGTATTCGTCCCTACATTCAGGACTACAGAACACCTTTGGATATTCAAGGTCGTCCTCACATTTTGGATTTTGGCAGCTTCCATTTGGGGTCATACGAGTCGATAAATTCCTGCGCTCTCTGTCAATAGCGGCTGCTGTAACGAGTTCAGTCATTTCTGAGCTAATGTCTGCAAAGTCCATATTAATTCTCCAACAGCAGTTTTGGTGTCTCCAGTTCTTGGATAACTTTATTCATTGTTTGCTCCGGAGCCACCAGTTGCCCCCTTGTGTCTCGCGCTCCTATCAAGGCAATCTTATCATGCATAATCTGAATATAAGGAGCAATCTCGTCCTTGAATTTTGGATGCAATCGCATCGTATCAAAATGATCGTGAGGAATTGTACCTGCAGTGATCAAAAAGTTTTCAGTACGTCGCTTTAGCTCTCCCAACCATTCATCTTCCTGTGATGCTTCCGACATTTCCAAGATAGGTAGATGGGCATGTTTGCAGTTTGGCTTGATCTCTAACATCAGGGCTTCGATATCGGCCAACTCCTGTTTTGCCGCCTCAAAATTCATATCCCATACAGGAATGTCAGCTTCAACTTCCAGGCGTTCTGCTTCAGCTTCCAGTAGGTCAGCCTCTGCTTTCAGAATTACGTGAAGTAGGCCAGTGCCTTCATTATTCTTAGCAGCGTCCAACACATGCTGAGCTTCTGCTTGTTTTGCTTCAGCCGCCTTAAGGCGCGCCTGCCGCTTTTTAAGTTGCGACTCTGCGTGCCGTAACTTACCTTGCATATCAATCAGTTGACCATACATCAGTACGTAGGCGCCATCTGGGGTGGAACACGATCCAGCTAGAAAATGGCGAAGTTGGAACCTACTATTTTGGCGATGCGGTTTTGAATTCAAAATTATACTCCTTTAGCGGAAGGGTTGTGTTCTCTTAATGGAACCGATCTAAAATTGTAAAAGAGGACTGCCCGTTAAGACAGTCCTCTCTAACATTACACCAGTGGGAACGGAGTATTGAAGATAGGATAATTAGCGGTGTACCTGCAAACACCTTTCGTTACCCGAATGTCCTTCATGTATCCGGTGAGCGGTCCTGCTGGGGCTAGCGTTGCGCCCAATGCACAGCTACCATCAGATGCGTTAATAGCCGCTCCTGTTACAGAACCTTGCAATTTACCGTCGAGGAACAGACGCATGGTGTCATTAGAAGCATCATGAGCCAAGCATACTTGGTGCCATGTACCAGTAGTGAAGCCAGTTCCTGATGGAGCAATGAACTGGTTGGTATACGTCGATGCTGCTAACTTACCAGTGGTCTGACCTAACTGCAAGATCACCCCGCTGTTTGAGCCTACATTACAGAAGGACAGCAGGTCAACCAAAGAGGCCAAGCTTGTTGCATTGACCCAGCACTCGATGGTAAACGCGCCTGTACCGAACTGGAAGTTTGCCCCTGTCGGCGCCGTAATGTAACTACTGCTACCCAACTTGATAGCAGTAGTACCGAACGGCATGGAAACATCATTAGCATATTGAGCGGCACTACCGTGTGTCGTCAGCGTATTTTTACCACTGTCGTCAGTAAAAGTAGTGCCACCTACCGTACCCTCCCCTGTGATCCTCAGAGTAACGCTAGAAAGAAAAGGATCAGAAAGAGGAGGGAAAAAGTGTTGGCCTTGAAAGCCACGGCTACCCGATGTAAACATTAGTAGTTCCTTCCGCCATCGTTACCGAGCCAAGCAGTACCAGCTCGATTGGATTTGAAGATATACACGTCTGCCTTACCGTTGGTTGACGTTGCTGTCGGAACAGTACCGTTGGCCCAACGTACGGTGCCACCTGCAAACGTCAGCGTGTGTGCACCGCCGTAGTTGATGGTCAAAGTAAAGCTCTTACCAGCAGCTGGCGTAGGCAACGTTGCAGTGAAGTTTGCGTTGGTCGTGAATTCCCAATCAGTACCTTGCGTAAGGTCAACCGTACCAGCCGAACCTGCTGCTGGCGAGCTACCACTTTCTGTGAAGTTGGTGATAGTCGGATTGGTCAGGGTAGCACCACTGGAGTTACCTGACACCGCTTGACCATTAGCCTTCGTATAGAAGTCACAACGCCAGTTACCAGAACCCAGCGAGGTAAACTGCGCAACGTCACCTGCTGCAGTAGTGATGTTTGCAGCTCCAGGCAGAATCAACGATGTACCGTTATGAGTCAGCGTCAGTGCACCTTGGAACGTCAACTTACGGCGTGCACCACTTGCAATGGTGTCGAATGCAGTAATCGTCGTCGTACCTGAGATACTGATATCGTTGGCAGCAGCTGCACCAATATTCACAGTAGCAGCAGAGGCCAACGTTGCGATCGGAGCATTGTTAAGCGCACCGCTCATGGTACCACCAGCCAATGGCAGTTTGGTAGCATCCGGTGTTCCAACAAATGCCTGACCGTTAGCTCGCGAGTATGCGATACATACCCACACACCACTACCTTTCGACACAAATGTTGCTTGGTCGTTTGTTGCCGTCTGAATGTTGGCCGCACCAGGCAAGAGCAAGGTACTTGCATTGTAAGTCAACAGCGGGGCACCAATAAAGTTCAAGGTCTTCACTGCACCGTCAGGAGCAGTATCGAACGCTGTTATCGTGGTCGAACCAGTGATATTGATAACGTTGGAGTTAGCTGCACCGATGTTAGTCGTTGCGGCCGCACCTACGTTGATCGTTGCTGCCCAATTCAAGTTACCCGACATCGAGTCACCTGCCTTGTTCACTGGTGTGTAACCCAAGGCAGTAGTCACATCACCGGAGGCCAGATTAGCACCTACCGTCACACGGCCTTTTGCGTCCACTGTTACTTTAGTGTAAGTACCGGCAGTAACTCCTGAGGCAGCCAGAGTAGTTGCACTGGAACCTGAAGTAGTAACATCACCACTCAGGTTAGGCACTGCACCTGTTTGACCAAACACCGAAGTCACCGCAGACGAGCTGACGACAGCCTGGCCATTGGCCTTGGTATAGAACTCACAACGCCAGTTACCACCACCTAACGATACGAACTGAGCCACATCCCCTGCGGCAGTGGTAATGCTAGCTCCACCTGGCAGAATCAGCGAAGTCGCATTATGGGTGAGAGTAAGTGCTCCGTTGAACGTCAGAGTCCTTACTGCACCACTTGCGATGGTATCAAACGCAGTAATGGTAGTAGTACCAGTGATGGTGATCTCATTGGCTGCCGCTGCTCCGATGTTCACAGTAGCTGCCGACGCCAACGTTACAGCGGCAGCACCATTAACTGCACCACTGAAGGTATCACCTGCCTTATTAGCTGGTGTGTAACCCAGGGCAGTAGTCACGTCTGACGAACCAATATTCGCACCTACTGTTACCTGGCCCTGTGCATTCACAGTCACCTTGCTGAACGTACCAGTGGACACGCCAGTGTTGGTGATCGAGAATTGGTTACTGCTCAAGGTCAGACCAGTGCCGGCAGTGTACGGAGTGCTACCTACTACAGCTTGACCGTTGGCCTTTGTGTAGTAATCACATACCCAGTTGCCTGAGCCTTTCGAAGTGAACTGCGCAACGTCACCTGCTGCAGTAGTGATGTTTGCTGCACCTGGAAGTATCAGCGAAGTAGCGTTGTGGGTTAAGGTCAGCGCACCAGCAAATACCAGTGTACGGACGGCCCCTGAAGCAATGGAGTCAAACGCAGTAATGGTAGTAGTGCCTGTAATGCTGATATCGTTGGCTGCCGCTGCTCCGATATTTACGGTCGATGCCGAAGCGAGAGTTACCGTAGGTGCGTTGTTGATAGCACCACTCATCGTGCCACCAGCCAACGGCAATTTGGTAGCGTCAGGAGCACCAACCAACGCCTGACCACTTGCTGAATTGTAGCTTATGCATTTCCAGTTACCGCTACCTAAGGACACAAACTCGGCAACGTCTCCAGCCGCCGTCTGAATGTTGGCACCAGTTGGCAGAATCAGCGAAGTTGCGTTGTGAGTCAACGTCAAGGAAGCCGCAAAGATCAGAGTACGGTAAGCACCCCCAGCAATGGTATCGAATGCTGTGATGGTCGTCGTACCCAGCACATTAACCGTATTGGTGGTTGCTGCGCCAATCGGTGTCGTAGCTGCGGCGGTTACGTTGGCCAACGGAGCAAGATTAACTGCACCGCTGAAGGTATCACCAGCTTTGTTAGCTGGAGTGTAGCCTAATGCCGTAGTCACATCACCGGAGGCCAGATTTGCACCTACCGTCACACGACCTTTGGCATCAACAGTTACTTTTGTATAGGTACCAGCCGACACACCGCTGTTGGCTAATGCTACAGTGATAGCAGTGCTGCCGCTGCCAGTAGCGTCTCCGCTCAGTGTGATCGTCTGGTTTGCAGAGATATAACCGCTCGGATTCGCTGCGTCGTAAGGAGTAAAGCCTAACGCCGTAGTTACGTCTGAAGATGCAATGTTCGCACCAACAGTTACGCGGCCCTTCGCGTCTACCGTGACCTTGGTGTAAGTACCGGCAGTTACGCCAGAAGCCGCCAGCGTAGTGGTAATAGAGCCAGTGCCAGAACCAGTGACATCACCAGTCAGAGTAGTGGAGCCAGAAGCACCACTGGTTTGTGCGTACGTTACCCCAGTAGTACCTACAGTAATCGTACCTGTATTGGTGTTCAGCCACTGTGTATGAGCATTTGCAGTACCGTTCAGAACCATTACGATCTGATTCAGCAGTTGTGCTCCTGTAGCTGCGTCGGTTGCACGAGTCCAGGCGCCTGAAGCCACTACATAGATACCATTCTGGGCCGAAGTACTTTGATCCTTGGCAAGTACGCGATCTCCAACCTGAGCGGCATAACCGTCGATTGTTTGCGTGCCGCTCAGAGTCAGGTCCGCTGTAGACGCTACTTGCACCACTTGTTTCCAAGATACTGCATTCAACGTAGCAGTGTCGCCTGCGTCCGTGTACGACTTATTAGACACATCAGTGTTACCTGAAGGATTTGGCACGCCTGTCACGGTAGCGCCACCAGTCATGACGATATTACCGGTCATTGTGCCGCCAGCCAGTGCCAGGGCGTCAGTGATGCCGAAGCCAGCTAACGTCGTTGGATTCGTACCGTTGGTAACACGACCTTTAGCATCTACGGTTACAGACTTGTAAGTACCTGCAGTCACTCCAGAAGCTGCCAGAGTCAGAGCAATAGCAGTAGTACCGCTACCTGTAGCATCTCCGGAAACAGTGATGTTCTGGTTAGCCGAGATATAACCACTCGGGTTAGTTGCATTGTATGGAGTGAATCCCAATGCAGTAGTAACATCCGACGAATTCAGGGACGCACCAGTGGTTACTTGGCCTTGAGCATTTACAGTCACCTTGGTGTAGGTACCAGTTGTAACGCCGGTGTTGGTGATCGAGAACTGATTTGAGGTCAGAGTCAGACCGGTACCAGCGGTATAAGGAGTGCTTGCGCCCTGCAATTCAGTGTAGGAGATTGGATCGGTATCTACAACAGGCTGAGTCGAATTGGTGTTCACCCACTGCGTCAGTTGCTGAGTTGTTCCGTTAAGCACCAGAATTGCCATGCCTTGGATTTCTACACCAGTATCAACATCAGTGGCTCGCGACCACGCACCTGCAGCCGCAACATAAACACCGTTTTCAACAGGGTTTGTCTGATTCTTCACCAGAACACGATCACCTGATTGTACAGCATAACCATCAATGGTTTGCAGGCCACTCAGAGTAATATCTGCCGTAGTTGCAACCTGGGCGTTAGCTTTCCACGAAATGCCATTCGACAGACTTGCGATTTGCGACTGTACCCACGACATTGAGGCGGCATCTCCTGGATTAACCGGAGTAGGAACACCTGTAACAGTAGCACCGCTGGTCAGTGTGATATTGCCTGATACCGAACCGCCTGTATTAGCCAGAGCATTGGTGATGCCATAACCGGCCAGTGTAGTGGGGTTAGCACCTGTAGTCACTCGGCCTTTGGCATCCACAGTAACCTGCGTATAAGTACCTGCAGAAACGCCACTGTTGGCCAGCGTAAGGGCAATCGAGGTCGAACCTGTGCCAGAAGCATCACCAGAAACAGTGATCACTTGGTTGGCAGTAAGGAAGCCGTTAGGATTGGTGCCACCGTTATACGGAGTGTATCCCAGAGCAGTGGTAACGTCCGAGGAATTCAGTGATGCACCTACAGTCACACGGCCTTTGGTGTCCACCGTTACTTTGGTGTATGTGCCTGCAGAAACGCCACTGTTGGCCAGCGTCAACGCGATAGCTGTGGTGCCACTACCTGAGGCGTCACCAGATACCGTAATGTTTTGGTTACCTGAGATAAAGCCGCTTGGATTGGTGCCGCCATTATAAGGGATATATCCCAAGGCAGTAGTCACATCACCGGAGGCCAGAGAAGCTCCAACAGTTACACGCCCCTTCGCATCTACTGTTACTTTGGTGTAGGTACCAGCAGTCACGCCTGTGTTGGAAAGCGTAGTCGCAATGGAGCCTGTACCTGATCCGATAACATCACCAGTCAAGGTAGTGGAACCTGCCGTTGCCGACAGTATGCCAGAACCGTCTATGGAAAGGCCACTACCAACTCGAATCACACCCAGAGTCGATGCCGACGCAATCGGTGAGCTACCTGCAGTGGCTGCAATAGTCAGAGTACCGTTGCCGTCATCGGTAATAGTAACGTTGGTGCCTGCTGCAATGTCTTTCAGTTGAGCGGCACTACCTACCTGCTGACGATACAACGAGGTAGCTACGCCTGAACCCTCAACCGATTGCAGTGCGCTGTTGATGGTGTTCATCACAGCAGTTTTGATGTCGATGTTACCATTCACATCCACTGAAATATTGGATGCGTTAGGCACAATTACACCGCCCAAACCTGTCGAAGTGGCTGGGGTCAACGGCATGTCGGCTGATGCGATGGTTACTGTGCCTAATCCATCGTCAGTAAGCGTAACATTGGTACCAGCCTTGATGGACTTCAGATTCAGAACACCGCCACCTTGGTTATTAACCAGAGAGGTACCAGTTCCTGCCGAGGTAGCTGCGCCAAATTTACCATTTATGGTAGTGATCAAGGCTGCCTTAATATCGACATTACCCTGCACATCAACAACCAGATTCGAAGCACTAGGAACAATCACACCACCTAATACAGTAGTAGTGGCAATTGGCAGAACGTAAGGAGCCGGGGCGCCGATCAGATCCGAATATTGACCTGTCTTACCAACAGTCGATATACCGCCGATGTTGGCTGCAGTCAGCAGAACATTGCCACTGCCGTCTGGCATCTGGCCGTTTACTGAAGTCACAGTGCCAGAACCGCCACCGCCGCCTGCAGGTGGAGTACGTACAGCGTATACGGCGTTGCCATGAACAACATTCAGGCCGCCTTGTTGTACACCATTTTTGAAGACTGTCGAACCTGTAGGTGCAGTCACATCATCGGTATGGTTACTATAAACGTTGATGGTGTCGCCTCGGATTACCGAATAGCAGACATCAGGATACGGCATGGCAAACTGCCAGTGCGTACCCAGGAAGACGTAAAGACCTTGCTTCAAATCACCAACATCGTTGAGCAGAATCGTTACCTCATTGTCAGGTTCCAGTGGAAGAGTGTGCACAACCTGCGCAACGTCTGGGCTGCTGGCAGAGTCCTGGTGCACTGTAACTGGATAGTAAAACACTGATTGGGTTGTCATAACTGGACCTTTACTCTAAAAAGGATTGAAAACTAAAATTGATCATTTTGCTAGATCGTAACCCCAGTAATGCCATTAGAAACACCGACGCCGCTGCCAATGTTCGTGGCAAAGGTTGCAGAGCCACCTGTTATGGCATCATTGGAATACTGGTAGACATTGGTTGCCGTTCCCACGGTGAATACGCCTACTGTGTCGTTGCCGCATCCACACCCACCTGTGTTACTGAGGGCCAAACCGGAAACTATTGCTGTTGTTTCTCCGGCATATACATATTTCTGCATCAAGTTTGTACCGGTGCTGGACTGAGCAAATACTCCAAGATTTGCGTTACCTGCACTCATACCGATGGAATAAAATCCAGTTTGTGTTTGGAACGAAGTTCCTGCAGTTACCGAACCGCCTGACCATGTGTACTTGTTAGTGGTCTTAGTACCATTACCTACACCTACGATTGCATAGGTTGTATTAGCTGTGGTACCGCCTCGGAGTTCATTATTTATGACCGAAACTACTGATGAAGTCGAGGATGCATGTGTATATATTATGGCGTTTGGTGTATTACCTCCGCACATTATCAAACCTGTGGCAGCAGTACTAGCTCCTGCGCTGCTGTTAACCACCGTAGACGCCAAAGCAGCTCCTGCTATGGACGTAGACGAAGGGAACTGCCATTTGGAACTATTGGCAGTACTGGCTGCCAGTGCAATAACACCAGTACTTGAATTAGATAAACCTGCACCGTATGAACCAAGTTGAGATGACAGATTACTGGAAGTAGCAACTGCATTGTTTGAAAAATTGTAGAGTACAGTGGTGGTTGTGGCTGCGGGTTTGGCAAACAAACCTTGCGTTCCTACTGGAAGCTTTGTTGCCTTTAAGAACTGACCAAAACCCGTGGCACTCATTATGCCTCGTGACGCTATGATTGGCATCTTGATTCCTTTGTGAAGGGAGGGTCTCCGAAAAGACCCTTTACGCTTATTTGTACTGAGACTGAGCAGCCAATACGGTGTAGGTACCTGACGCTGTTTTGATTATGGTGTAGGTATACGCATCGATACTATTCGCGTTGCCTGCTGCAGGAGCTCCGTTACCACCTAACCACCTTTGGGCTACCGCTGATCCGTCAATCTGGAAAGAGGTAGGAGCAAATGGTGTTCCGCCCTGTGTAGCTGCGATTACGACTGTCAAGGCGTCTCCAATCGACATAATGCTATTCAGAGTTACCCCTGCAGCCCATTGAATGTTAGGCACCCAGTTAGCAGTAGCTGCGCCAGTGTACAATGTGACAGCACCGCTTGATACGTTAATGGTAGCCGCAGCAGGAACACCGCTACCAACCACATTCACTAACTCTGCTACATCAGTGAACTTAGCAGCTATTGCTCCGGTGGAGCCATTGAATATCTGAGTTGTGGTAAACGGAGAACCAGTGGAAAGAGCGCTGCCATTAGCACGCTGATACCACAGGCACCGCCAGTTACCGCTGCCAAGGGATTCGAATTCAGCTGAATCTCCAACGGCTGCATTGATGGATGCTGATGTTGGCAGAATCAGAGCAGTCGGGTTGTACTGCAGCGTCAGACTACTTCCAAATACCACAGTACGGCAGGTACCTGCTGCCACGCTATCGAATGCTGTGATAGTGCCGGCACCTGAGATCGTGACATTATTGGAATTGGCAGCTCCAATGTTTACCGTACTTGCGGTAGTTAAAGCAACAGCGGCAGCAAAGTTCACTGCACCTGTCATCGTGCCACCAGCCAACGGCAGCTTGGTAGCGTCTGGAACTGCTACCAATGGTTGACCTGTTGCCCTCGTGTAGAAGTCGCAACGCCAGTTGTTCGAACCTAGCGAAGTGAATTCTGCCACGTCTCCTGCAGCTGTGGTAATGTTGGCCCCAGTTGGCAGGATCAGATTGCTGCTGTTGGTCAATGTCAACGCACCAGCAAATGTTAGTTTACGAACTGCACCAGCAGCGATGGTATCAAATGCATTAATGGTTGTTGTGCCAAGAATCGTCAGATCGTTGGCATTGGCCGCGCCAATTGGCGTGGTTGCAGCAGCCGTCAGAATAACTTGAGGAGCACCGTTGATAGCACCGCTCATCGTACCACCTGCCAACGGCAGTTTGGTGTTATCCGTTGCTGGCGCCAAAGGTTGACCATTAGCTCGCTGGTAGCTTATGCAACGCCAATTGCCTCCACCTAAGGATTCAAACGTTGCTGTATCACCTGCTGCCGTGGTGATATTAGCTGCAGTAGGCAGAATCAGAGAGGTTGCGTTGTAGGTCAGTGTCAACACACCGTTAAATGTTACATCACGAGTCGCACCGCTTGCAATGGTGTCGAACGCTGTGATGGTGGTTGTACCAGAGATGATAACTGCATTCGAACCGGCTGCACCAATTGGCGTGGTTGCTGCTGAGGACACAGTAACAAGAGGTGCCCAATTAAGCGCACCAGCCATTGTGTCTCCAGCCTTGTTCACAGGAGTGAACCCGAGTGCAGACAGAATCTGTGCTTGAGAAATCGAACCGCCTACAGTTACACGGCCTTTAGCATCCACCGTCACGGAGGTGTAAGTACCAGCAGTAACTCCACTATTGGCCAGCGTTAAAGCTATGGAACCACTTGCGCCAGATACAACTGCGGTGCCTGTTGCATCTCCAGTTGCGGTCAATCCACCGATGAATCCGCTTGGGTTGGTAGTACCGTTATACGGCGTGTAGCCTAACGCCGTATTTATGTCTGAGGCGCTAAGGTTGGTGCCTGCAATTACCTGACCCTGTGCATTCACAGTCACCTTGGTGTAAGTGCCTGCGGCAACTCCAGTATTAGCAATGCTAACAGTTAGGCCAGAAATCTGGATACCTGCACCTGCCGTGTACACGTTTGCTGCCCCGCGGAGCTGGCCCCATGTAATAGGATCGGTACCAACAACCGGCTGAGTCGAATTGGTGTTGGTCCATTGTTCCAGTGCTTGCGTAGTTCCGTTGAGAATCAACACTGCGGCATGGAAGATTTCAGCACCAGTGTCGGTGTCAGTGGCACGAGTCCACGAACTGGACGATGCTACGTACACACCGTTTTCAATCGGATTGGTTTGGTTTTTAACCAGAACGCGATCACCTGATTGCACGGCATAGCCATCAGTGGTTTGAAGTCCGGAGAGCGTCACGTTCGCAGTAGTCGCTGCCTGGACAGAAGTCTTCCAGAATACACCATTGGCTGCTGCTGCAAGTGCGGCGTCCAGGCTTTGTTTGTTCACCGAATCCAACGGATTAACCGGATCAGGAATACCAGTCACGGTGGAGCCTGAAGACATCGTGATGTTGCCGGTCATTGTACCGCCAACCAAAGGCAGTGCATCGGTAATGCCAAATCCTGCCAACGTTGTTGGATTTGTTCCTGCGGTCACACGACCTTTGGTGTCCACCGTCACTGATTTGTAAGTGCCCGGAGTTACTCCTGTAGCAGACAACACAGTAGGAACGGTACCTGTGCCACTACCAGTAACATCTCCTGTCAGTGTAACTGTTCCACTACCACCTCCAGTGGAAGCGATCACCAGTCCGTTGTTACCATCGTCAGAAATCATGATGTTAGTGCCGGCTACCAGTGAACGCATATTTGCGTTACCACCGCCTTGCGAGGCAATCAGTGAAGAGCCAACACCGAGAGAAGTTAAAGTTCCGATCTTACCATTGATCAGCCCCATGGTGGCCGAACTTAAATCAATATTACCTTGGCCATCTACGGAAATGTGTGAGGTAAGAGGCACCATAACTCCACCCAACACGGTTGCCGTAGCAATTGGCAACACGTAAGGATCGGGAGCACCAATCAGATCAGAGTACAGGCCAGTCTTACCAACAGTCGATATACCTGGTATATCATTGGCTGTCAGCGCGATGTTACCATTCACGTCAGGACCGATATTGTTGACGAACTTGACCTCGCTTAAAGCCGCCCCAGAAGGATAGCGTACAGCATAAACCGCTGCAGCCGGTTCGATGTCATGACCAACCTGCAGCTGGCCATTGCGATAAACAATAGACGTTGGTCCTAGTGTTTGAGACCCGGTAATGTTTATGTAGACTGCACTGGTGTCACCACCAACAACGATGGCACTCACTGCCTCTATAGGCATGGCATAGCGCCACGTCTGAGTGTCATCATATACATACATACCGGCCACGAACGTACCTACTGGAGCATCCAGAATTACAGCACGGCTGGATGTAGGCACTATAGGCAGTGCGTCTACGTAAGGAATGAGAATAGGTCCGGAGTTTGGACCATCGTACAGAGTTGACTGTATGAAGAGAGGAGTAGCCATGATTTCCTTTGTTAGCTGACGAACCAGCGAGTTTGCGAATGAATATACTGTATGGTTATAGATTGGTTTGCTACAAGCGAATTAGGCAAACCTGTTACTGTGGCCCCGCTACTAGACCATGTAACCGCCGCTCTATTTGTTGTAGAAGAAAACGTAAGCAATAATCCGTCTATTGATGCAGATGCAGCAGGCAGCGTTACAGCTAAACCTGCTCCAGACGTTCCATTAAGGAAGTGATACCGAGTTGATGCTGTTACTGCGGTAACAGTACCAGTAAAAACTGTTCTTGATAGATTGGATATCATACCTTCTATCAAATAGTCGGTGAGCGAATTTTCCGTTATAGTGCCACTCACATTCACTAAAGGGCGTCGTGGTGCTACCATTTTTTTGATTTTGATGAATTAACTAACGAACCATCTTGTTTGTGAATGCACGTATTTTATGGTGACTGATTGGTTTGCAGTTAACGACCCAGGAAGCCCGGTCACCGTACCTCCGCTTGAAGACCACGATGTTAATGCTCTGCCAGCAGTAGAGGTAATGGTCATAAGTTGACCATCTATTGAATCTGAAGCGGCAGGAAGAGTGATGGCTAAGCTCAGTCCTGCCGTACCAGTCATAAACGTGTAACGCGTTGTTAGTGTTATGGCTGTTACGCCGTTGGCTGTATTAATCGTATCGGATAAATTGGACTCCATTCCTTTGGTTACATTGTCCGTGAGCGCAACCTCTGTAATAACGCCGCTCACGTTGACTAAAGGGCGGCGTTGTTGTCCCATGATTTACGCCAACACGATTGTTTGGAACGGTGCGAACTTGATTGAGGTGGAGCTGGTAGCTACACCAACTTGCTGCACAACTTGACCACTTCCAGAAGGAGCTGTTCCCTGCGTACCGCCAGGAGTGGTTACACTCAGATAACGATCACCTGCAGTCAGACCAGTTAAGTGGGTATTGGAGCCTTCCAGATAGACCAGAGCAGTACCTGCGGAGGCCACCGCAGCCAGAACGAAACCGTGTGCTTCTTTGCCAGTTACGGAAGCATCAGCTTTCCGCACATTAGGAGTACCTGCGTTATTCCAGATGTTTACGAAATCACCGTCGGCAAGTGCTTCGGAAGCCACTACCGAAGCAGTCTCAGGAACTACGCCTACTGGCATCGTCGATTGATCGAGGCGGCCGGTACCATCCAGAATCGGAGTCTGACCTGCAGATGGATTGCCAGTAGAAACCACAGTACCATTCAGAATCGTGGTATCCAGAACGCCGGAAGCATTTAACGCCGGAATCTTATTAGCATCCGCTGAACCTGCAGTTGTGGTTAGTGCGGCTTCTTCAGTCAAAGTTCCGCTAACTTGTTTGATGAACTTTTTGGTCGACAAAGTGCCCATTTAATTCTCCTAGGTAAGAATGATTGGTTGCTTCAATAAAATCAAGATAGTCGTCGCATCTATAGCTATGCCAACTATCAAGCTATATCCTGCTGAGGGTTCGGTTTGTGTTAGCAAACCATTGATTCCATTGAACACGGGACCCTCTACCCAGTTCCAACTCGGCTCGGTTATTTCGCCTTCCGCTTGAATCTTAATCGGTTGACCTTGTGCAGCAGCGCCAACGGTTAAACCTACTACTGTATTGGCGTCTGCTGCATTATCTGAAGAAGCATAGTCCGCTCCACCAAACACTGCTTTGACAACTCGATGACCGCTAAGGTCCCTTAAAGCAGGGAGCCATATTGATGTACCGCCCTGCGATTGTGGTTCGATCACGCAGAATATTGATCGTCCTTCTAGCAGGATACTGTTGAATAAAATTCCGTTTTTGAAAACAGTTGCGGTTGGACTTACGTCAATCGGCGTGTCTAGTCCAAGATAGATATCAACTGTTGCCCCCTTTATTAGGATCTCTGTTAAGATAGGCTGGGGCATAGCGAATCGCCAGCAAAGACCATCCAACACGTAGAGGCCTTGCTTGAGAGATCCTAAAGTGGCAATCTGAACATACGCTCCGAGTCCTATATCTATGGACGGGCTAACTGGTAGCATTGGGGCGTACGTCAGATTCTCCACCTCACCTTTGTGTATGTTGACTGGCAAATACAGAAGTGATTCGGGAGCCATTGTGCCTCCCTAGAATACTTGGTTGGCTTTATTCAGCACTTGTAGGCGAGCAGGAACTGTTGCGGCTGAACCATTAACGACTTCTGTGATTTTGGTCAGCATATCGGCATCGGCCAATTCATTGAGCCTATGAACGCCCCAGAACCAACCTGCACTCATCATGGCATCTGCCGGCTGGCCCACCATATCAGGATTCTCAACACACCGATCATCACCGTACACGTCTTTAGAGTACTGCAGGTAATTATCGAGGAATGTCAGGTGGAAGCCACCTCGTCCTCTAAAGTTCCATCCGTCTCCTGACGCGACGTCACCATTTCCGTTTCGATTGGCATAAACGAGACTTGCTAATTTCTGAGGACTCTTTATGTAATCTGGAGCGTAAACCATCGTTGAGGAACAACTTGCTTTATCGCAGGTGAATCGATGAGGCCATACAGCTACCAAACGTTCCGGCGTCGAGTAATAAAGATTCTCTTCGAACTTGGTGAACGATTGGGTTTCAAAGCAGGCCTGCGTCATGAAGTGATTAATGCGCCTTGAGGTATTGATTTCATATCGTTGCATTACTGCGTTTATCGCGTCTACCAAATCTTGATTTTTGATGTTGGCAAACCGATTGAGTTGGTCTATTGTAATCATGGATTCTCCACGTAGATTATTGCCAGCGGGAGTTCTAGTTCACTAGATCGTATTGGATTCAGCTGGTACCCAATGATCACATGAGCTTCATAGCGACCCTTTGTAAGTTGGCTATAGGTAACGAACTCATACCGGATGTTCGGATCGTATTGCACCGTGTCTGTTTCTTTGACCACAGCACCAAATTTATTCTTAACTTGAGTCTTCATCGTGAAGTCGCTTAATGCTTCAGCGTAGTTTTCAGCTGGCACATCAATTGATATGCTGTCACCTTCCTTCTGACTCACTATCACAACTTTGTTGGGTTTGACCCATACATCCGACTCCGTAAGCCAGTATACTGTTATGACTACAACGCATACCAGAGTCAGCACCACTACCAACTTCAAGATTTTCATTTTAGTCCACTTGTATTGAGGCCACCTGCACTGTTTGGTCTACGTACTTGAGTGGGTTAATCACGTAATGAACCTGCGCTCTAAGTTGATACTCTCCTGGTTTCACCGATTTAGGTATCGGCAACATCACGTTGTCCAAACGTGGAGTACCAGAACTTTCCACCTGTGGAAAAGCAACGATATCACCTGTCACTGGGTTTACCAGCTCCAAGTGATATCGCACCTTTAAAGGTTCCTGTGTAAACTGTAGGTCGCCTTTTAACTCATGGCCACCTACAGTTTTGAAAGCGTGTAGCGAGGAGTGAACACTACCTGGGTGTTCGAATACCCATGCAAGTGGTGCCACTGCTATTGTCGGCACCACCACAAGAGAACTAATGGCAAAGATACCATCCCAAAGTGATTTATAACTTTTAATCCACACCACTGCTGTCTCTATATTCATTTTGGTTCCTCGTCTTCGTTCTTTAAGCCGAATTTGATTCGCCAGATATTCTCCAGTTCGGTCCACGCTTTATTCCCCATTGCACCTGTGACTGCGATCAGCACTGCACTCATCGGCCCGTGAATGTCTCGGGCTTCACACAGCCAGAACGTAATGACCCCGGTAAATCCTGCAGTCATCATATCGAGAATGAACATGCCTATCCTGAAGCGCTTCATTGCCTTAAAGTGTTTTATCACGCCAGCAACACACGCGATAAAGATCACCCATAAGTATGTGGTCCAGGGATATCCCAAAGGGTCTTTCCATGCAGAGATGGACTCAATAATTTTCGGATCCATGGTACCCTTTTAATTTAAAAGTATGTCATAAAATTGAGGCCCTTATTGAGGCACTCAAGTTAGTAAATATTAGGCAAAGGAGGATAACTATGAGCTGCGTTGGAATACTAATCGAACCTTACACCTGCAGGGCAGTATTCAATCCTGAACTAGCCATCGCTCAAGGTAATCACATAATCACTAACAGTCGTAACGACATCGATCCGCAGATATTACGTGCCAAGGTAGAGGCCAAGGTGCGTAGAAGCTGCCCTCATGTTACATTGAAGTTCATGGACTTCTGTGACGAACTGGAAGTCGAGACACCAAATGGAGATTACCTTCTGGTGATCTGCCAGGAGTCACCAATGTATTCAGGGAGTATGCACTAATGGCAAAAGGACGTATTTTTGTGGTTGATGGAAATTGGTACCTACATCGTTGTTGGCATACCGTCAAATCCAGCAGACCAATGCCGGAGGTCTTACCACAGGCCGTTGTAACCTTGATCCTGAAGGACGCGGTGTCCACAAAATGTACTCATGTCCTGGTTGCTTTTGATGGATCAAAAGTGTTTCGTTATGATGTGTACCCGAATTACAAGGCAGGTCGATCTGAGAAGAAGGCAAGTTCAGTACCAGAGGATGCTGAAGAAGATCGCGGCGATGTTTATGACTCTCTACCTAATCTGCGTAAGCTGCTGACCGATCTTGGTCTTGTGTACGTACAGCAGAAGAAGTACGAGGCCGATGACGTGTGGGCGTCTGCCGCCGAGCAGTATTCCGAGGTGGGCTACGATGTTATCGGTGGATGCAAAGACAAGGACGGATATCAAGCGTTGAAGAACGGTGTTCGCATGTACGACTCTTCGTTCAAACCTGAGCCTCGCTACATTGACGCCAAATTGGCAGAGAAGTTGAAGGGCGTATCGGTGTCGAAGATGATCATGCTTCAGACGCTACTCGGAGACGCTATCGATGATGTACCTTCAATCCTGAGTCCTGCAAAAGCCAAGAAGGTATGTCAGCAGCACAAGTCGATCAAAGCGTGGTTTGAGGCTTCTGATAAGGCGACCAAGAAGTTTATTCGAACAAAGCAATCGCAGATGATGATCAACAAGGAGTTGGTCACTTTAAGAACTGATCTGGCACTACCGGAACCACATACCTTGAAGCCGGATAAGCGGAGAGTAGAAGGGATGTCGAAGTGGTGGTACGCCCACCAGGATCTGTGCTATCCGAAATCTAAAGGACTGTTCAGAAAATAAAAGAAGGAGCCACCTGTTGCCGGGTAGCTCCTTCTTTTTCGTTTATGCGCTTACTCCACTTACGCCATTCGATGCACCACCTGCACCTGACAAACTTGGCTGATTAATTCCCAGCGTTGTACCATCAAGTACGGTATCTCCAGCATAGATATACTTTGCAGTGTCCACATTGCTGCTGGTATTGGCGAACAGTGCGTACGTTGCATTACCGGCCCCTGCACCGGCACCTGTTGAGAGCACTGTTGTTGCTGCCGCAGTATCCCCGGCAAAGGTGTATTTGTTGGTTATCGTACCACTACTAGTGTTGTTGTGAATGATGCCGAACGCACTGATGGACGCGCCATAAGTGTTCACGCAGGTGACTGTAAGATTACCCCCTACTGTCGAGATGTCCGACGCATAATCGTACTTCATCGTGCCGTTGGTGGGGTTGGCCGCCACATCAGCCTTGGGGAATACACCGGTTGTACTATTTCCAATGGACTGACGAGCACACGAACTAAAGTTCTGACTGCCTGACGCCATGTTGCCACCGGCCGTTACTATGTCACCTGCATACTTGTATTTCGAGGTTTGAATTGGAACTGCACCGGTACCAACCATGAATACGGCGGTGGTGCTGTTAGTAGTAGCTCCTGTAGGAAACGCAATAGCCGTCAAAGAAGTTCCTGAACTAGTAATAGTGGTAGGAAAATTGTACTTGTAGGTCGTTGCCGTAGGCTGTGACTTCGCTGTTACCATAGTTGAAGGAATCCCAACTGCAGTTGGATTCGATGTAGTGGCAGGCAGCGAAGTTGTTGGTGAGACTACGTCCGATCCAAAGTCGTAGATCGTCATAGCGAGACCACTATTCTTGATGAAGATGCCTTGGGTCCCATTTGGCAACTTAACGGGACCGCTGGAGAAGAATTTCGTCTTGAGCATTACATCACCTTGCAATAGACAGTAGTACCATTATCATCAGTGAAGAAGACGACAAAATCAGGACCTGATGTTTGGAAGTTTGTGGTACCTCGTTGATTGCTGAGTACTGTTGCGAGGCTAGTAGTGAGCGAGCCATCTGGATTGATAAACTTCACTGCAGGTGGGAACGTGTGAGTGGCCAGTCCACCATTGACAAGTTTGAACTGAACCTCTGAATAACCAGCACCAGGCCACGTGAAAGTCCATGTCACTGTACCGCCAGTGAACGTAGCTATCTGAACGTTTGCCGAGGCTGCGCCCACACCGACAATACTACCACTTGCTTTAGTTCCCAAGTTCAAGAGGGTCCAGCTCATGCCAGTGGCAACACCATTCACCTTGTCCAGCTTAGTGGAATCAGAAGCCACTGCGATGTTACCACTCAGGTCCGGCGATTGACCGTTCACTGTCAGTAGCTGGGTTTTCAAAATACCGGAGCCATCGATGGTTAAGCCTGCACCTATACGTACACCTCCTAAAGTACCAGCCGACGCTGTAGGCAATACGTAAGGTGTAGCTGTTGCAGACAGCGTTCCATCCCCTGCGATGGCCAGTCCGCTTCCCACCTTGATACCACCCAGAACGGTTGCTGAAGCAATAGGCAATGCCGTTCCATTCCATGACAATGTGCCGTCCCCTGCGACTGATAGTCCACTACCAACCTTCACCACACCCAAGCTGGAGGTCGTGGCAATAGCAGGACTACTCACCTCAATCCAAGAACTCCACACACCTGTGGTGCTCATGCGCCACCAGATTTGCGTAGCATTGGTCCAGCGTTGAATGGAGTCACCTGTACCTAAAACTGTTAATGGTACTACCTCAAGAGTTGCCGCACCTGTAGCAACTGGAGCGTTGGACAAAGAAGGAGTTACTGCTGCCGAAACAGTAAATAGACCGGTGGTTTGCATTCCATTCAGGTCTGTCCCATTTGCTACAGCTACCGGATTGATCAGCCCTATATCTGTGGTTACCACAGTGATGTTGCCATTCACGTCAGGGCCTACATTGTTGACGGTCTTTACTGGAGAAAATCCAAGATCGATTACTCCTGAGCCACTGATAGTGAGATTACCGCTGGTAGGGGCCTTGACTCCACCTAATGTAGACAGAGACGCAGTTGGCAGCACGTAAGGCGTTGGTTTATTGATCAAGTCGTTATAGTCGCCTGTAGTCGCCACAGTTGCGAGCCACGGAAAGTCTGAGGCAACCAAGGTCACTGCCCCGCCAGTTCCTGCCCCAGTTTTGCCATTGACTGACGTAACCGCATTTAAGGTCGTGGTATCAACCGAACATACTCCGTCAAGTGTTACCTTCAGGCCCGAACCAATCTTGATGGCCCCTAACACTGAGGCGGTGGCTATAGGGATTACCAGTTCTGCCGACAAAGCTACGCGGGTAAAGACCAGAACTTTGTCCCCAACCGCAGGAACCACTGCCATAGGTGTTTGGAACCCTAAGGTTACTGTGGAACCGGATTGAATAGCGCTTTGAACATAACGGCAGATCGAATACAACTGACCTGTGGTAAACTCTAAAGCCACTTGACCAAAGTATGTAGGATTCATATTGGTTGAGTAGTCGCTCAACGCAATGGTGACGCTCTGATTGTCTGCGTGAACCACCGAGGCAGGCATCCCAGTAGAGAACTGGTAGGCGTCGAAATTCCACAGGCCAGTGCGATCAGTGTACGCCAGGAAGGAGCTTTGGTTGGATTCAGCGGCGCTAATTATATAAGTGTTGGGAGTGGTTTGGTTTGATGGTGGGAGTTGATCGATGGTAGACAGCGATGCCGTCTGGAAAAGATTCGACGAGTCAGCTTGATCCATGATCATGTTGTAGTTAGTGCCAACCACAGTCAGGAAGGCATCCAGACGCACCATGTTCCCTTGATCGATTCCTATTTTCTTCTTTGTCTGCAGGCTGTTCGAAACAGCGAGGGCAAACAGCTGACCTTGGTAGAACAAACCGACCTCGCCCCAATCGAAATCACCAACCGAGGTGTCCATTGAAATCGTGTACTTCACTACGTTCGCATTTATGACCACAGGCGGAGCAATCACACCAGAGAACTTCAGAGTTCCGTGAATGTCTGTATCGGTAGGAAGCGGCACATAGTTTACGGCCGAGCCGATTTTGAAAACATCGAGAGTTGGTGTAGGGTTTGTACCTAACACACCAACCGCGTAATTGGTTAATTGCAGGATCACCGTAAGCTCCTTATTATAAGGCGAAATATTAAAATTGACTAAGCTCATTAAAAAGCAGGTGGTGTCAGAACTCTTGGGAACCTATTTGGAGGCCCAGGACGTGGTAGTGGCTTCCAAACGTGACGCTTCCCGAATCAAATTCCTACGGCCGTCCCAGATGCCATTCTGCCCAGTTGGATTCTTTGTCCAACACGCCACTCAAGGCATGGTGTCCACTTTAGATATGTTAGGGTCTTTCTACACCTCTGTAGGAACAACAGTTCATGAGGTAGTGCAGCGCCACCTAAGCCCCACTGGGAAATTTCTAGCCGACTGGAAGTGTCCAATCTGTAATAGGTGGCGCAGAATGTCCACCAAAAGTGAGTGCTGCGATTTCACAATGGACTACCATGAGATTCAAATCTCGCACAAAGGAGTTGTAGGTCACATCGATGCTGTATTCAAGGACCGAAAAGGTCGCTATTGGATTCTGGATTTCAAAACCTGTACATTGAGCGGCTCCGAGTACAAACATAAGAGTCCAGGGCCGGCCTACATCGAACAGGTGGAGACCTACGCACTCATGTTGTACCTTCAGTACGGTATCAAGGTCGAAGGTGTCATGTTGATGTTCATTCCGCGTGACGATCCAACTAAACCAAAAGTATGGATTCGTTTATTGGACAGCGCCGATTTCAAACGAATCAAGGCCCGCATCAAGTCCTATAAGAAGCAACACAAGGAAGCTCTTAATGCGTTCACACTGGAAGAAGCGTTGGCCTTATCGCAGTACGGTCGCTGCAAAAGCGATTGGTGTAAAACATGCAAGAGTTCACTGTCACTGAAAACACAGCTTAGGTCAGCCTTTAAAACCGGCCAGAAGCTAAAGCATCTACCACTCATCAATCTATAGTAAATAAAAGGGGTCCACATGAAACGCAAAACCATATCCGTAACGATCACTAAGACCAAACAGGTCGTCCAATTTGAGCCTCTAACCGTTACCGTGACTGAGGTGGCTGAACTAGAAGAAGGTGACAAAGCTTCAGACGCTAAGGCCAAGCTCTACGAATCAGTTTCGAAGTCCGTGAAGCAGTTTATGGAAGAGGAGACAACAAAATGGAAAAAGCGAGCAAAGGATTGAGGCAATGGATGTGTAGGATGCTCAAGTGCGAGGATCCTCAGCCGACGATCACCAAAATCGGAAACAACTTAGAGGTCTTCGAATACGATGGATACCATATCGAGGTCTCCCTACACGCTGATTATTTGAATGTTGATGTGTACCTAAAAGGTCTTCCAGTAATGGGTGGACGTAGCAGCAGATCAGGATTCACATGGGAGCATGGACCTTCCATAGTCCGGCCTAACTACAAGGTAAGAGCGTACCTCCGCGAGTACGCAATGAAAAGATTAACTGAACTAAAGGCAAAGAAATGACAGATGCATTCCACTTAAAATATCGGCCAAAAAATCTTAGCCGCGTAATTGGTCACGAGGCTGTAGTTACACGCCTCAAGGGCATGGTTGAATCCGGTAAGACGCCTTCTGCTTTGGCGTTCTTCGGATCCAGCAGTACAGGCAAGACTACCTTGGCTCGTGCGTTGGCTGCTGATTTGAATGGATTAAAATCCATTGGCGAATCGCGCGATTATGTTGAAGTCAATGCGTCGGCGAACAAGACGATGGAAGACGTTGCAAAGTGGAAGCAGACTGCGAGGTTTAAGCCGCAACACAAAAAGAGGGTAATGGTCTTCGACGAGTTCCAAGGCATATTGAGCAATGGTCAGGCAGCCAACGCTTTCCTCAAAGATTTGGAAGAGCCTCCTTCTTCAACTTTGTTGGTCATCTGCTCAATGGAACCAGCCAAGTTCCAGGCCACTGAAACAGGTCGTGCAATCCTGTTTCGCTGCAATCAATTTGTTCTGCAGGAGCACACCACCAATGATCTGTATAAGCAAGGCTTAAGGATTGCTAAGGCCGAAGAGATGGCCTACGTCATGCACGATGATAACGCCCTCATCAAGGCAGTGGCGAAGTCAGTTACCGACATGCGCTCGCTGGCAAACACGATGGAGGCCTTGCAGCAATACTACAATGGCCTGGACAAAAAGCCAAAACGCCTAACCGAGGAACACATTACTCAGGTGTTGAAATCGTCTGAATCGTCGGATGATGAATTGGCCTACAAGACCATGTTAGCTGTCTACCAAAAGCAATTCAAGCAAGTAATGCGCTGCCTGCTGGATGTTCAAGACGACTACCATTTCGTTACCAAGCTGCATTGGATGAACTCCGCAGTTCTTAACAACACTGTGCTGGAAGGCGCACGCCATCGTAAAGGTTGGACCAACAAATATGGTCAGCAACTGATCAAAGATGCTGCTAAATTGAAAATCACCTTAGGTACATTGGCGGCCGTCAACGCAACTATCATTGAAGCAAAGGCGCAGGCTGCTACGTTCCAAATGCCTGCAACTGATTTGCTGTCGGCAAAGCTGTATCGCGTAATCAAGGACATGCAATGACTACCTACTCTCGTGTTTGGTCTTTCGAATATGACACCAGGTATAAAAGTAGTCCAGTAGAACTTCCTATAGGAACAACTATTTTAGGTGCTCAATGGGCTGGTCCAGATAAACCTGGAGTAGTGGAAGTTCATGTAATGAGTAATCAGGAAATGGCATCTTTCAATAGCTCCATTCGAGAACCTAAAGTTAAGAAGACTCATTCGTCTGTTTGGCTTAACGTAACTCGTGTAGGAGATGTTCTTCCAGTGGGTTTAGCCTGGTGTGTTAACCCGGTTCGTATCGACAGCGAGCACTACCTTTTCTCGGCACACAGGTTTGACAAGGAACCTAAATGAATAATTTTGCTTCCGAAACATATCGCATATCAAGCGCTCTTGATCAGGTGAATACAGCGCACCTTATTAGTATGATTAAGAAAAAGCTTGAAGACGAAGTTCTTGACCGCTTTGAATCTGGAGAAGACAATGTCCCTTCATTTAACATCAATACTCCTTACGCCCAGATAATAAGTTCTGGGATGATCGCCAGTTTCAAGGTTACCAAACGTGGCGATGTAGTATTCTATGCCTCAGATGGTAAGATTGTACCCAGTAAGAATTCAACTCGTTATAGATCACGTCGAACCTTACGTAAATGGGCTAAATCAAAAGTTGGCCTCATGATAGCAGACGTTCTGTTAAAACCGTTGATGCCTGTGGAGTTTATTAGTCTCAATATAAAGTTGGATACCAAATGAAAACTTTAGAGGAAGTTCTTGAGCCGTTTGATGGAAAGCCGATGACAGAGGAAACCCAGCAACAGTTATTTAAGGCGCTAGATGATTGGAGAGACGAAACGGGTTATCACGTCTGGGCCGAAACGTTTATAGACGAGACCGTAAAGACAAAAGAAGATCAAGCAGTAACACTCTCAATAACGTTCAAGTACGCACCTAAGCGGGACAACAATGCAACACATCCATTCGTTTTGGCTTAAGGATACACTACTATTCAAGGACCTGAAGTTTGAGATTCCTAAAGGGATCAGCGTCATATATGGTTTGAATCGCACCAACGGTCGAAAGTCGATGCAAGCCAACGGTGCAGGCAAATCATCTGCGTTCGCCTCTATCGGAGAGATACTTTACGAAGAACCAATCGTTGGCCTTAAAGAGGACACTGTTAAGCAAGGCACTCGTGGTGTGCGGTTAATGCTCAACAAGAAGCAGGTTGACGTTGTAAGGAAGAACAGCAAGCTGGAAATCCTGATCAACGGAAAACCCAAGGAGTTCCGTAAAAAGTCAGATGGACGAGAATGGTTGAAGCGTAATCTTCCGATCTCGCAAACGGAATTCAATACCTATGGCTTCCTGGATGCTCGGGTTCCTCACCCATTGGTGATGGGTTCTTCGACAGAACGAAAACGCTTCTTTACCGAAGCGTTTGGACTCGATAAGATTGATATTGAGCGCCGTTTGTTTGAAGCCGAGTTGGCCAAACTCAAGCGGGTAAGAGCTGCCTACAAAGAACTGAAGGCAGTATTTGATGCCGACCGTGAAAAGGCACTGTCCAAGGAGAAGAGGTTAAGCCTCGAACAGCGAGTACGAGAATACGAAGAGGAACTCAAGGACCTCAATGATAAGAACACCAGGCTCCAGGTTATCTCCCAATTGATGGCCTTTGAGCAATCCGCTATAAAGCAAATTAAAGCCTTCGATACGCTGTGTCCGAATTTGGAAGAATTCAGCTCTCTCCAAGAAGAAATAGAGAAGAACCTGAGGGACAACAAGGTCAAGCTTCGTGATGCGCACGCCTGGGCTGATTACCAGCGAGATAGCCGCAAGTATACCAAAGCGATTGCGGCTCTTTCGGATGACGCTAGTTCTTTAATCAAAAAACTAGGACTGAAGAAGGCCATCAAGAAATGCCGAGAAGCAGCTGATGAATTGGATGAACTGAAGTCCAAGCTCGACAGACACCAATACCTTAAGGACAATGAGGTCTCAAAGCCTATCGAATTAGAAGGTCGTCCACCAAAGGTCGGCAGGAAAGAATTGCAAGCCCAGCTGGAATCTCTTGAACACCGCTTGGAGCACGCACAGAAATTCAATACTGGAACTTGTGATTCGTGCGGCCAAGAAGTCAAGGTCAAAGATCCTAAGAAAATCAAAGCCAAGATCGCTGATGTTGAGCGAGCATTAGATGATTGGGCACAGATTGCTGATTACGAGGAGCAATCTGAACGCTACAAGGAATGGCGTAAGGAGTTCAAACCTTTAAACGCCGAGATCGAGGACATCAAGCAACACCTGACTAAGGCAAAGCTCCACAAGACAATCGGTAAAGAACTGCGAAATCTACCAGAAGAGCCGGAACCTTTCGAGGGCCGTAAACTTGAGGTCGAAGTCTGTGAACGAATGGTTGAGGAAGACAAACAGCAACTCCAGCTGTTGGACTTCATGCAACCGAATCTTGACACTGTAGCGTCCTTGCGCAAACTGACCGATAAACAGCGCAACGCGGCAGCTGTTGCTCCGCGCCTTCAGCAGCGTATCAATGACGTCCATGAAAAGCTGTCCAAGCTCAAGGCCCGTCTTGAAGTGAATGAGATGGTGTGCTCCTCGTTAAGGAGTCATAGAACCAGACTGGAAGAAATGAAAGCCGAACTGGTTCATGAGGAGCACCTAAAACTTCTGGTTGAAGCTTACTCCGATAAATCGATGAAGCGCATGGCCATTAAGGCCGTCAGCCGACGCCTTATGGCTGAGGTCAATAAATACGCCAAGGCCATCTTCCCGGAAGACTACGATTTTGGATTCAGCTGGGAATCGTCAAAGATTAGTCTGACAGTAACGCGCAAGTATCGACAAGGTAAGAAAGTCAAGGTGCTGACCTCTGATGTGCGTAAGCTCTCTGGTGCTGAGTCAAAGCTCTACACCTTCATCTTGGTGTTGGCCCATTTGACGTTTGTTCCTTCGAGGAAGCGTAGCAACGTGCTGATCCTCGATGAGCCAAGCGCCAACTTCAGTGCAGAAACTACAGAGTCCTTCCGCAAGCTCCTACCAATTCTAAATAAAATCATTCCATCGATTGTCGTTATTACTCCACGTACTGACGAACGATACGAGAATGCACAGGAGTTTACAGTCTTGAAAGAGAAAGGAGAGGCCAAGATTGTTAGAGGCCATCCACAATCAATAAAATGAAGAACGTAATCCATGCCTACGGGGTGTTGGCATCCCCTTTGCAGTTAAGCGCTGCTCTTTCTGGCTTAGGTATCTCGCATGTGATAATCGATAGTTCGCTGCAGGCCCGACCTACCGTGAAGGATTTGGCGACCAAACAGCCTGCCTGGCCTGTCATTGTGCCTTCACTGAAGGCTTTAGGCCGTCATTGGCTGCCTTACCAACGTCAGATCCTTTATGTATGTGGTTCAGCAGGTGAGCTGAAGACTTCAAATCTGAAGGTCATAAAGGATTGGCGACTCCATCTTCAGATGAGCCTAAAGCACGCATTGGTGAACGAATTCCCTAAAGATTGGCAGCTGGTAATCGATGAGCCTACCATGGAGGATTTTGTTCATGTGGCAACCAAACCTTCGTTCCTTAATCACGTACAGGCAGAAATATACAAACTTACTCCGTACGATCTACGGAAGACTACTCAGTCCCTGGTAGTTGGATACCTGGCTGGCCTTGAGCCCTTAACCAAACTGAGACAGAAGCTTAACTCCTCGTACAAGCTGGAGCGTCTCAAGACTCTGATGGCTGATCCAAAATGTCAGGTACTAAGGCAGGCAGTAGCGGACTATCGACGTAATCAAGACGAAGTGCAGGTGGCAAAATTTCATGGAGTGGAGCCGTTTGAAATCATGTATCTGGTCAAGTCAACAGCCAAAAAGTCAATTTAATAGGACAAACGATGATCATTACAGTGCTTCTACCTTCAGGCGCACAAGCGACATTAGGTGTAGCCGAAAACACGTTGGTCTTCAACGGACAGGACTTTGTCACACCAGAAGACCTTCAATACGCAGAGCTTTACACTGTACCTGTCCAGGCTTTATCAATGCCATACAGACAGCTTAGTTCCTTGATGTTGAGCACCATGGTAAAGATCAAGGCCCTCGTGACCGCAAAAGATCCTACTGTGGTTCCAACAACCGACACTCAATTGGTTGCCGCCGACGATCCTACTTTAGGGCAGTGTCTGTGTGGATTAACTTGCAGTGGAGTTGACCTGCGTTTTGTTACTGTATCTGTGGAGAGCTAAATGAAGCATGCACGTGAAGATTACAATCGTATTCAAGACCCGGAGAACAAAATCGGAGAAGATGAACCTGTGTTCCTTCTAAGGGCTCAGGACGTAAGTGCACCAGATACTCTACGCTTTTGGGCGGAGGAAAATAAACGTCGAGGTGGAGACCCGGCGTTATCTGCTATGGCGCACGTTCACGCAAACGAAATGGCTTTATGGCAAATCCAAAATGGATTCAAACCCGCTGACTTATAAGGACAATCATGAAACAACCTTTTGCAACCGACAATAAAATCGGTCTTCCTTTGGAAGCGCCTTCTACTCAAACTATCCTACCAGTTATCTGTGGAGGTAACGGCAACATTCGTGGCTGGCTGTCTATCGCGTCCACAACCTTCAACGGGACTGAAACAGAATACACCACATCTGACGGTCCTATTCCTGTGAGTTCGGTAACCTTACCAACAAAGTTAGATAACGGGTTGGGCTACAGGGTACCACAATACATGGCGGCTTACTTCCCAGACACAGAGCAATCGGCACAACCCTGGCTAGGTTATTCTGCATTCATTGATATCAATGAGAGCCAGTACGCTGCACGCTGGGTCAACGCAACCGAAGGCGGTAGTCGTCTGATTCTCAATCGAGGACCGTTGGTTACCAATCTGACGGTGTCTATGGACACAGATGCAGGTACGATTCCACCTCTCCCACCAGGACCTAACGTGAGCAACGGAACATTGCGCTGGGCAGCAGCGATGACGATGAACGATCTCCAACAGGAATGCGGCTTCATCGATTTCAACTGGGTTCAGTTGTTCCAAGCGCAGTCTCAAAATCAACCGCTGAGAATCGAGATCGTAAGTAATCCAGTTAGCGGTGAGTTCAAGACCACAATCGTACCGTTCCCTACTGTACAGATGACTGGTGGAGTTGAGTTCAATACGCTGAGGATCATCAAGCTCAAACCAGTAACTCCAGGGTCCTACGTTTTTAATTACAACGTGGTGGACCAGGCTAATCAAAAGACTCCTGTGGTGTTCACTCTTACTGTTGTATAACCAATCGACCTGCGGACTTATTCGCAGGTCTTTTTGACCTCGTAGGGGTCCGAGTTCCGCATTGATCCCTCAACTTAGAGACCATGATGAAAATATTCCTCACTGTCCTACTTTGGATCACCACATACGCCGTATTCAAAATAACACCACATGCTTGGACCACAATAGACCTCAAGGTCGTGTTAATCCTCTCTTGGTTATTAGTTGGTGCAATGTGGATTGGTTGGTGGCACCTGCTCTGCGACGACAGTAAATAATAGATTTGCAAGGAACAATATGAACTTCAAAATAGAAGCCGCAGCCATTCAAGAAGCCCTCCGCGTCATTGGACGTCTGGCCCCACCAGATTCAGGCAACGTAACCATCAGCTCAACTGGTAAGAAGATTTTTGTCCACTCCTCATCAGAGACCTCTCGTTGTCAAGTCAACGTACCTGCATCCGTCGAAGGTAAGGCTAGTTCGTTTGCTATCCCAATGGTTGCCCTCCGCGACGCCACAAAGGGTCGTAAGGAACTGGAAATCGAATTCTCCAAAGCAATGTGCAAGATTAAAAGTGGTTCGTACCGTGCAGAACTGGCTACGGTCGACGCGCTGGAATTGGATGCTAACGAATCGGAAAAAGGTACAGTGATTGAGTTCACTGCCGAACAAGCAAGTTGGCTGACCTCTGCGGTCAACACAGTGGCCCTAAAGCCTACTGCGTTGCTGTCATCCTTCATGCCGTTGGCCGTTAAGTTGACCTCCAAAGGTGCGTTCGTTGCCTGCTACGATGTGAACCATATGGCCTATTTGAATTCCGACGAGGCCAAAGGTGATATGGAGCTCAAGCTTCCACTCGATACCTTGACTGCTGTGTTGGACGCGTTCAAAGCCTCTGCATTCACATTGGAGCTAGGTAAAGCCTCCGTTAATGTGGCGAATAAATTGGTGAAGGTTAATCTGAGCCTACCTCAGGAGGAAGAAGGTGAGCTACAATTAGCCGACGTAATCGAAATGGTAAAGTCGTCTAAGAAGGCTGACGGCCAATCCTTGGTTGTGAAGAAAGAGGAAGTGCTGGCATTCCTAGACAACGCAAGGGCTATCGCAACCAAAGAGCGTTCCGAAGTTAAGGTCTCTGTTTCTGATGGTAAGCTCAAGATGGAGGTCGTTACCGTCCAAGGTTCCGCCAAGGCCATGATGAAGGTCAAATCGAAGAACTGCGAGTTCGCCATTGACTTCGAATATCTGGACGAGGCAGTTCGAAAGGCTTCCGATAACGTGGAGATGAAACTCGTGAAAGACGAATTCCTTTCAGTCCATCTGAAGAACTCGACAATCCTGCTGTCACTGAACCAAGAACAATGAAATCCCTTATAGACCTGTGCGTTGGAGTCTTTCACGAGATTTCAGGCCACTACCTAATACTTGTTCACGAACTTAAAGCACAAACAGAAATCACTATCGGGCCACGTTTACCTGTCACCTGCATGTTCGATATCAACTATGCGATGGTTGATGGTCAACGTGCAGGCTTTCTTTTCACCTCCCGTTTTGAAACCGTTAATGGTGGTTCGTATCTAATGACCTACCTACATAACAAGGGAGCGGCCACTGAATCGGAGACCTTGATTAAGGACGAACATCTGGTAGTATTCCACTACCCCAACAAAGGTACGTTGGCCATAAGTCCCCTGGTGAATCCAGAGTTAGATATCGTCTTCCAGGAGCAGTAGATGGGAATCAAAGCTGACATCCGCGAATCGTCGGACTACAAAAAATTCCGCAAGATCGTTCAGAAGGTACAGGCTGCGCTTCACATTGATAAGGATCGTGAAGAGGCGCTGTCCATGCATGCCGGTAGGACATCACGCAAGCTCTATGGTGAACGCAAATACTCTCCGAAGGCTTTGCTTGATGCCTCCATGAATGACATGGCGGTAAGGTCCCGCTTGGTAGAAATTCGTGTGAAGTGTTCGAACCAGATTGACATCCTGCACGAAGCTTGTAAGGCAATGAAGCATTCGATGTCCACAAACTTCAGTGAGGAAATCAACAAGCGATTTAAAACCGTAGGTGAGCGCAATTCATTTATGGAAACTATGATTGCGTCCTCGTTGGAAATCGAACACGAAGGTCATGCGCTGATCAAACTTTTGGATGACCTGGTTACTGACATCGATAAATCATCGTTCCATCTTCGGCACATGATTGACTCCTTACAACTTCTTGAAGGCTCTAAGGGAGGTAAAGTAATATGACCACCATTGCTTCGTATCAGCAACGCGTCGGCAACCATTGGGAAGTAACCTTTGGTGATTTCCATATGGACGAAGTGCCATATTTGGTTGATGGTGTGGTGCAGGATTACGTTGAAAACAATATGTTTCAGCTGGACATACTGAACTGGAACGAGACAGTGGAAGCCTTAGTTACTGCCATGATTCATCGAGGATTCATTCTGAGTACCCAACGCGGCGACAAGGGTGAAGTGATTCAACGATACGTGTGGAAACGCAATGGGTACTGAACTGAAGGTAGTGGCGCGCGAAGCATTCTTTATCCGCAAAAAAGATATCAAGCCTACAGATGTGGACGCGCTGGTAAAACGCCACACTCACCTGTTCTTCGAGAAGGACGGGAAGATATGCGAGGACTGCGAGTTCAATGAGGAACGGATGGCTTCCGATACTGGACTGAGTGATCAGTGCCCGAACTGTGCAGCCTTCAAAGGTGGGGTCTCTCTGGTTAAGGACGTCAAGATCGGAGACAATAAGTATCTTAGTATTCCTGCAGGTGATCGCAAGGGACTCAAGGAACTGTTGAAGCACCGTGAGCTGGTCTTCAAGTCGCGCCGTCCTAAAACGGTGATGAAACGTAGAATCAAGTTTACTGGTGAGCTGCGTGATTATCAACGTGACGCAGTGGACTCCATAAAGGCCACGAAGTACGGTATTGTTAAAGCACCGCCGCGTTCAGGTAAAACCGTTTTGAGCACGGCTGCTGTTTGTGAGATCAATGGTAAGACCATGATCCTGGCGGCCCAAAAAGAATGGCTTGATGGCTTCTATGAGACGTTCTGTGGCTCCTCAACTCAGAAACCTCTGACCAACGCAAAGAAATCGCAAGTTGGTTACTGCCGAACCTTGGCCGACTTTGAGAAATACGATGTATGCTTGGTAACTGCCGCGACGTTCCGCAGCGAGAAAGGTCAGAAGCTTCTGAGGAAGATTCGTGATTGGTTCCAAGTTCTGATTGTGGACGAAGTGCACATGGCAGCGGCGAACAAATACGCCATTGCAGTAGCTAAACTGAATACTCGTTACAAGATTGGGCTAAGCGGTACGCCGTCGCGTAAGGACGGACGCTTTGTTATTGCTGCTGCCTTATTTGGGCCTATTCTGTTTGAAGCAAAAGTGGAACAGTTAAGACCACGAGTGCAACTGGTTCGTACAAGTTACTCGCGTCCTAAATCTAAAGGCCGCGGTCCTCAATGGGCGACCATAGTTAAGAGCCTAGAAAGCGATCCTAAACGCCTGAAGCTCATCGCGCAATGGGCAATCAAGGACGCGAAGGCTGGTCACATGGTGTTGATTCCGTTGGCACAGGTCGCACCAATCAAGGCCTTAGCGATGGCTATCAATAGGTTGGCAGGCAAGCGTATGGCGCACCCATTTTGGGGAGGCCTACAAAAGGATAAGCGCAAGCAACTTATTCAGGATGCACGTAACTACAAAGCTCGCATCGTTGTCGGTAACTCCAAGCTTGTGTCAGTGGGTACCAATATCCCAAGGGCCTCGGCAATCTATTACGTGAGCCTCAGCTCCAATAAAGAGAACGCCGAACAACGTATAGCTAGGGTGTTGACTCCGTATGCGGATAAGCCTACACCTCTTCTTCGTATATTCTTGGATGATTGTGATATAGCTAGAAGCTGTTTAAGAAATGAGTGGACAACAGCTATTAAACCCAAGTTCAATCCTATTATCTCCGAAATAGATAAAAAGGTATTAAATGCACACATTTTCAAAAAGAGAGGCGACGAAGGAGTTGCCAGCTGGCAACTCTGATCGTAACATACTTTAGGAGCTGTGATGACATTCGATGAATGGTTTGCCACAACACGCTATGCCGAGTGCCATAAGGAGTTGATTAGATTAGGGTGGGCAGGCGCAGTCAAGACTCTTACGGCCAAGCCTAAATCTGTGCCTCCAGAACCTCAGGTAGGTGATCACTGGGTAATCAGAGTTAAGGGCGGACGTTTGACCTCACGCATTGAGGTGGTCCATATTGATGAACATGAGATATGGATTAAAGATGCCTGGCGTCCTCATAAGTATTCGGCCAATCAGAGAAAGCGTCGCCTGGAAGACCTGGAGTTTATGACTCTGCTTCATCGCAGTAAATAATGGCACAGGAGGTATAATGGATTTTATTCAAGGCGGTAAGAGTAAGCCTGCACGTAAGGCCGCACCAAAAGTAAAACAAGTAACTGCCAAACCTGTAGACGAATCAGAACTTCCAGTGCGTATCGAGGTCGCTCGGAAAGGTTCAGTCAACACAATAATACCTGGTGCTGTTTGGAGGCAACCTCCATTTAAATGGGACCCTAAACCATTTGCCACAACAAGCGATGAACTAAACGAGAAGTTTATCGAACCATCAGTTCAGGATCAGTCTCTCGCTCAATTCCTGAAAAAACCCTCGACCCCTATGATATACGGAGTGTCTGGCAATCCTGATGACACCAAGGCCAAACTGTTCGCTGCCTATTTGATGGACGCGCACTGTCGAAGATACGGCACTGATGCAAATCCTTGGTGGATAAATCTTGTAGGTGGCTTCGAAAACAAATGGTTGGACACCGATCGAGTAAGACCTTCGATGATTGTCTTGACCAACCTGACTCCACAATCAACAAACCAGAAGCTTGAAAAAGCCCGAGATATAATCGAGTCCTATCCAGACGTGCCTCGCATTGTAGTGGTGGCAGGCATGGACCCTATCTCATTCCTGGCCACAAGGCTACACATCCCAATCCATGGCCTAGCCTATTTCCGGGAAACTCTGGTACGAGTTACATCAGAAGTGGTTTAACAAAAAATGAGTAATCTGAAACTAGCAAGTCCAAAAGCTGAGTTGGCTGTATTAAGGGGCATGTGCAGCCGAGACAAAAAGATTGCAGGTTCACTGCTAGCAGGTGCTGACGAATCGTATTTCTTTAGTCCGGAGTCTGTAGAGGTCTATCAGACCATTAAGAAGATAATGGCCGAAACAGGAGAGTCTCCTTCCTATAGGCTATTAATCGAAGATCCTGACCTGTCAAAGGATGCACGCGCTCATTTCAGGGAATCTCAACCCACGGTGCAATCTCCTGCTGACGCCAAGAAAGCAGTCAGCAATCTAGAGAAGTACCGTAAGCGCCGAGGCATCTACAATCTTGCAGTGGATTTAGGTCATCAATTGAAGGCCTCCAAGGTTGATGTGGATGAACTACTCCATCGGGCATCTAATGCAATATCGGTTATCAGGGCCCGTAAGGCAACTGATGATTCGTTCCTGCATTTTGGTCGCAACAACAACTCGATGAAAGTCGTCGACTCCATTCTCTATGAGGATAATTCGGTCGACGTTATCCCCACAGGACTGGAGTGCGTTGATTCGGTGATCGGCGGTGTATATCGAGGAGCGTTGTTTACCATCGGTGCAAACTCTGGTGGCGGTAAATCGATCATGGCCACCGTGTTGGCCAAGAACTTTGCTACCTTAGGATACAAGGTTGTACTAGTACCCCTGGAGATGTCCAAGAAGGAGATGACGACTCGTCTGATGGCCTCAGTTACTGGAACAGATTTTAGTGATCTGTGGCTGCAGAGACTTTCCACTGGCGACCGAGATCGAGTACGTAAGAAATTTAGGAAGTGGTTGAAGAAGGTCAAGGAGGCAGGAGGTCGTTTAACGATCTACAAACCTGAGGCGGATGAAACCATTGAAGAGGTGTACGCAGCTACAGCGGCCTATGAGGCTGATGTAAATATCCTGGACTATATCGGACTTCTTAAAGGGGTAGATGGAGATGACCAGGTGCGAGCATTAGGACAGGTTGCACGATACGGTAAGATCAATGCAGAGAATACCGGCAGGGCTAACATTATGTTATGCCAGTTAACTGATGAAGGCAAGATCAAATACAGTCGAGCAATCACCGAACACAGCTCCTTGAGTTGGACATGGATGGCCACCGCTGAATCGAAAGAAACAGGTGTGACCAAGATCGATCAACCTAAATCGCGTAACTCGCTGAGCTACCCGTTCTATGTAAAGTTCAATTACAGCACCATGCAGATCGAATCGATGGACATGAATGCTGTGGAAGACGATTCGTTAGGCTCTATAGAAGGCAAGAAGAAAAACAAGGAGCTAAAGAATTTAGCTTCCGATGTTTAAAGATTTTTACCCACCGCGGCACGGCCGTAACTAAGAAAGGAAGACCATGCAAGACCAACCAAGCCCAACTGAAGTACCTCAAACTCAACAGGTGCAAATCGGTTTCGAGAAAGCACTGACCATGATGAATCCTGAATGGCGTGCTCAGTTCACCAAGGAACAGGTGAATCAATTCCGCCATTTCTACCATCAAGGTATCCAGGATGTCTATTTCCTGGTTCGTCTGCAAAACGAACAGATGGCTCAAAACTTCCAAAGTGTTCTGAACACCGTTGTGGTAACTGGAAACGAAGAAGAAATCGCTGCTGCGCAAGCTGAAGCCCAGAAAGCAATCAACGAGGATTCACCGATGCAAACGGAAACCAAGAAGGATCAGGCAAAACCAAAGGCGGCTAAGAAAGCAGTAAAGAAGGGCCGTAAATAATAGGTCATAGCGCTCGTTTTCTATGTGGTTTTTCATAGTGCGACGGAGCTAAAATGACGCTTACTGTGCAAGGTACATGAAACGACAGAAGGGAGCTAAATCATTGCGATTTAGCTCCCTTCCTATTTTACTGCTTCGACTTTATGTCTATACTTTAAAGTCGTTTGGGTTTCCGTGTAAACTTTGTACGACTCTTTGGTGTCACTTTATCCATATCCTTTTGGATTTGGGCAACGGCAGCACTGAAACGTTTCACCCAGTCTCGGGACTTCTCCATGTTCTCCAAATACTGCTGAGCTTCTTTGACGTAATTGTCAAACTCTTTGCAGAACTTATTGACTTCCTTAGGGCTTACTTCGCTGTTCAATCTGATCACCGAACGAGGCTTACCCATCTCGATACCGAATTGGAGTAGTCCGTCGATAATATGGATCGCGATACTGTTACCTCCTGTCAGCATGATATCAACTTCGATGCTTTCCAGTGGCCCATTAAAAACCACATGAAGCCAATCTTCATCTTCTGCATCGATGGCTTTACAGTCCAGTGAGTACTCCTTGAACACATCTTTGAGGTACTTGATTGCACCTGCAAGATCAGTGGCTGCGTTCACTTCACGAGTTTTAAGCCGCTCGGCGGCTTTGATAGCGGTGCTCATCACATTGCCGCTGTTTCTTCGACCATCTTTTTGATCTCAGCCAGATACTGTGGGGCGTAACCGTACAAGCGGCTGTAGTACTCGATCTGCTGGTTCACGTCGTCGCGGCTGATGCCAGAAGCCAGAACCTTTTGGTGAGCGTCACGAGGAATAGCAACAGCGTTGGCAGGCAGAACCGACGCGACCTGGGTGGCCTTGATAACCTCGGCACGTCCGGTGGTCGACGAAACGATCTGCAACTTGGTACCGTCCTTGGAAGCCTTCACACAGAATCCATAATCCATATCACCGCTATCCGATGCGTAGGCTACGAATTCACGCGAAGCCGCAACATGGCTGGCAGTGATCTGATGAATCTTAGGAACGTCTTGGCGACGATTCACCGTAGCATTCACCAGCTCGCTCAGGTCCTCTTGACCTTGGCGGGCCAGGAACATACCAGAAGCGCCTTTTTTGACCTCCCACAGGGTGCGATCATCATTCGACATAAGAATGTTGTTGGCCACAACCTTGTAAGAAGCACGAATTTCCTTTTCGTCTGTTGGACGCAGCTCCTGATTGGCACGCACATATCCAACCATAACATTGGCTTTCAACATGCGGAAGCTGTTTTCCACAGGCGTTGCCATGTACTTCATTTGCTTGGCCAATGTCTCTACAACATCGGCCTTGGTCTGTTTGCCAGTATAGGCAACGATGACACGAGCCAATTTCGAGGAAATCATTTCGTAGTCGGTGATCGAAGCAGTGCAAACGTTGATACCTTGAGTATTGATATTCATTTTAAAACTCTCCATAAGTGACGCTTTACAGCGAACGGATTGAAAAATGCCCACTCAGCGTGGTGCTAGAAAACTTAATCGTCACGGTCTACTAGAGACAGCATAGCTGGCCATTGGCCGTGACTGCGCAGCAATACGATATATCGCTCTGCATTAATGGTAAAGATTAATCCAGTCTTAGGCATATTGGGCTTGCCGTGTCCGAATTTCTTGGTCAGCACCGCCTCTGCTTTATCATCAGTCGCAAAGGATACCGACAAATGAGTGGTTTCTTCGTGCTTACCTACGTGAAGCCCTAACGAGTTCAAGTACTCCTTCGCCTGATCTTCACGCACACCTGCCATCACCTTCAATCGTGCGGCTGCATTTACTTGAATCATGATTGGATCTTTCTTAAGAAGGATGAATGCCATCGACCTTTAGGCTCGGCCAACATTGTGCCGTCAGGGTGTGGATCAAAGAAAGGCACACCGTTCTTGCCAACTACAGCATGACCAATGTTGGGATTCCTTGGAGACGGACCACTCATGAAGTGATACACATCAGGCATACCTGGACGCCAGTAGTAAACCAGCGAAGTTTGCCAGGCGATCTCGTATCCGTGTTTAAGCAGGAACTCCTCGACTGCATTATAGCATTCGTAGGCACGACCTTCAGCTTGTTCAAGGAAGTGCGGAACTTCCTGAATCGGAAGATCAAGAAGAGATGCAAACACGGCACGCATGCAATCACCGTATATCCTTGGCTCTTCCTGATAGAACTGTGTTTGATATTGCGGAGTCATTCTATCCTCTATAGGATAGCCGAGTCTCAAAGCTTCCTCGGCGTGAGGGCTGGCTCAATTGCTAAGAGACTCGGACACGGTTAAATTGAGGACTTCTACGCCTAGGTCGTCAACTATTCTACCAATATTCTAATTAGACGTCGACCCAGTCCGTGTATTTGAAGGTGCACGACAGAGTAACCAGATTGGAAGCTCCGCCATCCAACGCTACTTCATTGAACGTCTCCAGATACAAACCGTACAGATTGGTAGTCCGCACAACAGCTGGAATGTCGTTGTAAACAACGATTTGTGAATCCACTTTGTACGCTGCTGCCAACGCACCGCTGTTGTTACGCCACGAACGGATGAATTCGTTCCAACGTTTAAACTTCTCACGGGTAGACCAATCGGCAGTCTCCAGGAACGTTGCGTTCAGGGTGTGAGTGTAAATCTTACGCCCGGCAAAGGGAATGTTCACACCATGAAGCGCCACGTCCACTGGATCAACTGCTGCGCCAGGCAGATCGGTGGTCATACACTTGAACGTCAGATCACGTGTATCCGAAGAGCCTGGAATGTTAGGCAAGAACAAATCGAAGTTGTAGCCCATTGCTGGGTCTTGCAAGCTCAATACGTCTTGAAGGCTGGTACGTGCCATTATTGACCTCCTACTTGGCTAAGCGCCTCTTGGAAACTTACGCCCTGCTTGCTGATAACCATCTGCAGTTGGATTTCATGAATCGGAATCACTGGAACGATGATCACTGTAACTACACGAACACCGCTGTTCAGCATTGCCGCAGAGTTATTGGAAGCATCAGAGACAACCGAGAACGAGCTAATGCCGCGAGCGTCCTGAATCGATTGCAGATATTGGTTACATGCACCAACAATCTGACGACCAGTAAACGGATCGTTAGGCTCCTGCAGCGAATACAACAGGAACTGGTACATCGCGGTCTTCATCGTGTTGACGATTCGACGTACGCTCAACCAGCTCAGAGCACTCTGTTTGGCTTGAAGGGTCTGTTGCTCCCACAACGCGATACCTTGGCCAACGAAGGTCCTGGTGTAGTTCACTTGGGCCTTGAACAGCTCGGAAGCCTCGCCATCATCGTAGGTTTCACGTGTCTTCAACACGTTTACCAGGCCACGGTTCAGACCTGCAATCGAGAACGATGGATTTGCCACCCTATCTGTACGTGCGCACAATGCAGCTGCCCATCCAGAGAATGGAACATACTGTTGCTTGCCGTTGATCAGGTCGGCTTCCAGCACGTCCGGGCAGAACAAGGCCGAATATGAACTATTCAGGTTCAACGACAGTTTGCGATAGTTGATAGCCGCCTGGAACTTCTGTTGCGATGAAGGAACGTCCAACATCGCCACCGAATCCCAACGCTTCACTGCCAGCGCATCCATCGCTTTCTGCACCGTCGGAGTTGAATGGCCACCGTTAATCAGAGTGTTGATCTGATACAGCTGCTTGTTCTTGAAGATGTCGTAGGCTGCTGCAACGTCGAACTCTGTAGGAGCCGTACCTGAATTACCACCAGCCAGTTTGGTAGGCAGCACCGTAGTCACTGTAGGTACAGTCAGGAGAGCCAGCGTATTATTGGTAACCTGAATGTACTGAGAATACGGATTAATACGTTCTTCCAACTCGGTAGAGATACCAGAGGAATCGATGTTTGGGGCCAGCGTGCAAACAAACTGCTCCACTGGATTATCAATCGACTGATTCAGATCGAACACGGAGACTGTGAACGAAGGGTCAGGCGGTGGCAAATTCGCAGGCGAAGTAATCGGTTGATGATTGACGTCAGGAGTGATCAGGCCAGTATCGATGAAGGTCGTGATGCCCTTACCGATGATAGCTAATTCTCCTATGGCGCTTGGAACATTGGTGCGTCCATAGATCACGTAACCATCAGCAAGAGCCACTGGATCCCAAGTCAGAGTAACTTGATTGGTGGTCGATGCACCTGCGATGTTAATCACGAACGGCGTGGATG